CAACGAGTTACGAAGGAAAATCATGCACACTTCTCTGGGATGTCAAACAGAAAATGAAATTATTTTTGTCAAGCAGAAAAAAAATAAAAATAAAAGTGAAAAAAGGGTTGCACAAAATCAAAAATGTGGTAAGCTTCTTTCATGTTGATACTCGCTAAAAACAAAGTCGAGTCCGAGCAGTTGGCGCAGGTGCCAACTCCGTCAGCTACGGACACCCACACACCAATTCCACACGCGCTCCTCGCAGATCGCACACGCAACGTCATTGACAAGGCGGGGCTGTCGATCACCGAAGAGGAACACGCGCTTGCGCGGGATGGTCAGCGTTACTTCGGTGGCTTCGCTCTCAAGGGCGATGCGCTTGGTGGCGATGACTCTCGCAAGCTTGTGCTTGGTCTTCGCAACGCACACGACAAGTCCTTCGCGGCTTCCGTCTGCATCGGCAATTCCATGATGGTTTGCGAAAATCTTTGCTTCTCTTCGGATGTGAAGCTCGCTCGCCGTCACACTGTCAATATCCTTCGGGATCTTAACACAGTGCTATCGTCTGCCGTTAGTCGCGTGACCTCGCACTGGGTTGACATGGGCAAGCGCATCTCCTCTTACAAGGAGACTGAGATCTCCCGCGAGTCGGCTTCCAACTTGGTTGTCGATCTTGCTGAGATGGGCGCGTTTCCCGCTCGCTCCGTTTACAAGGCGGTGCAGGAGTTCCGCAATCCTCGTCATGAGGAGTTCAAGGGCGGTTCGCTCTGGACACTCTACAACGGGGTGACCGAACACTTGAAGGGTGGCGACCTTTCCAAGTTGCCACAACGCACGATGACCACTCAGTCGATCTTCGACAAGATCGCGGGACACGCTCCCGAGATCGTCGAAGTTGAAGCCGAGGCCGTCGAGCTTCCCGCTTAACCCATAACTGGCCCCGCCAGTTACCTACCACGGACCCGCATCCCGCAAGGGGTGCGGGTTTTTTTTCTTGACATGGGTTTTAGTAAGAAGTCTCGTAAGTCGTTGAGACTCAACGAGTTACGGCGGCGCGGCCCCCGCATCGTCGTAACTCCTTGATACTTAGGCACTTACGAGGAATCGTCATTTTTTAATCATTTAAATGTTGACTGGTCGGCTATTTGTGTTATACTATGCGGGTAATGGAAAGACTAACTACTAAATCATTTACTGTTTATTATACAGAAGAGGGCGGCAGAGAATATTCTCGTTCCGTCATTAATAATACTGGCAAGGTATATAATATATCTCAGTTTGCTAAAGACAACTGTCAAGACCTAGACATTACCTTTTATCAGGTTGAAATAATGAAAGAGGAGGACTAATCATGGCTAACTCATATAATATATCCAAAACTGATATAGCTAGAATCCCTGCCCCGTTTGACTTTACGTTTGAGTGGGACAATGGAACAGAAAGAACATTTATCGTTGTTTCATTGCATGGTGCGAAGGCACTAGCCGAAACATTTGAAAACTTCGGTTACGAACGCGAAGAGGGAAGCATTAAGTTTATGCAAGGCAAAGCATGGACTCCCTTGAATAAAAATTAATTTTTAATTGACAACACCCGCTTTTGTGGTATACTACGCACATGTCAAAGCTCCTTAACTCTGGAAACTATAAAACCCGCAAGGGCGAAAAATACGGTTGGAAGACCTATGGCTTGCACCTTGCACCATTTAACTTATCAGGAAAAAATGTTTGTTCTTCTGCTACTGTTGGTTGTTCTACTGCTTGCCTCAATACTGCTGGTCGTGGAATCATGCATTCCGTTCAAGATGCCCGAATTAAAAAAACAAGAAGGTTTTTCGAAGATCGGGATGGATTCTTATCGCAGTTATACAAAGAAATCCAAAGCTCGGTTAAAAGCGCAACGCGAAAAGAATTAAAGAGTTGCTTCCGCTTGAATCTCACAAGCGATCTCCCGTGGGAGAGCTTGGTTGTAAAATACTTTCCAAGGCTACAGTTTTACGACTATACCAAACACCTAAAAAGATTCGTTAGGTTTCTAGAGGGTAAGTTCCCGTCCAACTATCACCTCACATACTCCCGCAGTGAAGAGACACCTGACGCGCTAGTAAAGAGCTTGTGCGCAAGTGGTGGTAATGTCGCCGTGGTTTTCCGCAATCACCTGCCCGACAAATGGCTTGGACTTGAAGTGATCGACGGGGATGATTCCGACTTGCGCTTTGAGGATGGCAAGGGTAAGATTGTTGGGTTGCTTGAAAAGGGACTCGCCAAAAAAGACAAAACAGGATTTGTTGTTGAACCAGAATAAACCAATGAAAGAAGAACTCCAAGAAATACTAGACGACCACAGGTCACAGATAATTGATATGCTCAAGGAAGATGCAGAAGAGGCTCTCGTTGTAGATGTCGAAGCGAACCTTGACCGTATGATAACCGAAATAAACGAATTGTTAGGATCTAGCTATGACTAAAAACAAACCAACAGGCATAGTCGAGCAAATGCGCGAGGCTAAAACTAAAAAAGAAAAGAGTGCGCTAATGAAAAAAGCGCGAGGCTACAAATACATCAGCCCCAAGACTCTACGAAAGCTCGAAAGGCTTTCGTAACCCACTCAGGGTCAAGGAGTTACGAGGGCGCGGCCCTCGCGCAGTCGTAACTCGTTGAGGTTCAACGAGTTATGTGTCAAGTAAATAAAAAATGCATTTTTAATAATAAAAAAGGTTGCAAGGGTTCTAAGTGTGTGTTATACTTCTTGCGTTATGGGACTAGATCAATACGCAAAAAAAGTAAAGAGAGAATACAATCATGAAACTCTCACCGAGACAATCGTCAAAACTGAAATAGGTTATTGGCGCAAACACAATGCTTTAGAGGGCTACATGGCAGATCTCTATCGCACTAAGACAGGAGATCAGGGAGAGTTTAATTGCAAGACTCTTACTCTTGATAAGGATGACTTGGACACCTTGGAAGCAGTAATCGAAAGGGGCAACTTGCCTGAGACCGTAGGTTTCTTTTTTGGTGATTGCACCAAGGACAATAAGGAATACAAAGAAATAGACCTTGAGTTTATAGCCAAGGCTAGGAAATGTCTTGCAAATGGCTTTGATGTAGAGTATACTTCTTGGTGGTAATGAATATAATCAGACACATAAGCCCCGATAATAGATTTTTATATAATATAAAATATCATGATGACCGCACTCTTGATACTATCGGCATACATCTTCTTTTACCCGAAGGCGTATGGAGTCCTTCGATTCCTCTCTGGGATTTCCCGTCAGAACAGATCGAAGAGATTACACATATGTGTTGCGAACTCATTGAAAGAGTTATACCTTGAACGCAGGGTATAAAAAAAATGCAAGAATCCTTAATAGTTTTTATAGTTTTAGTAACCGTAGTAGTAATAACTTTTTGTTCATGAGAGAAGGAGCATATAACAAGCAACAAGTCCGTAGCGACCGACAAACGCAATACATAACTCACCTTTCTAAAACTGTTGGTGATGCTTGCGACAGGTGGCTAGCGGAAAAGGGTCTGAAAGGTAAAAGCTGGAAACAGCAAAACGACGAAATGTTTAAGAAGAAAGTTTTATAGTGAGGAGTATGATTCTGGTTAGGAATAGAGTGCAAAGAGAGCTTGCAACACGGCGTAAGGGGTTTTAACGATTGCTCCGTTGGTCGCCGTCATTGAACACCTAACCAGAATCCAATAAAAATATGAAAAAAAGAATACACATCAACCAACATAAGATCCGCAGTAATGCCAAGACAGGGGAGAGAGAACCTGTCATCACAGTTAAAACTTATAAAACAAACGATTACTGTCACACGGTTGTAATCAATTCTCCGTGTAAAGTAATATACTCACCAGATAATCCACTGCCATGTGGTGCCAAGGTCTGGATCGAAACTGAAGGGGAAATCCTTTGCGATGAAAAAGAAGAAAATAAAACTGCCAGCTAACTCGCTAGAGGGAAGGAATATGGTGCGTCACCCGATGCCACCACCTACCACTAGTCACACGGATAAAAAGAAGCAGTTAGATAAGAAAAGTTGCCGTAACTCGTTGAATACCAATGAGTTGTGAGGGCGCGGGGGCTTTTTCGTCGTAACTCGTTGAGTATCAGTGACTTACAGATGATGATTCAAGGATAAAAAAAACCGCACAAACGTGCGGTTTCATTATTTGATTATTAAGGCTTTAACCTACAACCTAAGCTTGGATTTTATATGGACTGCTGTCAGTATTATTATTTGCAACTGATACAACCTTAAGCTTACCTAATGTCTCTGCCTTCTTGCCTTGGAGCCAAACTCCATCCCAATTCTTATGCCTTGGCTTGCGGTGATAATGTCTATATACCTTACCTGTATCTTTATTAATCAGCATATATTTGCCTTCTATTGTATTAACATTGCCACCCCTATCCTTGGACTTGTAGCAACGCTCGGGTCGTGCGCCCACCTTGACGCACATCCGCTTCCACACAGCATCGTGTCCATGCCCCCGCCCCGTAAGGGCGTGGGCAATCTCATGGAGAACAACGTCTTTACTTTCTTCGATTGTATTAATCAAAGCAAGCTTCTTTGTAACGCCGATCTCCCTCTGCCTATACCTGCATTGTCCATATCTACGGACTGCTCTATTATCCCAAACAAACGTCCAGTTTTCTTCTATTAGCCCCCATTTCTCCATTTGCTCCATAGCAAACTGTTGTATTTCTATTAGCTTGTTCATTGGAATGTTGTTACTATTATTGTTACTACTATTACAAAAACTAACCACCATTGATATAATGTCATTTACTGTTCGATTAAATGCTCAACGTGGTTAATGAAATATCTCTCCATATCTGCTATTGCTTGCAGGTGCTTCTGCCTCTCATTGTATGCCCTAGAGAACGCGTTGTCATCATTAAAAGCGTCCATAGCGGGATCATTGTCCTGCACATAATAATCTCTGCCGTGAAATACACAATCATTAATTGCCTCTTTCACCTCATTGATCGCTCCAAGGATTCTGGTGTTGCCCTCTAATAGCATCTTTTTTCCTGTGCCGTTAAGATGGACCGTGGGTAGTGGGTATGTTACTTCTTCAGTCATGCGTAAACTATACACCCCACCTACGGTGGGGTCAAGAATAAAAATGAATTAAAATAGAACCAGATCACAAAGAATATAAAATGCGATTAAAATAAACAACAAATATATAGTTGCCTCTATCCTGCTCATACTTATTAAGGTTTTTTGCCGTAAACTGGGCTTTTTTTTATGTCGATTATATGTGCATTTATCGACACGTTTTATTTATATGTATACTATATACACATATACTTATTAAGCAAAATATCCGACAACCTACATTATTAAGCCAAATCAAAATAAACTGGCGATTAAATAATAAAAACTAATTTAAAATAATCTGTTTAAATCACCCAAAAACCCCTTTTATTTGGTTGAATTGGGTTAAATTGGGGAGGTCTGGTGCAACCGAAAGAACTTATTTATTTATTTAGGGGGTAGGCTACTATCCTAAATATCTTTCTTATTTATGCTATTAATGCTGAAACCCTTTATTTTATAGTATTTCTCTTTATATTTACCCCTATGTATTTCTTATATACTACTACTATATATTGTTCTTTTAAATATGACTTTTAATTAATTATAATTGAGGAAGTAATTTAAATTAATTTTATTGTAAATTATATTAAAACGACTTGTTCAAAGCCTACTTCTTTACCGTTGTATTTAGCTACTAGATCCTTAATTGGTCTACCGTTTTTCTTCTCCCATTCTGGTAACCAGTAATTAGATCTTGATGTTTTTCTATATGGTCTTTTCTCAGTAGGACAAGATAAATCATGCTCTAAGAAAACAGCATCATTAAAATCAATAATATTATTATACCCCAAAAGCCTAGATTGTGAATTCTTTATATGTTCAATAGTTACTAGTTCACCCTTCTTTGTTGGCAAGTAAACATTATACCACACTAAAGTAGAATTATTAGCTCTATACTTTTCTATATGATCTGGGGCAATCATAAACCAAGCATTTGCCTTTACTTCTATCTCATCATCACCAATATAACAATCACTTCCCTCATTTGTAAATGAATTAGCAGTTGATTTAAAAGTAATATTAAATTTATTTAAATAGTTTTTCCACTCATGCTCTGCTATTTTTCCTATAACGACAGATGAGAGTTGGTTATGATAGTAGGCATTATCCCTATTTTCTTGCCTCTCTTTATTAGCTTCAACAGATTCTTGCGAACCTAAAAGAATTTCTTCTATTTGTTTATCTGTAAGAGTATTCATAATTAAATTTCGGAGTGGGTTTTACCCCACTCCTAGATATTGGTAGAAAAAACTACTTTTTAATAACTTTTTCTTTCAACTCTTTCCAATAAGGATCGCCATCTTTTAGTTTTTCAACTATCTCCTTGGCATCTTTTAGTTTCTGGGTGTCTTGCTCCTCACAATGTGCATCTATATCTGCCCAATGAAGATTACTTACCTGATTTTCATACTCTTTGCGGAGTAACTGCTCTAGTCTAACCATCCAACTATAAATGGCTAATTCTCTTTCACAAGAATAGTCATCTGGACTGCTATTTTGAACACACTTATGTGCGTGTCTGACTAAATGTGGCATCGAATCAACGATGAAACCAAGTTTATCTGTAGTATCAATCTTTATCTCTAAGGATTGATCTCCTAGTTGAAGATTATGTTTCTCTTCTAATGATATATTATTATTCATTTTATTTTAATGTCACGATAAATAAGATTCTACCAGTATGTGACTTTTACTGATAGCCTTTTGCCTTTTGGCTATTCATATGGTGATATTCCATATAAAATTGTTATGCTCCCCACATTGCTCTTATTCTAAACATCTCTGCTCTGCTCCAATCTTTTACTGCCCCAAATTGATCTCTGTAGTTTAAGTTTATTGTAATATACTCATTAAAATTACTTTGTATTGGTATAAAAGGTCTAAACCAAAGGAACTCAGGATCGACAATTCTATTTTCATCTACTTGTTTTACTTCTACTATATACCAAATAGGCTTATCAAAGGATGAATCAGATATCCAACCAACTTCTACTCTGCCATTAAGTATATCATGATTTATCTGTAGTTCTGGGACAGGAGGGGGTTCGCCCCAATGGTCATCCGCTCTACAAAATAAAGAAATAAATAAGTAGATTGGAATTAAAATTAGTTTTTTATTCATTTTAATTACTTTTTAATTTAATTTTGGTAGCGGGAGTGGGACTCGAACCCACACTTGAGCGATTTTAAGTCGCTTGCCTCTGCCATTGGGCTATCCCGCCAGTCTGCTACCATCGGGCGGCAGAAAAAAACATTAAAATTAATACTATTAGAATAGCCCAGATACCTAATACTATTAACCAAGTCATTTAATTAGCCTCTTTGCTAAGTGAGTAGATGATATATTATATTCCTCCGAATCAGCAAGGTTCTTTGCCACAGAGTAGAATGTGTATGTGTCTTGGGGGTCAGCAGGGCGACCGTAGCTATTCTCCTCTTCCAGAATCTCAAGCATCTTAGATAACTGATACTTGGTTAATGTTACATTAACAGCAATTTCTTTTTTCTTCGGTTCCCCGTAGGTTACTGTTATCTTATCTACTACTGGAGTTTCTTTTGTTACGGCAAAGGCTAATCCAATTACCAGAACTCCGATTATCATTATTAATACTTTTTCTTTCATTAGTCTACAAGCAGTTCAAATATTTGAGCGTCAGTGAATTTCTCTGGGTGTTCAGAAGCTTCAATTAAATTTTGTTCTTTTGAAGCTAACTCTCTCCTCATTTCATTTATGCTAGAGGAATCAGCAACTAATTCTCCTGTTTTTATCTCATATACGAACAGGTCATCATGGAATCTAGAATACTCTAAAATATAATCTATTGCTTGTTCAATGCTCTCTGCTCTCTCTAGCACCTCATCGTCATAGCTATTCTGTATTCTGATCTCATACTTGAATGTAACCATAGTCAAATCTACATCTGGCATTTCCACAGGTATCGGAATTGACTTCCGTGACGGATTTAGTTCTTCATGTAACCTTATAGGTATGGTTTCTATTGGTGTTTTTACTGGTTCTGTTATAATACTCTCTGAGTTCTTGTCAATAAAGTGAACAGCAACCATCATCAAACAGTAAATTATTAAACCGAAGGCTACGCCTACTCCCAAGGCTTGGATGAAATCTTTTTTATTCATTTTAATTACTTTTTAATTGGTCAATTTCCTCTTGTCGAGAATCTGGTTGATTGAAATGTAATGTGTTGCACTTAACACAATACTTCTTTTTTGCTTTTTCGTGAATGTAATCTTCCTCACACTCACAGTCCCAATAGTTTTCGTTTGTCTCTATCATTTAATGCTCCCCCTCTCATCTTCGACTTCATTCCATGTGAAAATCTCGGTGTCCAGTGTATCGTATTGCGCTATAAACTCAACGTATTTCTTTTTTGCCTCGTCGTAAGTGTTATAAATAAAACCTTCGATATACTCCTCGGTCACAGGATCATTATCTAAAGTAACAATATCTTCTCTTACGTCTACAGTGAACTCTCCCTCTATATCTCCATACCTCAAGTGGACTTCGTATTGTGTTTTTGTTTCTTTGTGTTTACCCATAGCCTTTTGGTGCAAGGTTTCTCTTTGTTCTGGTGTTGCTTCTGGTAATCCTGTCTTGCTATCAGACCAGTCTTTCCATGCTTTTACTTCTTGTTTTGTGTATCCTTTACTCATATGCCTTGAACCTTAGATTCTTTATAGTATTTTTCTAGAGTGGCAATCCTGTCATCAGCGGAAGTCAAAGCTTCTAAAGCTTCGTTTGCATTATCGTAAAAGTCACTGGTCGAGTGATCTCCGATACCTGCGGGGTGATTAGACATTAACTCTAGCGTAAGAAAAGCTTTCTGTCTTTCTGCCAAGGCTTGAGTATGAAGCATATCATACATTAATTTAGTTATTTTCATTTTACCTTCTGGTTAAACCATGCAGGAGTTTTTCTAGTTTTCCAAGTAGCGAACCCTGCCTTCTCGCCATTGTAGTAAGCACGATATGCTGTAACAGCACAATCGTTTTTGTATTCTTCTGGCATAGCCTGAGCAAATGGTGTCAGACCAGTGCGTGGAAGAGATAGCTTGTGATAGTTCTTGCCACACCATTCGATAGCGTAGATGGACTTGTGGACTTTGCCGTAGCGTCTGGTATACTCCTGACACATAGCGTAGGCATGATTGAGTAACCACTCATAGTTTTGCTCTGTCTCTCTAGCCCAGATGGTGCATGGGTGATTGTAAAAAGCTCTTTTGTATGGTGCGGTTCCGTTGTCATAGACTGCACAAAGCATTTGCGCTGATTCTAATATCATCTTGACAACGTGCTTGTCACACAATTGTTGAGCGGAGATTTTGGGGTCTTTGTCTACTGCAAATATATTCATGATTCTTTTACTGCATAAGTTACTGCATCAGGAAATAACTTTATATCTTCTTTGGCTATCTCTACTAACTTACCTGTCTCAGTATACAACTCAGGATCACCGAAGTCAAGTGTTTGAGTCGAGCCACACAACTCTCCCTGCTTGTCAAAAAATTCAATCTCGTAACTCATAAAATTGATCCTTCTCCGTTGCAGGTCTTGCACTCAGGGTTGATAGGCCATGCGCCGAACTCACGTTCGTTGCCCCACTCATCCACTTGCGGATGGTCGTGGCAATCCTCACAACCGTGAGTATCGTTCCAAATCTCTTTTGCTTCCTTCTCCACTAACTCAAGTGCCTTCCAGAAACAATCAATTTCAAATGGATAATTAAGTTCATGTGTCTCAGTTCCCCAATCGCATCCTTCAACAATCGAGCCTACTCTTACTCCCTGATCCTCTTCTGCTATCCAAGCTCCACAAGAAGTATACTTATAGGTTGACCGTTTTACTTGAGAGAAGTCTTCTTCTCCACATTTTCTTGCGACAAGGAAGTCTTGCATATTGTTTACTGTCATATCGGTAATTTAAATTAATTTTAATTCCAAGTCAAGAGGAAATATCCTCAATATCCATCATTTCTTTGTCATACATCATGATAAATCCCTCACCATTGCACTGGACTCCCATGACATTGTAATCAACCCATTCAACTGCTTCGTCTAAAGTCATGCCTTGTTTCTCAAATATAGAAACAACTTTTTTATAATCGTAGATTATCTTACCACAGTCTGATGCTCCTGCAATCGCATCATCTAAACCGTGTAGATATAAAGCACCAGAAATTAACATGATTAAATAACTAAGAGAAAATCTTTTTTTATCTGCTCAATCAGATCATCTCTCTCCCACTTTACATTCATATCTTTCAACTGATCTAACTGACCAATTATAAGTTGCCTTTTAGCCACATTTTTGATTTGGGGCATATACTTAGCAACATTAATAACTTTGTTGTTTTTCTTTGGTCTTCCTCCCTTTTTAGCTCCCTTGCTTGTTTTAAGTGACTTCATGTTACTTTGGGTATACTTGTTTCATATCACCGTCCTCGTAGACCTCAAAGACTTTGCCATGAGACTGCTCGGCATTCATGAGTGCCATCTCCATCGCAGTCGTGCGGTGAGAGAGAGGAGGATCAGCAAGCTTGGTGGAGTATCCACCCATCCAACGATCCTTCTTGTCGAATACAACGTAACTAGTTACTTTCTTTTTCATTTTGAACAAGTTTAAAATTTAATTCATGTGCCTCTAGTGAATGCAACTCAAGGTTTTCTGGTGTTCTTTTAGATGGGGTTAGATTCTTCCAAATGTCTTGTTTGAAAACTTCTCCATTTTCATTGCTTACGAGAATAACGAGATCGCCTGTTTCTTCTTCTACTTCTGCTTTGAGTCTCCACCCATTCAACAGAACAAAATTAATCCATCTATCTTCTATCATCTAATCGCTGAGTTTTACTTCTACTGTATCGGTTCCTGCTGTTGGTTTAACCGAAGATTTCATTTGATTAGCTTCCTGCTCAATAATCAGGATGTTCATTTTTTCTAGCCATACCCTGCTGACAGGGATGTGCTGTTTCGAGCCAAAGTATTCGTTCAGTGTCTCCATGTCAATGTTTACGAACGACTTTGCTCCTTTTGGTCTGCCTCTTGTAGCCATATCTTTTTTTTTGTTTTGGTTAGTATGATGTTACTATATCAGATATACTGATTTGGTCAAGAATTTTTTTGATTAAAAATTCAATTTTTATAGAATTCTCTATATTGTTCTTTTATAAATGGGGTTAGAATATTTTCATATGCCCTGACTAGTGCCTCCTCCAGTTCTCCTTGCACATCCTCTAGGATGTAGCCTAGACCTGAGATAGAGAGCATGGCATGAAACCCTTCATGAATGATTGTGTCCAAAAGAACTTCGCCTTTAATTTTATTAGATATACAAATCTTCTTTGCATCGGCATCGAATTCACCATATTCTTTCATTTGTTTATAGACTATGGCAAACTTCTGACCTGCTATGGTCACCTCTTTTGGTTTGTAACTCATGTTAGATTTTATGTGAGTTGTCTGGCAAGATCAAGACCTTTTTTGGTCAGTTCTCGTTTAGTGTCGATTTTGAGCAAACGCTTCTTGACAAGCATTGCTTCATAGTCTTTCTGGATTGCTCCACGTTGCATACCAGTGACAGAAGCGATGCCAGTGAGTGTCATAGCTCCACGTTCACCAAGTGCCTTCACTATAGCAATCTCTGAAGCTGTCAAGCCGAATTGCTTGACTCCCATCGCATCGCAAAACTCTCCCCAAATTTCTTTGGTTACCTTCTTGACATCTCTAGCAGAAACGTAGATTTTTAAATCTTCTGCTTTGACAACGGCATCTCTTGGGTTGCCTCGAAAAGAAGAAACGATATCTTCTTTTGCGCTATTGTCGATATCCGCATGATATTCAAGATTGTCGTGGAAGATATCATAAAGTTCATTATCTTTATATTCCTCGAAAGCGACATCCCTAAGACGATCTCTGAGAGGTTCAGCCAATTTCTGTTGGTCTGTAGTCGCCATGCAGAAAGTAAGCTTTCTAAAATCAAAGGTGTATGGAACTCCTTCATGCTCGACAGTCCTCACAGGATTCTTATCCACGTTAAGAACAGAAAGAAAAATCTGCTGTAAGTCGTTAGGAAGATTATGTCCCTCGTCAATAAACAGAAATGCATTGTGCTGTATCCAGACAGGATAGACCTGCTCAAAGAAGCTCCCTGCATTCTTGATAGTCTTACCATTGACTTCTAGCATAGGAGGCTTAGTGCCATCTGATCTACGCAATGCCTCTCTAAAGAGACGAGCAAAGAAGGTCTTACCTCCACCTTTGCCAGTCGTAAGGTTAATAAATGGCAAGCGGTCAGTTTTCTTGTAAGCATCTATATAGATACTCAAAGTCCGTTTCACTGACTCTTGCCCGATTGCGTCATCGAATATGTCATTTATCGTTGGCATGGGAGTAATATATCAGGAATAAATATAGAGTCAACCCCTTTTTTAAGAAAAAAAAATCCATTGACTTTCAGTGCTTTATGCATATAATAACCCACATGAGTAAATATCAATATTTTATGGGGAGACTGGTCATCGCACTTTGTTGCATTATAATAGGTATACCTCTTGGTGTTCTTATGGCTACATTGTTTTTCCTCAGAGTCCTAATTTTCTTCCCATTTAATATGTATACAACAGCAGTTGACAAATGGGAGAGAAGAGTGAAAATAGAGCAAGCAGATATCTGGACAAGGCACGTTGCCAGAATGCAAGAAAAACAAAATCAAAATTAATGAATACAGAAGAGTTACTCAGGCTACATGATGAGACTTGCCAAAAATGCAAGTTAATAATGAAACAAAAAAATAGTGATTACACTGGAGGAAAGAATGCCACAGATATATTCGCTAATTTTAATTCTTCTACTATCTTAGATATTCACCCAGTTCAAGGTCTTCTATTGCGCTTAATTGACAAAGTTCAAAGGATTCGTTCTTTTACTAATGACAAACAATTACAAGTTTCAAATGAGTCGGTTGACGATGCTTGTGAGGATATTATAAATTATGCGATTCTAGCAAAAGCAATGCTAATCGAAGAAAGAAAAAAGATCGAACAAAATTTAGAAAAGGAAAAACAAGAAAAAATTTATTCTATTTTGCCAGATTAGTCATTTATTTGGCATTTTTTTGTTCATCCTAGCATCTTTCTATATTTGGCTCTTTCGCCTTCATCCTAGCGTCTTTATGGAAATAAAAGAAATATTAGCTAATTGTTCTGTATTGCAGAATGGTTCTTATTATTTGGGTTGTATTCACCCAAACTTTAGAGATCCTGTAGTTGAAAAAGTCAACTTTCTGAAAGATAATGGTTATGAGTTTAAGTTAAAAGAAATAAGTATTTTTGGTGAAGAAACTTTTTTCTGCGATAAACTGAACTTAAGTTATCAAACAGATTATAACGGAGACTCAACTCTCCATTACACAGGATGAATTTAGTAGATGATATACCTCCAACAACAGACGATTTTGAACATGTAAATTGTATTATTGAAATCCCCAAAGGGACGAATACAAAATACGAATATGATGAGAAATTAAATATATTTAAATTAGACAGATGCTTGGTGTCATCCCTACAATACCCTATTAATTATGGGTTTATTCCACAAACCATTGCGCTTGATGGCGACCCTTTAGATGTGTTGGTATTTAACCATGACCCTATTGATAGAGGAGTTCTGGTTTCTTGTAGAGTATTGGGCGTTCTTGGATTTATAGATGGTGGTAAGATAGATAATAAACTTATTGCTGTCCCAGATTGGTCACCAAGAGAAAAATATAAAACATTATCTGATATTGAACCAGAACATCTTAAAATTTTTAGAGAGTTTTTTAAGATATACAAAATTGACAGAAATTCTGAAACAACAGTGGGTAAATGGGTGGGCAAGCAAAAAGCTGATGTAGCTTTAAGAGATGCTCACAAGAGATGGAGAGAAAAAGGTGGGGACGAAAAAATGTATTGGGATTGGATGGAAAAGATAAAAAAATCAAAAAACAATTATTAATTTATGAAAAAATTCGGAATAAGAACAACAGGTTTAGAATATGCATTTGAGTCAACACTCTCAAATTACATTTTGTCACGGCCCAACGGGGAAAACTTTACATTTTTAGAAGTTGGTTCTGCTGGTTGTGTGTCTATGAAATCTTTTTATGAGATCATTAAAAACACAATTAGACACAAGGACTGGTCTATTAGAGGGTTAGATCTATGCGAAGGTTGGAGTCTTGACTGGGATCAGATTAATTCTTTTGAAGGTTTAACAATTTTTAAAGAAAAAGAATGCATAAAAGAAGGTAGTAATCATTCGATTTTAAATTTAACAGATAGCCCTAGAGAATGGATAGATGAAACTTTCTCAGAAAAATCAATTGACATTTGTTTTATTGATGGATGTCACGGATCAAAATGTGTTTACAAAGACTTTAAAGCTGTAGAGTCGAAAATAAAAAGTGGAGGTATTGTGATGTTTCACGATTCTGGAATGGATGAGATGGGGACTGACTGGCAAGCTTGCTGTAGTGAATTTATTAATGTTAGAAAAGGCATCCATGATGCGGGGTTGTTGAACGCAAATGAAAATACCGATTGGCAACCTTTAGCCGACATTGTTGGCAGCAGGGTTCATGGCTTAGATGGTAATGGTTTGTTTATTACCCAAAAAAGGTGAATCTTGATTTAATCACTAAATATGTTCCCTTAATTGCAGGAATAATGTATGCTCTTGTAGGAACAGCTTATATTATGAAAAAAGATATAGGTTGGGCTATTATTTGGCTGTCATACGCTACAGCTAATTTTGGATTAATGGTAGTGGGAAACCAATGAAATATAACATTAAAAACATAGAAGGAGAGGTTGTCAAAGACAATGATACTTATTTGCTTAGAGATAATAAAACTTTAAACAACCTTATATTAAGTAGCACCCGATTAAAACCTAAAAAAGAAACAAGAGGTCATAGTCATGAGGGTAAGGAAGAAGTATATTACTTTATAGAAGGAGAAGGTATCATGGTTCTACGTTACGATAAATTTGAAGTAAAGGCAGGAGATGTAGTATTGATTCCTGATGGGGCATTTCATCAAGTCCAGAACCCAACAGAAGAAGATTTATATTTTGTTTGTGTATTTGAAGGTAGTAGGGATCATTAAAGATGAAAAAAATTATCATACCTCTTAAGGAGCAAGTAGAGGCAGAAGTTATTGATGGTGACTGGACTGGTTATTTTGAAAAGATACAAAACAAACTAAATAAATCTGGTAGTAGGCAGAGAAGTGGAACAATTGTGCTTACTGATTCTTACCCTTTAAACAGAACTTTTAACATAGGTAGCCACGTTGAACTAAATGGTGAATTTAAAGCTAAACATCATATTGGCAGTAGTTGTGGTTTTTATGCTACTGAAAATTTTGATGGAGATTGGGTTTTAAAGTGGAATAAATCTAACTCAAGATCTTATTACAGTAATTTTGGGGCGGGGATCAATCAAATCCATGTCCAAAGCAAAAATGGTTTAAATGGTGTTTATTTTCGTGGGGCGCAACAATCTGCGGGAATATACAATTTAATTGTTCGTGGTTTTGGGGAAAACTCTATAGGTGTTAGGTTAGGGGGGGATACATATGCAGTTAGGGATGTTTTTAGTGATGCTGCTGTAGGTGGTGATGACTCGTTTGCGAGAGCAGGATCTACTGGCTTTGAGCTTGGCGAAAAAAGGGTTTTATCTATTCGTTTAGAAAATATAACCTCTCATAACTGCGAGTATGGTGTTGTTTGGGGTGACGCGCATCAAGTAACAATTGAAAACTACGAGTCAGAATTAACTACAATTCCTCTAGTATGCACTTATAATCCTCGCGGGATTAATATCCGTAATATATGCCCCCGTCACACAAAAAACCTTCTTAATTTAGATAAAGTGCGTTGGTGGCATAACTGTCTAATCAAGATAGATGGACAAATGTCAGACAACAAAGGAGGTTTAATAAAACTACCCACAGGGGAGACTTTCAAAGCTTCAAGCACATTTGATCTGGTGATTGAAGCAGATAAAACTGGAATGAATATTACTAATATGCGTGAAATGCGTGAGTTTTATCGCAAGTCTCAAAACAAAAATGGATAACTCTACTTTATTCCTCTCCCTTGCATTTATTTTCGGAAGTATAACATTATACTCTATAGGCGCTTTTTTATTAATTTTAAATGCCTATAACCAAGAGAGTTTACGATTAGACATTTATTTGTGTAAAAATAAATGTGAGTTTAATAGTAGTATCTGATTTAACTTTAAACGAGGGATTATATTTCAGGTATTTATCTATGACTGCCAACTCTTATTTGGAGATGGATGTCTTAGTAGAAGCCCAGAAAGATCAAAGGGATTATTACTATAAAACCTTAAAGAAAAAAGGTTACTACGATTGTGTATCTGATATTATTTGCCCCGAAGACAGAGAAGCTGGGATTAGAATAGATACAGAATATAATTACCCATTAACTGTTGTAACAGATTCCATTTGTTGCACTAATGCAATGTCTTTAATAATGCAAGTTAAAGCATTAGTTTATATTGAAGACAGTATTTAAGAATCGTCTTCGTCAACTGGATCTTCGTCATCCTCATCAACTGGGTCAGGATCTGGCTCAGGCTCAGGCTCAGGCTCAGGAGTAGGTTCTGGCTCTGGTTCTGGCTCTGGCTCTGGCTCTGGCTCTGGCTCTGGCTCTGGTGGAGGTTGAGGTGGCTCTGGCTCTGGTGGTGCAGTATTTGCCCACTCTCTGATAGCAGGAATAGCTGCAATAATTGCATCCATAGCATCTTTGGCTTCTGGAACCTCTTGAATCATCTGCCAGAAAGGTTTGCGACCATTTACACGACTAGGAACATTGAGATATTCTGCTCCTTCATTATCAGCAGTCGTTAAAACTTTAGCGTTCTCTGCATCATATGGAAGCATTTCAATATTTATGCTACCCTGAGTAGGATCAGCTTCTGCTGTATTTGGCACAAAAATATTAATACTACGCAACCAAACAGAATCAAATGTTTCTTCTGGTTTGGCTGGAACCACGAATGGCTCATTCCTTGGAATTGGGTCTCCTAAATTATCTGGCATGACAAATTATATCTTTTATTGTTAATAATATCTACACATAGTTACACAAAAAAGGATTTTAAATGTCCAACTCTTAACTTTGGCACAACTAAAGGTTTTATTTGTAGTTTATCGTAAACATTTTTACAGAAACTAACGTCCTCAAAGCTCATATCGTGGACATCAAACTTGCCAAGATCTTTGTTTGGATGATTGCAATCAGTAATATGGACTTTATTTAAGGGATAATAAGGGTAATCCATCTGCTCATAAATTGACCTATGAACCTTTGTAAATCCAAATCCACACCAATCTACCTCAACTAACTTATTTGGCTCTTTCTCTCCCATTTCATCAAGCCATTTTACAGAGGTAAATGGCATATGCATGTTTTCTCTAAAGAAATCCTCGTCCCAATTCCCCACCATAGCTTTATCTGAGTAATCAGACCTATACCATCCAGTAACAAACTTTTTATCTGGTGGTATACTAAGCAAGTGTTCTATCTGATCAATGCTAAATCTTACATCAGAGTCAATCCAGAACAGCCATTCTGCTTTTGGAGGCGAAGTGTCTGTAAATCCACCACCTCCTGTAGCTAGAAAATTACGAGCAAAGTTTAAAAATAAGCCATTACAAGTTAAAATAGCGGCATTGTTCTTGTCACACCAAGTTTGCAATTCTAGGTATTGCCCGAAGCACTTTCCTTGAATTCCTCTATGATCAATCGGAATTAAAAATACACAGTTTAGCATCAATTTATTATAGATTTTAAATCTACAATATCAACTGATTATCCGTATCTCCAGTAAGATCCATCAGAGTATACTGGGGCAACAGCACTTCCTCCTGCGTATACTGTTTGTCCTATTGTAGAAGAACCAAACGTGTAATAAGAATCATTTACCATAGCTCTCTGTCCTGCTGGGGAAGCTGAAGGTAACGAACCAATAGCGTAAACTTGTGTTTGAATAGTGCCTTGAACTTCTAATTTTGAAGATGGGGCTGTTGTCCCTATTCCCACATCACCATCTGAAGCTATTGTGACCCCAGCAGAAGCGGAACTTGCTCCACCGTTAGGTCTAAATCTAAACCCTTTACTAGTAGCAGCAGCAAAATACATGTGGTCACTAGACTTGGCAAAAATCCTGTGGTGACCGTTTGTTAAGTTTGTGGTCCCGATACCAATAGCTCCATAAGTGCTTCCATATGTGCCCTCTGCACCTAGAGTCATGCTTGATTCAGCGCGAATTTCTCCATTTACATCAAGCTCCGCTGATGGACCACTTGTTCCTATGCCAACTTTTCCATCGCCTTGCACTTTTAAATAACTTGTTCCCGCTAAACTGCTGGCTTCAAAGGTAACATCTGAAGCGTTTGAACCTCCATCTACTTTTAATCCATAGTTAGCTCCAGCAGTAGCTTCTGTATTAGTTATTCTAGCAACATAGTCGCCGTCTTGTTCTGCTTTAACATGAAATGTTTGTGTTGGATTTGTTGTCCCGACACCCACAAATGGACCATCATTAGTCCCATGTATGGTGAGTCCTACCTCTTCTGAACCTGCGGTAGCTTTAACGCCAAACCGCATATCAGTTCTATATGCACTTGAGTTTGTTCTTACCCATATGCTACCTACTTCATTTGGTGAAGAGGAATAATCTGTTTTAAATTGTATCCTGCCTATATCTGTATCAGTGCTTGGATCAGATCCACCTCTACTGATCTGCATTTCTGCTATGGCATTTTCTTTATTTAAATGTAATTGATGTGCTGGATCAGTTGTTCCAATGCCAACATTTCCTGCGTCTTCGATAACCACAGCGCTTGCGTTATTGCCTACAATGGTGGTGGAGCTAGAACGATAGATTATATTTGCGCTATTTGCAGAGTTATTGTAAACATCTGCTTGGACTCTTGATGTAGAGCTTGATTTAATTACTCCTGCTACTTCAAGTTTAGCATCTGGATCAGTTACTCCTATACCAACAAAACCTCCTGTGGTAAGACGCATCTGCTCATGATTATTTATATCATAATCATCACTGGTATTCCCTGTGACATTAGTATGGAAAGTTATTCCTTTATTGTAGTTTAAAGCAATATAATTACCTGCATCGCCTTTTGTTCTTCTGAATGTATTATTTGTGGTTCCTGCATATACCGCATTACCTAAAAGTGTCGATGCTCCACCTTTTGTCTCACTTAATGAGGCATAATTTATAAGCAGTCCACCTTCTGAGAATCCATTTGTTCCTAATTGAGTTTTACCATCAACATGTAAAAGTTGATTTGGTCCAGTTGTTCCAATACCAACATTACCGCCGTCTAAATAACTACTTCCATTAGAATCAAGTAAAACTTTTGTTACTCCTCCAGCATTGTTTGCATATAATCTACCAGCACTACTGGAATTAGTCATTCCAGCAACTTGAATATTTGAATTGTTTAGGTGAACAATTGTGCCTTTTACAGAAAGTTTTTGTGGTGGATCATCTGTTCCTATGCCGACTTTATTGCCAGCTATACGCATTTGTTCTGCTACAGTTCCATTACCTTCTCCCGCTGTATTCGCATGGAAAGCTAAATAGGTTTCTGTGCTGGCTGAAGGGTCAGTGTAACTTGATCTTAAAAATGCTGTATCGTATTGGGTTGTAAACCCTAATTCTCCAGTATTAGTGTTAGTAGATCCAGCATCTATTAATACATCTCCTACTACATGAAGTTTTTCATCTGGACTATCTGTTCCTATACCAACATCACCATCAGAAGCTATCGTCATTCTGGTTTCCCCTACAGTCTGGAACATCATTGTTTGTGCAGATTGGTTTGCACCAATGACACCTGTAGAACTACTAACGAATAAATCTAATCTTTTGTTTCCACCAGAGCTAGATTCTTCCAGTCTTATAAACGGCTCTGCTCCTCCAATTTGTAATTGTTTGTTTGGGCTGGTTGTCCCTATACCAACAGTGCTTCCCTTTATAGCAAAAGTTTCAGTGCTGCCAAATGCCATAAATGCAAGGCGTGGACTTCCTGCGCTGGTTACCCTAACTTTCATACCAGCGTAATCCCAACCAGCATGATTACTAGCTCCTGCCCTCAATAACCATTCATCAGCCCCACCAGCGTATGAGGTAGGAGTAGCATAAATTCCTCCTCCATGAATATGTAATTTAAGATCTGGGTCTGTAGTTCCTATACCAACATTTCCTGTAGCATCAAAGTTAATAGTTGCAGAATCTAGAGAGGTGGCATTTGGTCTAAATCTTAACTTATCGTCAGTTGTAGATTGAATCCAGTATCTATTAGCTCCATCTCTAAATTGGATGTAAGCAGAATAGTCATTATGCGCCATGATTTGAGTAAATGCATGGTTGTTTGAAGATTGAATTCTTAAACCATTATTACCATCAGCATAAATATGAGCCGCTTTTTGCGGGGCAGTTGTTCCTATACCAACACTACCAGCAGAAGCATCTACATACAAAGTATCGGTATCAACATAGAAATCACCTCCATTATCAATTGCAGCTTTTGTCGCGTTAGCGATATTAAACCCAATACTTCCTCCTGCTTTAACATTTATCATAGTGTTGCCAGCACTATTTTGTTTTATAGCATAATTACTAGTAGTGGCAAAATCAACATGGCCAAAAAATGCGCTATCAGCTTGCCCCATGTATCCAATATGCGCTCTACCTAGAATAGCACTTGAATCGTTATCAGGATTTACTTCTAGTCTTTCACTAGGATTGGTAACTCCAATACCCAAACGCCCCTGTGATGTCAGACGCATCTTTTCGGTTTCACTACCAGCAAGATGGCTGTCGTGCATGGTGTAAAACGCTATGTTTGTTTGCAGGTAAGATGGGTTATTATTTGTCCATACATTGGCTATTTTACTTGAGTAAACACCACCTGCTCTACCCATAATAATGCCAACTCCATTTCCAGCAGTTCCTGTTGTAGATACATTATTATGAATAAGTAATCCTGAAGTAATCTCATGCAATGAATCAGTTTGAACTTCTAATTTAGTAGATGGAGAACTTGTTCCTATACCGACATAACCATTAGTCGCAAAAGTCGCAGCCGTTCCGTAACTTTGGGGCTGTATTCTTATTACTCCATCAGCTTTAACATTTAAATTATTACTATTCTTCGCCCATATTTCATTATTATCTAAATATAGCGTAGATCCTATGTTTACTTGACCTCCATGAGAAACAGTAAAGTAAGCTCCCGTGCTGGATTCTAGTCTTAAACCAACCCCATTAGTAGTAGAACTATCAGTTCTAATATCTAATTTAGCTCCAGCAGAAGTATTTCCTATAGCAACATTACCGCCTTTTTCTATATGTAATCTGCTATTAGATCCACTTGTAAAGAAATCATATGTTCCAACAGGAGAACTTGCGCTTCCTGCATAAAATCTAAATCCATAAACCAAACTAGATTGCTCTCCAAGATCTATGTAGTTGGAGTTAGATAAAATTAGATTTCTTGCATAACTAGTAGAAAAGGCTCCTTTCAAGCCTCTCCCAGCAGTATTCATGAATATAGCACCATTCTGATTATCTGTTCCAGCCCAACTAGCATCACCTTTAACTATCATGGAACCTTCAGCATGAAGCTTCGCTGATGGATCGGTAGTTCCTATACCCACTCTACTACCATTACCATGATCTAAAACATTTAAAGCAAGGTCGTCATCAAGGCTGCATGATGAAAGTGAAGTTGTATTATACCCAGTTTCTTTAAAGATAAAACCTTCTATTTCAATATATTGATTAAAATATTTTGTTCCTGTAGGATCGAGGAAGAAATCTGTTTTGGTGGCATCTCCATCTCTATTTTTATATTTTAAATCTATATGAATGTCGGTATCTTCTCCACCACCTTCAACAGTTATTGATGGATAGTTTGTGCCGCTAGAGTTTTGAACAACAACACGAACAATTCTAAATACTTTTTCTGCTCCATCATATATTCTGATAGTGAAACCTGCTGAGTCTCCATTTCCGTATTGAGTAACTGTTCCAATGTAACGTGTGACATCAGCCATTGCCACCTTCATGTTCATTCTGTTTTTTGAGTCGTTCCTTAATGACCCAGCAAGACCTGTTACATTTCCACCGTAAATATGGAGTTTTGATGTTGGGCTAGTTATGCCTATGCCTACATCTCTAGTGTCCTCCTCGATATACATCGCCGCAGTAGGAGAACTTGATACGCCTACATCAAACTGTAAGGCAGCATCACTTCTTACTTTTGCTACACTGCTTTGATTTCTAAAGTAAATGCTTCTATCAGTATTCCCCGCACTGTCCAACCTCATATCACCACGAAGATCTAATTCTTCTTGTGGGTTTGTTGTGCCTATACCGATTCTATTAGTTGAGCTATCTACAAATAAAGTATTAGAATCAAAGTTTACATCACCGTCAAAAGCTGTGCCGCTTGAGTTACCAATTTGTAAAGTTCCTTGGTCATTAAATAAAGAACCTCTAACTCGCAAATTGTTTTGCACATAAGCTCCAGCACTTGCAGAAACATAAAAATAATTATGATCTACAACTACAACACCATCATTCCTAACATAAAATAATTGAGCAGAAGAACTATCTATACATTGTAGCGCATTTGTAGAGGCATCACTTGTGCCGCCTTTGATTCTAACTCTAGATGTAGATGGATCAGTCATTCCGACAGCTAGACTGCCACCGCCAATCCAACTGTCCCCATTAGTGTTAAGTCTAATGTCCTCGTTGACAGTGCTATCGTATAAACTCAAGTAAGCATGTGATGAGGAAGGTCTAACCTTAAATTTAAGATTGCCTGATTCTCTTAATTCTATGCCATCTTCATTGCCATCACTGCCGACAGTTAATTTTGTTTGCGGATTAGTTGTTCCTATACCGACATCGCCTACATCATCAATCCGCATCCTTTCGGTTCTGTCAGTAACAAAACCTATTTCATTTGTAGCGGGGGAATAGAAACCTACTTCATCAGAACTTTCATTTCTTAAATTAATAGCTAAATTTGTTGGCGCTTGGTTTGCTATATTAAATACAGCACGAACACCACTGTATACAAAATCATATTGTGAAAGCTCTAAAAACCTACCTGCATAACCTGATCCCTGAATTCTAAATCTACCATTATTTGTTGCGAAAAGACCAAATTCTTGATTGGCGTAGTAATTGTTTAGGGCTAAAATAGAAGAGCTTACGCCATCATAATCTGAAGTATTGGCTCTTTGTTTTAATGCTTTTACATAACCTTCTGCTGTCCCGTGGAAAGAAGCGTTTCCACCACTTGTTGCAAGAGTCTCTGAGGGATTAGTTAATCCTATCCCGACATTACCATTAACATCAACCCTCACTCTTTCTGTCCCCGCTGTGATAAACCCAAGCTCATTTGACGACATCCTTGACATGCCCATATTGACATTATCATAGAAACCATAATCAGCCTCAGTAGCAGAACCTGCACTACTAACAACCATTCTGCCTTTGCGAGAAGAATTTCCGATAACTAATGTTAAATCTGCTTCGCCAGTAATATGGAAGGAAGCTCCTCCACCTTGTGATGACCCATCTGAATGTTTATAGGTTATGTTTGCAGGTTGTAGATTAGTAGATTGATCGTCAAATCGTATAGTCGCTCCATTGCCATTACTAGAGTTTTGAAGCGTTAATAAAGGAAGATCTGCTCCAAGAGAGGCTTTTATATCTAATGGAGAGCTAGGATTAGTAATTCCTATACCAACATTGCCACCATTTTTTATAGTTACTTGTGCTGTTCCTGCGCTAGTTAAAATGCGTTGATCATTAGACCCTATTCCATACCAATCTTTAGTATATACGGCTGTATTCGCGACTAAATTAGTATTGATTTCAGCATCACCTTGAACATGTAAAGTCCTAGTTGAAGAGGGTCCAGTTGTTCCAATCCCCACATTACCAGCAAAAAATGCCCCTGTATCAGAAGAAGGAGTATTTAATATCTGTTGTAAGGTTGGTGTGCTTGCTTCTAATGGCTCAAATCTTGGTCCCCACCAGTAAGTTTTAGAACCTGTGGTAGCATCATAGTAGTTATAAACTCTTTGTCTTGATGTATTCCATTGACTGCCTAATCCATCAGTAGGGCTACCACTATCAGTAAACTTAAAAGAAGTGGCACTGTATATTTTTTTACCATTTCTATCATAGATACCCCCATCTGGATGATGAGTCGTTCCAGTATGACCACTATCATAAATATAGCCAACCATCAAATACCACTGACCAGTCTCCATACCAGCAGTAGCCATTGTCGCTCCACCAATAAAATATGGGTTACTGTTATAAGTGCTATTAGAAATATTAGCTACAAAACTGGTGCCTAAATATAAATTACCATCACTTCTATTAGTTGTGATCTTTTTAACCCAAACGGAAGTTCTATATGATTTGCCTCTATCTATAACAAAGGTATCTGAATTCCAACCACCATCAGCATTGTCGCCAGTATCATTACTAGGAGTATGCCACAAGATAGCGGGTTCTCCGAACGGGTTTTCGCCATAAATTCTCTCATTCTCTTCTGTGGTTCCATTTTGTGGGAAAGAAGGAGTCGAGCCGCTTGATTGTGTTCCATAAAGATTCCACTCATAAGGGCGTAGCAAGTTGCCATCAACAGCACCTTTATGCGGTAAAACATTGCCTCTTTGGTCTAAGCCCCACGCATTTGCATGGTTACCTGCCTGATTGTTGCTGTCACTAGCAGAAAAAGTATCTATGGTTAGGTAATCTAATCCTCCATGACCACCATTAGATTCATAATTTATTTTTACTCCATAAGTATCACTTTCTTGGAGCCAGAGAGTCGCAGTATTATCACTTGTAGAGCTATCTCTAATCTTTAGAACAGGGTCACTCCCATGTATGTGAAGGTCTGCTGAAGGTGTTTGTGTTCCTATACCAACAGAGTCTGCTGATTCGTCTACATAAAAAGTGTCAGTATCTACAAAGAAATCTGAATTATAAACACCAAAACTAGAACCAATAATTACTCTGTTTTCGCCTCTGTAAAAGGTGATCTCGCCATTAGAATCTGTAACAAGGGAAAGATCTGTTAATTCGTTACCTATAGTGCCATTTCCAAACTCGATATTTGCCTGTGTAGAACCTATTCCTATATATTTGCCATTTGCTGTGGTTATATTGCCAGCCAGTGATAAATTAGAAGATGTGCTTGCTCCTCTAGCAGTAACAGTAGCTAAAGTATCACCCTCTGATGAGCTACTTCCAGTAACAATAGGATTCCCTCCAATTGTAAGAGACCCTGCATCCACATTAAAATTACCAGATAATTTGATAACGTGTGTGCTAGAATCTAATAAAATAGAAGCCGCCCCTGTCGTTCCGCTTCTAAAGTTTAATCCAGAAGCGGTTAGGTAACTATTTACTGTGGTTATTGCCATTTTAATCTATTTTTAATTACACGAAGACTACATCTTCCTAATCATTGCTTTTATATTATATGATTCTCCATCACCGCTCTCCATAGCTTGAGCGATAATGGTTCCCAACTTTTCTTCTTTCATAGCTTGCCCGTGGCCTTGTTTGCTTGAAGTAACTATGTAATCACCAACTTTAATTGGTCCTGTTACAAGAATAGGCTCTGCTCCAAGCACTACAGGTGAATCAAAGTCTCTCTTTGTAACACCAAAAACTAAAGTGTCGTTTTCCTTCTCGCATGGCTTAAGTTCTCCATCTTCGTCCATTACAAGGACTGTGCCATCGGTATAGAATTTTAGTTTGCTGGAGGATGCGTTCTCCTCCAAGTAAGCACCACCTATGTAGTATGTGGATCTTGTTGTTCCCACTACATCAAGTTCATAGGATGGACTCGTAGTTCCAATTCCGACTCCATTTACCCCTCCACCAAAGTCTGAATCGACAATGGTCATCTTGGTGGAATCGTCTATATTAAATCTAATATAATTATTTCCTACAGCATTGAAACGGTTATGAGCCATTTCCATGTAGTGAGAAGCGCCATAAGAATTTCTTATTCCGTAGGTGTCGGCTCCATTTGTTGATACATCAAGTTTTCTAGCTGGAGATGTGCTACCAATACCAACATTGCCAGCGTCAGTAATAGTAAATAACTCTGTTCCTCCATCACTATTTAAGAAGCGAGTTCTATTAGAGCTTCCCCTAAATTCTAATTGGTTGCTAATTGCTGATGCTCTAAATAAATCTGCGCGAACTGTTGATAAGTCGAAGTTAACAATATCCGAATTAGTAACCTTTATCGCCTCAGAGCCGTTACCTGCAATGGTTAAGCGACCACTCTGTAAATGGAGTTTTGTGTCAGGATCACTGGTTCCAATTCCAACATTACCTTCTGCTGTGAATCTTGCTACTTCAGTAGCAGCAGAAACTCCGCTTGTGGTAATTCTTACATAATCACCTCCTATTTTTAATGGGTGCGGGGTAGAGGTATCTCCATCAGAGGCTAATATTCTACCCTCATTCCCAACAGAGGGAGTTATAGTTATAGCGTCATTGTTTGCTGGATATCTGATTTTTAAAGCGCCGTTCTCTATCCTCGCCGCAGTTCCTCCATCCCCGTAAACATGAAGGGCTGATTGAGGGGAAGTTATTCCTACTCCTACTCTATTATTACCTCTGTTTATGACTAAAGCATCTTCACCTAATTCTGTATTCCTAATACGGAACATGTCATTATTAGCTCCACCAGCATATTGGTTTTCAATCTCCCAAGTAGTGTATGTTCCTGCTAATTTAAGGTGTGGACCAGCACTCCCAGCCCCAGTTACGAGAATGTTTCCTGAGACCGCAAGTTTTTCAGATGGTTCAGTTGTTCCAATACCAACCTTACCCTCTGTGATAATCATATCAACAGTGCCAGCTTCATCTACTCCGTTTCTGGCAAATGTTATAGTATCATTAGATCCACCATTATCTGAATCATAATTAATAAACAGAGAGCCTTTTGCGTTTATAGCAGAAGTATTAGAACCCAAGAAATCAATTTGTTGTCTTGAAGCTCCTCTTGTAGTTATTTCTACTCCATCAGAACCATCTTTAAATTTTGCAAGGCTATCAGAAGCAGCGCCAGTAACATGAAGTCTTGTATTTGTTACACCTGCCGCACCAACATTTAAAGTGCCAGCACTGTTAAGGGACATCAACGTGCCAGCGCTGTTCCTGAAAATAGTGGCTCCCGCGTTAGCTTGTGAAATATAGTTATTACCGCCATCTAAATAATTTAAATGTGTGGTATATGCAGAACTTGAAGTAATCTGAAATTCTGCATTTTTAACTCTAGTATCTCCATCAACATCAAGTTTTTTAGCAGGGATTGTTCCTACGCCGACATTACTACCAGATAAAACTAATTGTGTTCCTGCTGCGTTTGCTACGCTGTTGATTCTGAAAGTGCCATCATTATAAGTGTTAAGTTGTCCATGACTATTTGGGTCACTTATTGTAAGTATAGATACATTTGTTCCTGAAATTCCGACTTGAGCATTACCTGCATTGTATACAGATAAGTTTTTAGAAGGATCAGTTGTTCCTATGCCAACATTACTATTAGATCCTTTAACGAAAACAATAGGACTATTGTTTACATTCATGCTAACATTCATGCTTGCTTTAGCATTGATAGCTGTAGATCCAGCAGGGCTTTGCTTTAAAGCATAACTTGTTGAAGTAGCATTATCATAATGAGATAAATATAAATAGTCGGTTACATGAGATCCAAATCTTGCCCTGCCCAAGAAAACATTTTGGTCGGTATCAGCTTTAACATCTAGCAACCCTTGAGGAGTTATCGATCCTATACCAACATCGCCATCAGGTTTTATAGCCACTCTAGCCTCACCACTTGTGGCTAAATAAACACTTCCAAGAGCTTGTCTGTTAGTAACATAAGCATCATGACCATTATTTCCAATAGTCATACCCACGTTGCTCATCGTTCCATAGCTTGTCGTGCTATTCTGGAATTGAAGATAAGCTACTGTCCCCGTGCTTCTTAAATGTGCTAGAGCGTATCCACCAGTAATTGTTAAAGCTCCATAATCAGGATCACTACCTGCATTATTTATTATGATATTATTAGTTGTAGTGTTTCCTTGATCAGTAACAGTCTGCAATGTATCTGACTCAAAAGCAGAAGTTCCAGTGACAACAGGATTACCATCTATAGTAATACCATTTTCAAAGTTTCCGCTTGTGCCGTGAATTGTTCCATCAACGTCGAGTTTATAAGCTGGATTAACTGTCCCTATTCCTACATTGTCACCATTAGAAGCATTTAAAGCTAACTTACCATCATGCTGTAATGTTATTTCTGCTCCTCCATTACCATCATAGGTTATAAAGAAATCACTATCCGCAGAATCATCTACAAAATATTGGCGAACGGTTTCTGTAGGGTTTGTGAAGATTAATCCTAAATTATTTCCAGTAGCATTACCTATGTGAAGTCTAGATTGCGGATTATTTGTGCCTATACCCAAGCGGTAATTAGTTACATTGTAATTTAAATTTTGAGCCGCATTAGTTCCATTTTGAGGACCAAGAGCTAAAATATTATTTTCTACAGAGACATAAGCAGCAGTATCATCATCTTGTAGTAAAATACTAGCTTTATTGTCATTTGATTTAAATTGAGCAAGAATATCAGAACTACTTACTACATTTAAATTGTAAGTTAAAGTATCTGTTCCTATGCCAACAGCATTAGTAAACCTTCCATAATCTACATAAGAACCACCATATCTGTTACTACTTGTTCCAAGATCACTTCCTCCATCAATTACAGGACGAAGAGTAGAGTAATGGCGACCATCATAATATTTATCAATATAATATTGACCACCGTAAGACAAGTCATTGCCAAGATCGTAATCGGCGGCATAAAGATTGTTTATTCTGAAATAACTCCCCGCTCTAGCAAAACTATATCTTAATCCAGTAGTAGCATTTGCACCTCCTCCATTACTTGCGATTCTTGCTATAAGTGCAGTTTTAGTATTCCCAGTTGTATCAAGAATGGTTTGCCATGCCCCCGTTCTGTGAGCTTCTATCTTAACATGAGTGGCTCTAAATGAAGCAGAACCAAATATTGCAGCCGCTTGTGCGCTGTAGTTTAAAGATTTAACACCGTTGAAGTATAATTCAATAACACCAGTGCTTGCTACGCCAGTTGTTATGTCTCCATCAGGACCAGAATCAGTATACCAACTTCCTACAGTATGGTTATTAGCTTGGAAGGCTCTATCAAAATCTCCAGTGCCAGCTTCATTACTATATGTATATGATCCTGCACTTCCCCCTCTTGTTTTATATAGACCAGAAGTTTTTATTGTCACACCAGCCCACTTTGTGAAACCAGCGAGGTCGTTCATTAATAACGGATTCTGGAATCCGTAATCTTCTGTAGATGTGCTTGCAAAAAACCCATCTATTGTTGTGCATGGACCAGTTCCAAATTGAGTTCCTAATAATCCTGATTGTGTTCTTATGGTTCCGTTGACATCTAAAGGATAAGAAGGAGTAGAATCATTAATACCAACACTATCTTCAGAAGCGTCTACAAATAAAGTATCTGTATCAACATAGAAATCTTTACTAGAATTAAAACCTCCAGCACTGGCGTGACTTATTCTAAAGGTAAGCGCTTGCCCTCCAGCGGCGTTTAAGAAAGTGTTACCATTCGGACCTTGAAGCAAAGCATAGTTACTTGTAGAGGCTTGGTCTAAATGTGCAAATCCAGCATAATCACCATAACCAACAGAACCAACATGCGCTCTACCTATTTGCGCTGATACATCTGTATTTGTTCCAACTTCTAATTTTTGAGAAGGACTAAGAACCCCAATACCAACATTACCTGTAGCATCAAAGTTAATAGTTGCAGATTCTAGAGAGGTAGCATTTGGTCTAAATCGTAACTTATCATCAGATGTTGCGTTTATCCAATATCTATTTGGTCCGTCTCCAAATCTTATATATCCACCATAACCAGAGGCTGATGTAATCAACAAAGATGAATGATTGTCAGTGCTTCTCAAACGAGCGCCTTGGTCTCCTGTAAATACAGTATCTAATACATAAGCTGGAGAAGTGCTTCCTATACCTACATGTCCATCACTCTGTATTCTAACTTTGTCAGATGCCGCGACTTGAAATTGCAAGTAATCAGAGTTACCAACTATTCTTGTGTTACTACTATTCCAAGTTAAGTAATTATTATCTAATAATTTTATACCTCCAGCGACATCAAGTTTTGCTGATGGAACATTACTGCCTATACCTACATCACCATCAGTCTCGATACGCATAAACTCCGTATCAGAAGTCCCGTTGTCTCCAAGGAATACAAATTTTCCGTTACTAGCGTTAGATCTAGAGTAGAAATTTAAAGATGTTCCTGCTCTTTCTATTTCACTAAAATGATTTGTTAAATCAGAGTCTGTTAGCCTTATAGCAGGAAGCGATGAAGATATCTCTAGTTCTGCACTAGGACTAGTTATATCTCCAATAGCAAGACCATTTCCATTAAGAGACATTCTCCTACCTCCCGCTGCTCCGAAGTCTAGTCTGCTATTGCCATGTCTATATTGAACCCAACCCTGATAAGCGGCTGATCCAACCGTTCCGTCAGCAAAATATAAACTCGCGCTATGGGAAGTCCCAGCAAAGATCGTCATGCCTTGTGCTGCCGACCCATCACCAACGACAAGTCTGTTACCCTCACTGGTAAAATCTTGTGGGTTAACATTTCCTATACCAACCCTATCACTAAACAATCCAGAGACTCCAGATACAATTTTTTCTGAAATTATATTTGTTGTAGTGGTATCACCTCTAGTGGTAACAGTCTGTAAAGTATCTGTATCTAGATCACTAGCTCCTGTCATGACAGGATTACCATTAACGTAAAGACCGCTATCACTTTGAACGTAAACCCCACTCTTGAAAGACATGAGTAAGCTGTTGTCACCGCTAGAGAAGGCAGTTGCAGGTGTTCCATCAGAAAATACAAAAGCTCCGTTATGTCTAACTTTGGCGAAAGAGCCAAGAGCAACTCCATAAGTCCCTGAGACAGCATTCTCCTGCCCTCCTCCTATAAAGGAATTTGTTCCATTTAATATATTCCCTAATCCACCAACTATAACTGCCCCGTCAGAATCTTCTTTAATTGTATTTGACGCTCCCGCGCCAATAAAACCGTAATGAGATTTCTCTACTTTATTATTAACTCCACCTACAATTGCACCAGCACTTTCTGAATTTCCTGATACTAAGTTATCGTATCCTCCTGCAATAACTGAAGCAAAAACACCTTCTATCTGATTAGAATAACCACCGCCAATACTATTAGTGTTTATACCTGATATTAAGTTGTCATAACCCCCAGCTATGACGGACCAATTACTTCCAGTGATATCGTTATTTCTACCACCAACGCTTACAGAAAATTCACTATTTATAATGTCGATTCCAGAACCTCCACCAATGAAGTTCATAGATTTGCCTGAGATGGTGTTATTAGCTCCAGCCGTTATAACATTGTAATGACCACTAATCGAGTTACCAGAACCTGCTAAAATAGCGGAGCCAGTAGCAGGAGAGCTTCCAATAATGTAACCATTTTGGGCAGAATAAGATGCTGCTTGGTCAGGGCTGTATTGGAAGGGTGTTCCCGCTTTAGCGGCGGCGGTATCGTCATATGAAGTTCTAAATGCAGTGATTGCCTGTCCAAGTAATACATGAGGCTTGCCATCTGCTGCATTTAATTCTACGGTGACAATTTGTTCATCATCATTACCAAACTGAAGAACTCCTTTTGTGGCGACAGATTCATCTTGGATTTTTGTTTTACCTTTAATGTCTAGAGAAGTTCCTGCTGTAGAAGTGTTTTGCCCTATAGCTACAGGGCCAGCGTCAAAGAAGGTTTGAGTATCACTTTTAGCTGCTATTTGGTTTGTGGTAGTGCCAGCAGAATTTGTTTGAGTGTAAGTTGCATTTCCTGCGCCATCTGCGCCGACTACGTTTGTAGCTTGATCACCAGCAGCATTGGATGTAGTGACCGTTCCCTCACTAGAGCTATTGCTACCCATCTCGACGCTTGTAGCACCATCAGTAGAATTTACTTGGACAACACCATGATCCGATGTGTCTTCTTTTAACTCTACAATTTCATTTGTTGTATCTCCATTAGCATAAACAGAAACTCCATTTTTACTTGATCCTTTTGTTACGACACTAAGTGGAGAGCTACCAATCGATGAAGAACCACCAAGCGTAACTTCTGTGGTAGTTGTAGATCCTTCATCTGTAACCTCTTGTAAAGTGGGTGTATCGTGAGTAGGCTCAGTATGAGTTATTAATATAGTATCATTATCGCTTGTAACTGAAGTTAATCCAATGCTGATATTTGGACCAGTAACATCAATTCCTCTAAACTCAAATGGTCTAATAGAATCATCTACATAGACTTTTTGTCCTCCTCCCCCTTCAACATTTATGGCATGACCGCCGCTAATTAAAATCCTATCACCGTTTCTTGGGTCAATTGATACCTTAACATTATTTTGATCACTATCTGACTCTGAGCCTATAAGAGTTCTAAATTCAAAACCCTCTTGTGGATCTAATGATGGAGCGCCGTCATTGTAAACTTCTACCGCTGAACCTATATTTACACATGCGCCAGTGCTTGCTCCACCTGCTCCAGTTTCAGAGTTAATTACTATGGATGTGTCGCCTTGAGTAATATATACCCCCGTTCCAGCAACAATGCTCCTAACTCTTACTGGAGTTCCTTCATTATGGTGACCTTCATCTACAAAAGGTAGAGCGCTAGTGCCGTCTACATAAGCACCTAGCTGTCTAAACTGTCTATCAGAAAGTTGTATATTGCTTCTTTGGGTATATTCCTCTAGAGATCCATCTTTTAATTTGCAAATAGGAAAGTATCCTGTGAATTCTGTAACGGTAGTGTCTGTCTGATCAAAAAGAATATGAGGAAAATCCGTGACTAAATCATCAACTGCTGATGTTCCTTCTCCTCCTTCCCCTTCTCCACTAACTCCAGTAAAAGTAGCTTGTGATACTAAAAAGTTATCTGCGCTTATGATAAGCTCCACAAAATAATTAACCTCATGCTCAAGGGGTAGACTGTAAGTCTCATCCATTCGGTCAATCTTTTGATTGTCCTTATCTTGAACTTGGCTCGATGAAGTTCTATTAATGTAGTAACCTTGATTGAATTTAACAGAATAAGAATCAAGAAATCCTTCATCGTCAAAAACATAATCAATAGAAGGCAAGAAGGGGGTCACATCATTGACAGTGAATCCCTCTTTTGACGTTCTGTTAAAAAAGTCCCCTATTTCAGCCATCTAAACCTTCCCTTACAAAAGAAGATGGATTCTCGTAATCAATTTGTAAAATTTCACCATCTTCGTCAAAGTAATACAAGCGGTCAAAGCAGTTAAACTTTAAATAATTCAATGTTTTGATCTCTTTCTCTATAAAATTATCAGCATTAGGGGAGTAGAAAAACTTAGTCCCCCCGCGCTTTAGAGAACCGTCAGGCCACAAATATTGCTTTTCAGCAAAATAACAATCTTTAAGAATGTTATTGCGCCAAACTTCAATATACGCGAAATCATTATCAAAGTCGTGCCGCTTTGTTTCGAGTTTTATAGACTTTTTAAGTATGGTTTTCACTTTAATAATGATATAAAATAGTTACACCTAATTCAATTATTTGTGTGCTAACCAAAAAAATACGGACCCTAAAAAGAGTCCGTATTTTTTATTTAAATTATTTTTTATTATCTACAGACCGCAGATTGTTTTATCCTCATCCACCTTTTCCCTTAGCTTTTCTTACCTGCTCTTCAGTAGGAGCGCCTTTTTCGCCTTTCTTTCTCATTTTTTCCCCAGAACCCCTCTTAATTCTTTCCCTCTTCTTTCTGATGTTTTCCCAAAGACTGCTATCAGATTTCTCTTTTTCTTTTAGAATCTCTTTGTGGCGCTTCATGAAAGCTTCGTGATTAGGTCCAGCCATATAAAGAGTCTTGCCATCCTCTGTCTTATGGGTGTGAATCCCTTTTAAACCCATCTTTTCAGCATCTTTCATAGCTTTTTCTTTGCTATCAAAGTAGTGGTCATTCATGTCAGGAGAACCGTAAGACTTCTTCTTACCTCCATATCCAGCTTTACTCTCTTTTCCTTTTTGTTTTTTTAGAATCTCTTTTTGTAACCAAGTAGGAAGCTTCTTTTGCTTTTCTGTAAGACCTGCTTCATTTTCCTCCATTAAAGTAGCTCTATCTTTCTTATATTGAACAGCACAAGCAGACATTGTTTGATCCATATCCATGTCTTTAGTATTGGTCATTTCTGCATCGTTCCTCATGCAGTGACTCATATAAGATTTAAACATTGGCTTTTCTTTGTCATCCATGTCCATGCCGTATATTTTCTTTTTATATGCGGCTTTTGCTATATCTTGGTCAGCTTTTCTATAGGATTCTTTTACTTTGCCTCCCCTCATCATCTTAAGAAAGGTATTTACCCTAGCCATAGCCCAGCCATGACGAGACATATTAGGACGGTGAGATGTGCTGAAAGCGCCAGCACCCCTTCTATATACCCTCTTAAGTTGACCTAGAGTCACTTTCTTTGAGTATTTGGCATTGTGGGCTTTTACTTTTTCTTTTAAAGTATTCGTGGTTTTCTCACTGAATGTGATCTTTCCTCCACCCTTTTTCGCGCTTCCTTTTGGGTTTCTCTTAGAACCCTTTTTTCTTTCACTCGGCTCTGCTGGTGTTTGTGCGCCACTCTTTGGCCCTCTCCTTTTTGCAGCTTCAGAAACTTCAGCTAAAGCAGGACAATCCCTAAGTAACTCTTCATGGTCAAAAAAAGTTTCGCCGTCCCACTCATACTCCTCTGACCCTTTCGTAACATTTGTAACGCTTTTCTTGCTCCACATTTTACAAGACCAATAGCGAGCTTTTGTTTTTGGCCCCGCATTATCGCAGTTATGACGGCTTCTGAAAGCCTTCCTTCTTTTCGGGTCATCCCTTTTAATCTCCATATTAGGGTCTCCAAAGTTTACTTTAACTATGTTTCCTTTTTCGTTTTTTACATAAACAGAGAACTTTTTCGGGCCTTTTGGAGTTCTAAAAGGCTTATTTAAGGTTTTGTTCTCGTTAGCGGCTTCTGTAAAGAAAAGGGATGTATCGTCTCCATCTTCAAAAACAACAGAGGCTTTAGACTCTGCATCTTTAAAAATATTCATGCAAACAGCCACTCGCTGCTTGTTATCGTTAAATTCACCTTTTTCGGTTAAATCAGAAACACAGCGACCCATGAAATCGCCACGTTTTTCATTATTTCTTGGAGTTGGTAATGGCATATTTTTTTTTACACTATAAAAGTTCCATAGGGGAACGATATTCTTCGTATGGTAAGAACCAATGTTCGCAGGTATTTAGTATATCATACAGTAAAACAGTGGTCATTAAATCTTCTCTGCCCTTCCTAGTATATCCTTTATACAGGGAATCTTTGAAATTTGAGACCTTTTTGGTCCAGTCACAAGTATGAGCGAGGTCAAATAAGTCGTCATTTTTAACACATAAAAAGAAAGCTCCATAGTCGAATGCTATCCATGCTGGCTTTTGTTCGCCATTGCACCAGCCCATTTTCCCTTGCACATTCTTTATCTCTAAAACTACTTTTCCTTCTTTTTGAGTTTGCTTTAGTCCTTTTACGTCAAATCCCGCCCCATCCACTACGAAGTCAGTATGGTTTGAAATATCATCTTCTTTGGATGTTTTTTTTATATCTTTACCCAAAGCGCGACAAGAATCGTAAAATCTTTGTTGACCCTCCGAGCCAGCGTTGATTGAATGCTTAACGTGCCTTGCTGAAGATAAATTCTTAGCCTTGTGTGATATCATAAAGTCATTGATTTTGTTTCTCCTGTCCTCACATCCGTCATAAAAAAGTCTTTAACATTAAACGCTTTATCGTCAATCCAGTAATCATATGATGGTTTGCCCATTCTTAGCTCTGTTCTTTTTACTCCCCATTCGTCTAATTGCCTCTTTGTTAAATTGCTATGGTCAATCCCACTTTGTTGCCCTCTAGCTGTCCAATATATAATTGTGTGTCCAGCATCATATAATTCATTAAAGAAATTTATTCTTTCTTTTATGGGTATAGCTCGACTGTAAGGAGTTGATTTGCTTTCATGCCTACATATTGTGCCGTCTATATCTACAATATACGTTTTCATTTAATTTTTGATACTATTTCAATAAATTTTTCATTCTTTTCATTGTTCTTTGTCCAAAAATCTATAAGGGATCTCAGACAATGTTCCCATGAGCAGTTACGGTTATTGAGAAATTTAAAAGAAGAAAGATAATTTAAATTAATCCACCAATCCTCCCAAGGATTCACCCCATTTCCGTAAAGGCATACATTTTCAAAAAGCGGGTAATATCCCCTCTCTAATAATAAATCCTTTGATACATACTTATTTATATAATTCATCGCCTTACGATTATATAAATCATGTTCAAATGTCATGCATTTAAAATTAAATCCGTTTGCGATTAGGTTTGTTAAGCACTTTATACCAGAGCCATCAATATCCAAAGAAATATAATCTATTATTTTTGATGGATAATGCTCTTTAATGAGATTAATAAATTCTTCAGAGCAAGCGTCAAGATTAAAAAATTGAGACTCTCTTACCTCTTTATATGAACGCTCCATATTTGGATGTTCTACTCCTAATCCCTCATCACTAATGTTATCTACACAGATCCCCTTCCATTGATTTTTTTCAAGTATATATGTATTATTGCAAATTAATGGTCCTCCACTACCAATATCTAAAAAAGTTTCTCCATGAGGAAGTAATCCTAGTGCAAATAAATCTTGTCCTTGAGCAGATTGGAAATGTTTTTTATCTTTTTGTTCCATGCTTATTTTAATTTTTTTATTATATCTGTGGTGCTGATGTTTTCAACAAAAGGAATTACCTTTAGAATAGCAGAACCTTTCGCCTTGAGTTCAGATTTATTTAAAGAGCTTTCATCGTAATCACCCCCCTTGCACCAAAAATCAGGCTGAAGTTCTTTTAATTGTTTAGCTACAGTTTTAGTGTTGAAAATAAAAACATAATCAACAGCTTCATGACAGGCTACTGTATACGCTCTTTGTTTTGCTGGTAAAATTGGTCTACCCTCTCCCTTTAACGACTTAACACTTGCATCTCCATTTATACCAACTACTAATTTAGAATTTAAAGTGCAAGCATTTTTCATTGAACTAAGTAAACTGGCGTGACCAGCATGAAATAGATCAAAACATCCATTTGTAAAAATGAAAAACTTTTTTATTCCGCATTTTTCTAACTCCTTAGCAAATTCCCTTTCTCTTTTTAAATTTTCAAAAGAAATTATTTTTTTATGTTTCATATTGTCGCGACTCCTTTTTTGCGTATAACTTTCTGACAGCAATCTTGAGCAAGAGTAATAGCGGTATCAATATTTTTTGTAGCAGTAAACGCATAGGCTAAAGCCGCTAAAAAAGTATCTCCCGCTCCAGATACATCTCTGACTTCAGATGCGTTTTTAATTGGGTAGTCTTTATGATTATACCAACATCCTTTAGATGCTTTTGTTACGATTACATTTTCAGCTTTATGTTTCCAGCCGTTTTCTAGAAACTCTTTTTCGTTAATTTTTACAAAAGAAAAACCATCGGCCCATTCTGTATTAAATTCTTTTTTAGTATCTAAAAATGAAAGCTTACTTCTTTGAGATATTTCTCTCAAATCTCTATCTTTTAAAAATCCTTTATTATAATCCGAAACCACAACAGCATCATAGTCTTCTATATCCGATGGTAAATCACCGCAATGAAGATAACTATCTGTATCGACTCTTAAGAACATTTGGTTCGAATCTATATCAATGTATCTAGTTTTATGACCCTTTGATTCATTGGTAAATAAATCAATTTTATTTTTATATGGCATACCTCTATGTGTATCTTCATCAAGTGCGACTAGATTTCTATATACATTTGTTGCCATTCCCAAATTATTGATACCGTCTTCTGGCACAAAAACTGGTGCTGGGGCTTCAGGGCAAAGACGACTAGCTCTACCATAGCAAAATCTATCGCTACAGGTTTCTCCTATAACCAAGAATTTCATTTTTGAGATGCCCCTTTTTCAACTCTATATGAGTCTTCATTGAAGTGTTGTGTGCTAACTTCAAAAACACTAGAATCCTCCAAGGCTGTTAACTTATGAGGAATGCAGGGTTGTAAATGGACAACATCACCCTCCTCGATAATCCTTGCGATACGTTCTGCTTTTTCTAGGTCAAAGTATTCTAAACTTAGCTTGCCCTTAGTTACACACCAAGTCTCTTCCTTAAGAATATGGTAGTGCATAGAAAAAGAAGATCCCTCGTTAAATCGAAGGATCTTCCCGCAATACTTTTCGTTGTTAGTTATCCAAAGCTCATCACCCCAACCTTTTGGGTGAGCTTCTAATCGAGAAAAAATAGGCCCAATACTCATCTAGAGTATTATAGCCTATTATAAAGAATATTCAAGGAATAATTAATCTTCCCCTTTGTCTTTGCTTTTACCGATATTTAAAGCTGCCCAATCAATGAGCGCATAAATTTTTGCCCAAAAAGTTCCTTTTTTGGGAGTTGGTGTCGCTGCGGTAATAGCAGAGGCAAGGGCAACAGCAGAAGCTACTACACCCCACCAAGGGTTATCCTGAATCAATTGAATAATTGTGTCCATAATAAATTATATTTATATATTCTATATTACACCACCTAAAATTTAACGGGAATAATTATATTTTTTTATAAGAATATGTTACTCCGACATCATATTCCCTGTCATTGTAGTATTGACAGCCATAATCTATCCATCTTTCAAAATCAGAAGCTCCAAACATCCAAGTATTTGATGGGATAAAGGATTTAAGCTCCTCATATCGAGATGTTTCATGATTGATCATTTGGCTGCATAAAATAATTTTTTTGTTTACTCTCGGATAACAATTCGCCAAATGAGAAGGGCCACTATTTGGCCCTATAAAAATAAAACTTTGAGCAATTAATTGAGCGGAATCCCAAATGTCTAATCCTCTTTTATCTAGAAATGGAGTATCATTATCCTTTTCCGCTCCAATTTGTATAATATTAAAATCTTTGTAATTTTCTGCTATTGTATTAATAATGTCATCAGAAATAAATTGATCAGGAGTGCTGTTGCTTGGCCCAACATGGACAACAACCTGATTAGGTATCATTTTCTCATTTTCATACTTATAAAGCCTTTGATTTCTAGAAACTTTCAAATCATTTTTTTGATCAATACTAATTCCTATTAAAGCTGAGATAGAGTCAAACTTTGACCTAAAGCAATGTTTGCCTTCTGATTGTGGTGTATGAACATGTAATTGTATAAAGACAATGCCGTCAATTATTTCTGCATTCTTTGGAATTTGAAAAAATTTAGGCCAATCTTCAATTTTACAATATATAGATGGGATAGGTTCTTTTAGTTTTGATTCTATTTTAGATACTATATTCGGTATCTCTTGCTCTCTCAAAACATATGGATTATTATCAAACGCCCAGCATTTTCTGACATCTGTTAGTTTTAAATTAAAAAATTTATAGAAAATTTCAGGTAATGTCGTCCACTGAATACAATCTCCTAGTCCCCAGCTATTACCTACGTCTAAAATTATTTTACTCATGATAGGTTGATGGTGACAGGGGCAATTTCTTCTAGTTCCTCACAAATCCTATCAATCTCCAACTTATCCATTTTCCTAGCTCTATTTCTTAGTTTAGAAACTTCCCACTCAAATTTGCAAAACTCCTCATCTTGATCAATATTGCATCTTTCTTTACTATCAAAAATAAATGTATCAAAAACCTCGTATCTTAGAGGGTCAATACATTTTTCAATAGGGTCAAATGTAGAATTACCCACAACATAATCAAAGATGTCATACCTGTTAACCTTAATTTTAGTTTTTTCCATCCAACTATTATAATCGGATAAAATGAAAAATCTAAAGAATTCTAATTCTACTTCTAATTTTTGAAACGTGCCTTTTTTTCTCTAAAACAGAACCACCTTCTCTGCTCCCAGCCCCATTTGTATTACCTTCAATCGTAACTACATAACCACTTGAGTCTGCGTCTTTTACAGCTAATCCAATATGTGAAAAAGTGAATACTACAATATCACCTGCTTTAATATCTTCGTTTGTAGGTTTGCGAAGCTCGACCCCGTTTGTGCTTTGTTGTTTGGCCCAGTTTTCAAAGTCCCAAGCCCCAGCAGTTCTGGGTCTCTTGAATTTTACATCTTCTCCCTCTATAGCTTCTCTCACAAGCCAACAGATAAAAGCAGCACACCAAGGCCAACCTTTGTCTGCGTCTAGCCATGTGGCAGCTTTGTATTCATCTACTCTTGGCCCACAATTGCTACCATCAACTTCGGAAACTCCTATTTCTTCCCTAGCTAAAGAAACCATTTTTTCTGCTACACTACCACCAGAGGCAATAGGGCTTTTTGTAGACATTTTGGCTAAAATAGCATTCCAAGTAACGGGTCCATCAGCACCATCAGCAGAAACTCCGAGAAGCTTCTGCACCGCCTTTACTACTTCTTTTTTGCCTTTAAAATTCATTACGAACACCTTCTACTAAAACTAGCACATACAGACATCACAATACATAGAACAACTGTTAGTATCATAAAGTTTTTGTAGTCAGTTATTTTTTCATTTAAAATCGCAGCTTGTTCCTCATTGTAATACATTTTTGTATCCATGATGTTGTTAATGGCTTCTATTGTTGGGTCAGTCATCTCATACATCGTAGGAACTGATGCTTTAATCAATTGAACATTATTTGTATTACCCCATTCAATTAATTGATTAACATAAAGATTTATTTTCTTTTCTTGTTCGAACACAAAATCTGCATACTCAACCTCTTTTGGGGTTATATCCTTCTTATAACCTTCTAAATATTCATCCTTATATACCCTCTCCTCTTCTAAGGTCTCTACCATTTCTGCTGGAGTTATGACTCCATGAGAGGTTTTTACGACCGAATCTACAATGATGACCCCATACCAATCAAAGCACATGCCAATCTCCATAATGGAAGACTCTGATTGTCGAGCATTCTCTTTTAGTGTGTTTTGAATGTTTTCAGTAAGGAAAAGACCCTTGAAACCAAAAGCTAGACAAATAGCAGATAAACAATAAACAATAAATTTAGGTCTCATTTTTTAATAAAATTTTCTGGGTTCTTGGCGAATTTTTCACCTAGCCTTACTATACCACTAATAACCTCTGGACTTATTACACCAATAATACCGTAAGTGATTGCCTTAGTTAAGGATGATACATCTGTTTGTTCTAATACAAACCAAGCTATGCCAGCAGCGAGGGCTGCTGTAATTACCCTTTTAAACTGTTGTTTAAGTGTTAATCCATTATTACCTGATAAGAGCCTAGCAAACATCGCAGCAGCACCTACAAGCGGGACTAACCAGCCTCCATTGAGGAATTCTTTGATTAAAGACTTTTCAGGTTCCATGTAATTAACTTCTACACAAAAAAAGCCACCCGTGCAGGTGGCTTTTTTATTTTATAATTAAAACTAATTTAAATTAGAAGTTGTATGACAATCCTGCGCCAACAATCCACTCTTGATCTACTTCAAGAGAAGACCCGTCGAGGTCGTTATCGTTAAAGGAAACTTTTCCAACGATAGAAATATCCTCTGTCAAAACATAATTTGCTTTAACGCCAAGCTCAAGTGAATCATATTCTTCTGCAATATTTACAGTCACAAAAGGGCTTAAGGTAAGATTTTCGACAGGTGTCTTAAAGTCATATGAAGCTCCAAGCTCTACTCCGAACCAGTCGTTGTTGTCCTCATACCAAACACCAACAGAAAAATCTGCAATGTAAGTATAATCAGCAGTCAAAGATAGTTCTTCTCTGTCTCCAAAGATAGATTCGGTGTCTTTTAGAGCAGCAGTCAAGCCAATGTTTTGACCGAAAAGATCAACCCCAAGGCTGTAGCTAGCTCCAAAGTCCATCTCGCCACCGCCGTCAGTGTCGAAAAGTGATGCACTAAATGAAAGATCTCCCCCTCCCAGAGCGGTAGATAGAGCAAGAGAAGCTCCAATAGAGTCTTCCCTTGTTGCTAGACCTCTGTCAGTGCTAAAGTTTGAAATTGATGCCCCACCTTCAACGGACAAATCCGTTGCTACAGTGGTAGCAGAGGCTGCGCTAATAATTGAAGCGCCCAGTAGTGTAAGAATTAGTTTCTTCATAAATCAAATATATATTACAGAATTGTCATGGTCAAGGGAAAATTTATTCCTCTTCAGGAATTTCTGCTGGTGCTTCAACAGAGTCAGCAAACTGAGGGGATGAATCAACCTCTGGAGGTGGTCCAGCCGCAGATTCTCTTACTTTCTTCGCTAAAATCACAGCGGCTTCAGCTACATTTAAACCTTGAGCCTTGACTGAAATGTCGATTAATTGAATTAATGCCTGAAGCTCATCATCTGAAAAGTCAATAGTTGTCATATATGAATTATTATAAATCTGTTTTAAAAAAAATCAACATTATTTGCCGCTAGAAAAGTAAAGTTGCCTCTCTAGCCTCCTGAATCTAGCGTCAGAATGCCAAATTTCATCATTATTAGGGGTATAAATACCCTTACTTGTTTCTATTGGAATCCCTTTTGTCAAACTCAGAGTAGAAGGCTGATAAATGTTTAAAGGAGTTGTCTTCACGGATGAGTTCGTCGCGCAAGAGATCAGCACGGTCGGCATCACCGCCATTAGCCCTAATGTCTTCAAGTTCTTGAATAATTCTTTTTCTTTCTTCTTCATGGTCTTGTTTTAATTGTAGATAGAAAGTCTTATTTTTTAAAGATAAAAATAACTCAATTGATTTTAAAACACTTTTAATTAAGGTAAGCATCGATATTTTGGTTTATATATTGTTCTACAGTCTGCCAATCATAATCACCTATAACCTCTAATAATTTAGAGTTATCTGCTTTTGTAAATTTTTGATATTGACCTTTTAACTCTTTTGGCATTGGGGTCTCAGTAATAATTGCATGAGAATTTGATTTTACAATCTCTGCAACATCCCTGAATGAAGTTGTTTGCCCTGTCCCTACATTAAAAACGCCTGAAGCATCATTATCTAGCATTCTATAATGTATTTCGCAAACATCATCAATAGAAACAAAATCTCTTTTATATTTTTCGCTTTTCTCAAATATTTTTATTTCGCCATTTCTTTGAGCTTGTTTGATAAATTTAGACACAGGGCTAGCTTGTTTCCCTTTTTTGTCTTCTCCTAAGCCATAAACATTAAAGTATCTAAATCCTTGGTATGGATAATTTTGATGAATTAGCCAACAATCGAACATGTATTTACTAAAAGCATATGGGCTAAGAGGTTTGCAAAAATCACTCTCCTTAAAACTTTTTGATGTCCCATAAACAGATGCGCTACTAGCATATTGAAATTTTATTTCATAAAGTTCGCACAATTCGTAAAGCATTACTGAATATTCGAAATTCTGCTCTAGAATTTTTTCAAGATTAGTTTCAGTGGTATCAGAGTTACCGCCGAGGTGGATGACAATATCTTGGTTCATTACATCTGGTAAACCAGAATTACCAAGGGTTATGTCAAATTTGGTAACATCGTAGTTTCTATGAGACAAATAGGCGGCTAAATTGCCGCCTATAAATCCTCCCGCTCCTGTTATTAATACTCTATTTTGTATCACTTTCTTCTTCTGGTTCTTCTTCAGAAGCTTCTGAGTCTTCAGGTTTTTGTGGATATTCCCCTTGAAGTAAACTGTCTAGAATGCAAGCCTTGATTACTGACTCATCAAAATCAGATTGATGTATTTTAAGTAAAATTTTATCAAGTTCTTCATCTCCCGTTTCTTTTTCTAACTCTGACTTTTTAAAAAAGTCAAAGTCATCAGAAACAGCAAAGGACTGCACTAATTCGACAACAAGTTCATCATTTTCAAAATGTTTATTAATAGAATAAGAAGGACTACTTAACGGAGGTTTTTCCTTCTTCTCGCCCTCTGATAACTCAATTAACTGCCCTTGTTTTTTATATTCTTTTAAACACCAAATTTTTTTGGCGTAAATAGAAGCTTCAGGGAATTTAATATCAGCATCAAAAGATAAACTTTGATATAATTTGTTGTCTAAAAACGTGACAGTGTAAGGCATTTAAAGACTTTTACACCTATTCTCCAGTTTTTACCCTTTGGTTTTCAGCTTTAGCCGCTTCGACTTTTGCAGTTAATTCCTCAAAAGCGGAATTTTTCTCCTCATCAGACATTTTTTCTACATTTTCTTCGACCTCTTGGACCGCAAGATTATGCATTATATTGATAGCCTCTGCCAATGTGACGCGAGAAACCATCTCCGATGTGAGCATTGCTTTTAGATTATTTATGTTTTCTTCTGTCATGCTCTAGTCCTTTTCTTTACTTGCGTAAATTCTTATATCGGGCTGATTTGACCCTTTTTCTTTGAAAGAGTTTGGAAAACAGACAATTTTCACATCATTACCCTCTGAATCCTTGATAGATCCACTGTAGTAAGACTGTTTTTGACCGTCAACTCTCCAAAGCGCTCCTAATTCACGCTTCTTCCATTCATCGTTTTGTTTAGTGTTTTCACTCATAATTATTTATTGTTAAATCTACCTTCGACGCTTTTCCAAAATTCTTCTGCGCCCACAGCAAGATATCTCCCCTTCAGGTGTTTGTAAAGTTTTTTTTGAATGTGATTGGCATTTTTTTTATCGTATCCAATAAGTTGACGAATTTTCTTAGCGGCAGATCCACTCATGCTTTATGATCAACCTTACTGACGTTTTTTTCAATAAAAAGTTTGATATTCTTTTCTCCTTTTAAAACACTATCAGAAACAAAGGGGGTTATCTCTGATAATATCTTTTTAGATAAGGCTTCTACTTTTATTTTTTCCTTAAGAATACTTTTAATTGTTTGATTAATATATTTAAAATCGAAAGTTAAATCAATATCATTGTCCTTTAACCTATTTTTTAATCTTTTTAATTTCATCCATAAAAGTCTCCTCAAGCCCTTCTCGTCAATCTCTTTAAGTGGAAAGCACTCGTCAACAAGTGAGAGTATGTCTGGGTGAATCATTAGGTTATCTCTGTCCGAAACTGCTCCCTGAAATCCCATAGCAGACTGGCTATTAGATATATCGCTTGTCAGGAATATTTTACAGTTTGTGAAATCTGCCATATCTCCGTTGCTCATCTGAAACTTACCATGCTTAAATATTTGATTGAAAAGCGGAATTGCAGAATTATCAACTTTGTGGAAATCATCTATGATGATCACGCTATTTGGAGATATTAGAACTTTTTCGCATATAGATGTATTGTTGCCCTGAGATGTCGCTATCTTATGTGGAGCAAAGGTATCTGCAAAGTGAACACCACTATAGGAGAGAACACTGACTCCATGTTTTTGCAAAGTATCTTTAAACAAGTCTAAAAAGTAAGATTTACCACTGAATCTTGAGCCACTTATAACATAGCACTCTGGAGCAGAGAAATTGTCAGTCTTTTTTATACCCAAGCTAGATAAAATAATTTTATCTTTTAGTTTCTGCAAAAGCTCATCTTGACCTACAAGGGATTTGCTGACACAAGAAAAAACTTTCTCGACCATCTCTTGATCGTTTAAAGGGTTTGTCTTCTTTTTAAAGAAGTCTTTTAAATGGCATAGTTTTACCTCTGGAATTAAATCTGAAACACCTTCTGTCCATTTTTCTAGGCTTTCGTTTAATTTTTCTAAAAGTTTTGTGTGGTCTTTTTCAGGGTCTAGAGCCGCAGCCATTGTCTCTTCTTGCTGGCTTTTTATTGATGGCGTAACGTGCCAGAAATTTACTTTAGCCTGTGCTCCGCAGTGATCAATGATATCAATAGCTTTATCTGGGTAGAATTTATTAGGGATGTATTTTTCGCAGTAATCAATTATGTTTTCTAGAAACTCATCAGTATATGTAATGGTATGAAAGTTTTCATAATAAGAAATTATTGTGGGTAAAATTTCTTCCATCTGAAATCTAGATGGCTCTCTAATTATAACGCGCTCAAACCTGCGATCTAAGGCGGTGTCTTTTTTAATTGTGTTTGTATATTCGTTAATCGTTGTGGCTCCTATACAACTTATTGTTCCTCTGGCAAGCTCTGGCTTAAGAATGTTAGAGGCTTCTAGAGAGTTGTTTGTTGCCCCTCCTGCACCAATTAAAGTATGAACCTCATCAATAAACAAAATTAAGTTACTATATTTTTTTGCTTCATTAACAAAGTCTTCTAGTCTTTTCTCAAACTGACCTCTGTATTCTGTCCCAGCAACCATGCTAGATAAACTCACAGAATAAATCACCTTGTTAGCTATAAGCTCAGGTGCGTCTCCAGCAACAATTTTACAAGCTAAACCCTCCACCAAGGAAGTTTTACCTGTTCCTGCTGGTCCAACAAGAAGCGCGTTAGGTTTTTTCTTTCTGCAAAGAATTGTAGCTACTTCATCAATTTTACCGTCGAAATCAACTATCTTGTCGAACTCGTTGTTTAACGCTTTTAAATTTAAGTTTTCTGCAAACTGAGAGAGTATCTCATTCTTGTCGAACATGTCGATCCAGTCTTCAGGGGTATCCACTCTCATTGAAGTAGTTACTCGATCTGGGTCAAAGTCTTTAACGACTAAAGAGCACTCTGTAACAAATCCTAGAAATACTTCATCCGAAGATTGATCTCCTTTTGGGAAAAGGTTTTTTACAACTTTAGGGGAATGCTCATCATCAAAGAAAACCATTAAGATCACCTCTGGGGGTATGTAATCTAGGTTAAAGTTTTCTATAGAAAATTTCTCAGCCTCTTTTAAAAGTTTTCTAACATCTGTTTTTAGAATCTTTTTTGCGTATTTGTTCTTACGCTTTTTACTTAAAACAGTCCTAGACTCTTTTAATAAGTCCTTGGGGTCTACATTTACTTTTTTAAATATAGATGAGCAAGACTGACTTAAGTCACTTAAAAAGCAGTGAAAAAATAGATCTACATCTGCCCCGTTTCTGTATAGAATATTAGAGAGTTCTTTTGTTTTTTCTATGACTCCCTCAATATGCGGTGTTAAAGGTAATTTAGGCACCCTTCACCTCCCTTAACTTCATGTATATATCTGTCTCCACTGGATTTATGTGATCTACAAAAAATGTATCTCTGCTCTTTGATCCATTTAAAACTATAACTTTGTTTTTTGTTAACTTGTATCCGCTTCTTAAGAAGTCAGATAATCTCTCTTCTCTAGCGTTGTCCATGAAAAGAAAGTTTTTAGTTGCTGTATTATCACAGATTGAAATCATCATGTATTTGTTACCATTCTGAGATGTCCTAGTAAAGAAATCTTTTACCTCGCCTACAACTTGGAAGTTTTGTCTGTCTACAAGATCCTCTACTTGCCTCAAGTCGATCAAAGACGAAAATCTATCCTGAAAGCATTCACGTAGGTTGTGTGAATAACTATAGCCAAGCAAAGAGCTTTCATATCTCCACTTAGCAAACATTTCATGCTTCCTGTTTTGACTATAGATTTTTTTATACTGATCAAATTTAGTTTTAAATGTTTTAAATCTCTTTTCAGACATGATTGGTCTATTGTCATCTCCAAGAGTTTGTTTCTCTATAACTTCTGATATTGCCTTAAGTATGTCGAAGCCAAATCTCTCTCCAATCTTTACAAAGTTTCTCTTTTCTCTATCTGTTAGCAGGTTAAAGGCTTGAGCTTCTAGGACCATGCGAGTTCTATTCGTTCTCGCATGATCCATAGTTCCAGCTTGTATAAGAGCCGCAAGCACAGATATGTTGATACCGCACTGTTTAGCTGCCAGAAAAACCTCATACTTATTGTTAAATTCTATGCCTCTAAAGTCTATTAGGCTCTGTATTGATTTTAGAGAGATTCCTTTAATGCTATTCAATCCGTAGCGAATATTGTTGTTTTCAATTGTAAAATCAAAATCAGACTTATATAGGCAAGGAGGTAACATTTCCATGCCGAAATCTGGCAACTCTTCGTTTACCCCAGAAATTGTTTGTAAAGGTTCTGGATCAAACTCAGCGCACTCAAGAATAGAAAGAAAGAATTCTTGAGGATATTTGTGCTTTAAGTAAACTGTTTTAGCCGCGAGGTCGGCGTAGGCGAAACTGTGTGACTTATTGAAAGAGTAATGTGAGGCGGCGACTAATGAATTCCAGTAGAAGTCTGCTATCTCTTCACTAAGACCTCTAGATTCAGCAGCATTGTAAATTGTATCTTTCCACTTAGGCATTTCATCTACTTTTTTCTTGCCTACAATCCTTCTTAACACCTCTGCCTCTTCAAGCGTTAAGCCGAAAACTTTGTGAGCAATTTGCATTAGTTGCTCTTGATATAGGATCACATTTTTAGACCAAGACAATATCGAGTCTAACTCTGGATTTAAGTTTAACTCAGATGGAAATTCTTTTTGTGTTTTATAAACAGAAACAAATTCAAGTGCTGCGGGGCGAGCTAAAGCAACAACATCAGAAAGCTCATTTATATCTTTTGGTTTTATCTCTCTGCAAACTTTAAAGTTTGTCTCAGCGGAGATCTGAAACAAGCCCATAGGATGTTTGAAATCTTGCAATATCTCATAGATCATCTCGTTATTGGCATCTATGTCCTCTATGTTTATGCCAACTTTTTCACAAGTTTTGTGAGCGATTGTTAGGGTTCTTAAACCAAGGATGTCGAACTTGACCATGAGGTCTGCAACGTCATTCATGTCATAACCTGTAACTAAATCTCCATCTTTTGTTTTTTGCAGTGGGACAATATTCTCAATGCTTTCTGAGCAAATCGCGATCCCTGATGGGTGAACTCCAGTATTCTTCGGTAAGTTTTCTATTTTTAATGCATTTTTAAATGTCTTCTTGTGATTTTTAACCCACTTTTTGAATTTATCTGCCTCTTCTCTAGCTTGGCTCAAAGGGAAAACAACCCCATGTAATTTCGGGATCATATCGGAGACTTGGTTAGCCTCATCTTCCTTAGCCTCATCAAAGTATTTTGTTGCCTCTCTAATGCAAAGTTTTGAACTAAAGGTATTGAATGTTAGAATCTTAGCAGTTCTACCTTCATGCTTTCTCTCGATATATTGTATGACCTTATATCGCTGATCATAAGATATATCTGAATCAACATCTGGCAACAAACTGCCGACAAGAAACTCTTTACCTCTTTTGTCGGTGACTTTTTTGGCTCTTGATTTAGACACAAATCTCTCAAAGAATAAATCGTGAGGGATTGGGTCAATATTAGTTACTCCGAGCAAATATAAAACAAGAGAGCCAGCAGCAGAGCCACGGCCAGCACCAGTTGGAATATTATTGTCATGACAAAAATTTAAAACGTCCCAGTTGAGTAAGATGTAATCTGTGAACCCAAGTTCTTCAAATGTCTCAAGCTCTTGCTTTGCTCTTTTATAATAGACCTCTTTATTTTCATATTTTGTAATGCCTTTATCTCTCAATCCCTTTCTAGCAAGCTCATACAAAATATCTTTAGTGGAGCTATCAGGCCCAAGCCCAATTTCCTCTAATTTATTTATGTCAACGATTGTTTTAGGGAGATCTACTCCCGCAGGTTCACAATCGTCGTATGGTGTAAAATCTTCAAACATTACAAGTCCATGTGTTTCTTAAGTTTTAAGAAAACTTTATAGCACATCTTGATGTCGTATAATGCATCGTGGAGTTTTTCTTCCTCAAAATCTATATCAAAAAACTTTAATAGCTGATTTTGTGACACCTTTGCCTTTAGGGTTCTGTCGTTTATTATTTTATACTGCCAGCTTAACAAATCACCTCTGGGTTTATCTAGCTCTTCCCTATATGCCTTTGCTAAAGCTCTTGTATCATATATTCTTGGCAAATAAGAGTAATCTGGCTCTTGTCCAAGCATCCTTTGTAAATGAGATACCATGTAAACATCAAACCCAAGTAGGTTTTGCCCCACTACAATATATTTTGGGTCAAATAAATATTTCTCAAACTTTGACCAAACAGAAATAAGAGATTCCGCTTTAGAGTTATATTTATCCCAATCAAAGCCCGTTAGCTTTCTAACAACCTCTGGTATATTTAACTCTTTATGTTTTATAAACTTATCGTGTGTTTCTAACACTTTGTTTCCTTGACAAATTATCCAAGATAACTGCCAAGTTTTAGAAGAGTGTAAATTTAAACCCTCCGTCTCTGTATCGAATACTAAATATTTTTGATTACTTGGCAACATTTTCTAAAAAAGATTCATAGCTAAACTCATCAGAACAGAAATCGTTTAGTCTTGGGTTACTGTATGTTGGAACTCTGCCCTGTTTCCTGTTGCATATGGCTTTATACATTTGGAAAGCTTCAAAATCCTCTTTATTTCTATAATAGATGCTTTTTGCTTTTTCTGTTTTTACATTCAGCTTTTTGAGAGCGTTACTGATTTGGAAATCAAAAGGATGATTATTAGATTCCTCTATGTAAAAGTGATCATACTTGTCTAGCCAAAGATCACACATGCCAAAATGAAAAATATTGTTGAATACATAAGAGTCATAAAACGGCACTCCAATACTGATGTCATCAAGCTCTCCCTCGCCCAGATCTGACATGTTTAAATATTCTCCTACGCTTGTAAAGCATTTAGTATAAAGGTTTCTAGCAACAGCTACGCCTTTGTTGTTTTTAGGGAAGAAAATTAGTTTACTGGGCTTTTCGGTAATACTTGAATGAACAACAGGCAACTTAACTCCATAGACCATAGGAACTTCTATGTGAAGAAATGCTTTATTTATTACCCTGAATCCGTAGAAATTATCTTCTACTAAAATCATCTTCTTAACATCACCGCTTTGTGCAATGTCTACTAAATCCTCAACCCTCAGAAGGGATCGTCCTATGCTGAAGGTGCTTTTAAATAATGGTATCACTCCTGTATGTTACAGAAGCTCCATTGGTTTGTCAAAGGAAAAAGCAGGGCATCCGTCATATTTAACTTTTTCTATCGTCAAATCTTTTGTCTTTTTTTCTTTGAGATCTTTTTTTAAGTCGGCAGATGCGACCCTCACTCCATCCTTGTCTACTAAAGTGTAAAACTCTCTAGGAAATTTAAATGGACAATGCCACATGGGAGTCCCGTCTTTTTTGAGTTGGCCAGCATACTCTGCTCTACCACAAACAACTCTGCCAGCAAAGCCATCGTCTCTACCTAAATAGCCCTTATCGTAAGCTAAATTTTTAGAGGCGGCAACTTCATTAAAATTATTAATAATTTGTTGAACTTCTGTCAAAAAATATTCAAAGCCTTCTAACTCGTCTTCGTCTAATGGCTCCATTTCACAACACCCATCGTTATTGCAATCAAACTTAACAAACAAAAACTCCATCTTTCTTTTTAAGAACTCTGGATATAAGTGTTTTACCGCCAAACAATACATTAAATTCTGCATGTTGTCGGTATACTCCTTTCCAGAAAAAATTTGTTTTGATGTTTTAAAATCTCTAATAAGGGCAGTCTTCTTTCTCTTAAATAAAAAAAGCTTATCAATAAAGCCTAGTATGCGGTAGTTTTTACCCTGTTCGTTTACAGATATATCAAAATCCTTTTCACTGATAGAGTTGGTTGGCTTCCCGTCCTTGTCCCCAAAAAAATCGTAATTAAGACCCTCTACTGTCATTTGGTTTATCAGGTCCATATTCTCAAAATCATCTATATTATGTTTTTTAGCATATGCTTCTATCATCCTTTTGACTGGAGGTGAGGCAAAGGCGTTTTGAGTTTTAATTATGCGGGTATAATGTTTTTTATGCTTAGGATTTCCCAAATTTTCAAAAACAGCGTGACATATCGTTCCACGTAAACTCCCCTCGTTAGCTTTATCTGGGAGCTTTAAGTGGTATTTGCACCAATACTGCCAAGAACACATTTGTAGCGTCTTTATGCGTGATGCAGATAGAGGCTTGTTCTCAGAAGTCGTCATAATGAAATGAGTTTTTCTTTACAAGCTTTGCAAAAGAAGAAGAAAAACTTTTATTTACACCTCGTTGATTCATATCTTTAGCAATCTTTATCACTTTAGACATGGATTCTTGATGTTGTATATTATAGCAATCTGAAGCGTATTTTTCTATTTGATCTTTAGACATTTCCCCAAAGTCATTCTCTTCAGGAGGAATAAAGTATATTTTGTCAAAATCAATCGACTCAACCAATTTAAAAATAGATTTAATTGCTCCTTCAAACCCTCTGTTGACGGAAGATGTGTGATCGTTATTGAAAGATACAAAAACTTTTTTTATAGGCAATAAAGATAACCTTGCTATAAATTTTGGAGAAATGTTCAAGCCAAAAGAAACAAGAACATTTTTTATGCCATTGTTATATAAAGACAAACAGTCTCCTACAGATTCCACAATGTGAACTGCTTCTTTTTCTTCTATAGCTTTTTGGACTTTAGTAATATTGTAATATGGGAAAAACCAACCTGATGACTTCCCCATATGTAACCACTTTGGTCTATCATCGTTAGTAACCTTTCTGCCAGAAAATCCATGTATCCTGCCGTCTTTTCTGAAAATTGGAAATATTACCCTTTGATACATTTTGCCAGACATGGCTAATCCACACTTAAAGTCCTCAAGGGTTTCTTTACTAATGTCTTTTTCTAGGTAAAAATCATGATGAGGTAAAAGCTTTGTCAGAACTTTAGGAGAGTATGTCTTCTCTTCTTTCAATAGGTGTTTTTGTTTTATTCTTGCTCCTATATTTACACCGTTATCCTTTAAATAATGCTTTACTGCATTAGGGTCTTTTGTGTTTAGAGTTTTTTGGAGTAGAGCCTCGAAAGGCATAAACTGAGAGTCCTCTACATAGTCTTTCCAGACTCCAGTATCTTTATAAATTTGAAGGGCTGTTGAGTTGTCGCCAGATCTATATACTGCATTTGTTCTCCAGTATGATCCGTGATCCTTGAGGCGATACCCAAGGTTTTCTAGAACCTCTTTGTAATTCATTACGCTCTAAGATTGATTGGTATCTCTTCTGTCTCATTTGTATTAACCTCAACCCCTCCTCCATTAAAGGCATTTACAACATCTTGCAAATCTCCGCACTCAGTAATCCTAAAATTTTCTATATTTAAATTAATAAAATTTTGCTTCTTGCTGCCATCTGGCATTTCTACTGGATGGATTGCTCTAAGAGCATCTTTGCCAAGATGTCTGCATTTTAGGTTGATTAGCTTGTGAGTGCCAAAGTTTACTCCCTCTTCATGAATCTCATCTGCCACCTTTCTTCTAAGCAGGAAAAGATGAGAACAAAATTGAGTAATTCCATCAGACAGCGATACAACGCTTTCATCATCAACTATTCCACCTGCTCCTCTATTGTTGGTGATGCCCAACCTGTTAGACTGAACTGAGGTAAGCATTGAGACGCACGGTTTACCATCAAAAGATAAGTCCCTTTGGATAGTCTGTTTGAATTTGTGAACCATATACGAGACCTGTTGCCAACCGTCAACTTTGCCAATGCTGCCAAAGTCACTCTTGATATAGTCAAAGCTAAAAATCAGAGGGTTTCCTCTTCCTATCTTGGAAAAATAAAATCTTTTAAGAAGAGAGCACATTTCATCTGGAGACAAACCTGCTACATTCTCGTAATAGAACTCCATGTTTTTAATTTTACTCCAAGCTGCTCTAACCTTTGCTACAACCTGCTCTGGCGATAAATCCTTATATCCTGTTGTTCTCCATTTACCTGTTTGCAACAACCACACAGGAATTCCTGTCATCGCTGAACACTGTCTAAAGATAAGTTCCTCTTCACTCATCTCTCCGTTATCAAAGTGAAGCACGGGGACATCATGCTCGGCAGAAACTCTAGTCGTGTAATCCATGCAGAAGTTAGTTTTACCTACTCCTGATCTAGCCACAATGACTGATATGTTACCTGCAAGGAGCAAAGACCCATACATTTCATTAATTCTTTGATGGGGACCAAGCATTCCAAAGTCCTCTACAGGGTTGTTCCCCCTGTCTTCCACAAGCTCCTCCATCATATCAAACAGATTGACAGGACCAGCTTCTGTCATCTCAAAATCTTTTATATTTTTATTATAGATTTGATCAGACTGTTCAATAAGCTCGCCATACTTCAGGTTTGGGTCTGCATTCTTAACAAATGACGCGACCTTTTTGCAGCTTGTATAAATTTCCCTACGGGCTGTATATTTTTTAAGCTCTTTAACAGAACTCAAGAAAATGTTTTCTGTGATTTTGTAAAAAGCTAATGAGAACACATATTCAGCAATGTCCACGCTGTCAGGAAAGGAGACTTTTAATTGTTGTATCCTTTGAACAAGTATTGTCTCATCGATATTTTCTGCATTGTCTAATGCATTTTTTAATAATTTAAATATTGATACGTTTACCTTGGAATCCTCTGAGTAAAAGTCACTCTCATTTATAAAGCTAGATATCTCCTCCCACTTGTGCTGATGTTGTAGGATGCCGCTTAAGACTTTCTTCTCTAAATCAAAGGAGTAGATCATATGGTGATATCGTCATCTTTTTTAGCCATTGCCATCTCTATTAATTTGCCAAGAGCCATGTCAACGCAAGGGTTTTCTGTTTTACTTGTCATACTGGGGCAACCCTCTTTGTTAACATAAAGTAAAATAAACCCTCTATTACCTCCATTTACAGAGCCTGTAGAGTCGTAAACCTTATCTAGTAGTGATTGAGGAATACCTCCAGTGCTCTCTTCTTCGTCTAATTTCATTTTAAAAGTTTTATTAAGTTTTTAGGATATTTCTTTGAGTCTAGAACATCAGACTCTAATACCCTAATAAGTTTTATATTATTAATATCACAAAAGTATTCTTTCTTCTCATCCCTCTGTAGTTGTTGGAGAAACTTCTGGCGAGAATTAGAATGAAAAAACTGATTATACCTATAATGCTGGTTGCCATCCACCTCAATAGCTATCTTCTGAGTTGCGTTGTAAAGATCTAGGGTCATTCTCGTCCCAGCAACAGGGAACTCTTCAAAAACTACATCTGCGAACCAATAAGGCTTAACTTGGTTTTTTACGTCTTTTTGAATCCCACTTTTACAATCAGAGTCCCAGTCAATCAAATATTTGCTGACGTTTTTTATCTTTTTCTCTCGACCATTGGAACACAAAAATATCATTGCTTAAGAATATTCTCTTTTACAAAATCAACAAGAAGCGATGTAATTTTTTCATCTGACTCTAGAAACTCATACACCGCTTTGATTCCTTGGTAAGAATCTTTTGTTTCTATTTTATTATCGCTTAGATAGGTTTTTACTTTATCATCAAGTTTGATCCAAGCTCCTGATTTCTCTAAATAACCCCACATCAAAAGCATGTCAACAACTTCCCTCTCAAGCCAAATAGATTTTCCGTTATTGCGACCATGCTTGATTGGATAAGTTACAATTTGTCCTGTGGCTTCATTTGTTGATTTTAAAATTAAAACCTTGGCGTTGTGTCCATAAATTTTATTTTCAGGAGTTATTTGTTCTTTTGGATTTTCTAGAATCTTGTCGCCTTTAGTTTGTTTTTTAAATTGCAGAATCCAGTCTGGATAATGAAGGATTGCATTTCCACCACTGCTATCTGTTTGGTTGTTTGGGTCTTGTTTGGCATACATGCTAGTGGTGATGCTTGACCTGACTTGAGAAATCATAATGCACATGTGACCAAACTTACTCATGCCCAGACTCACTCTCTTCAGGAAATCAGAGGTCATCAAAGCTCCTCCTGCTACCTTTCTAGCATCAGAAGATCCTTTTTCTAAATCTTCTTTTGTTATTAGCCCATCCATGCTGTCAATTACAATGCAGAATTTCTCTTTGTCTGGATTGTTTTTTAGTAAACCTCTGAGGAAATCAATCATAGTATCCATGATGTGACACTCAAGAACCAAGCATGTCCCCACATCCCAATCTTCTGCTGAGTGAACAAACTTAATACCTGCTCTATCTTTAATCTCTTGGCTTAATCTTCCTTCAGCCATTACGAAAAGCCCTTTAGAATTTTCTAAAGTTTTAAGCATGTTGTGCATAACATGCAGAGCCTCATTTGTTTTTCCTCCTTCGTTAGCTCCAATAAACCTGTGTAAACCAGACCCAAAACCACCCCCTAAAACGTGATCAAGAATCATAGATCCACTGGACACTAGGTATGGTTCTGCTCCTTCCTCTAAGTTGTAGTGGTAGTCTTTGTTTGATTTGAGGAACGCCTCTGTATAATCCTTCGATCCGCTTTTCTTCTTCATCTTAGTCATTTAAAAAATCTCTTAGTGTTCTTGTTTTCTTCTTTATAGTATCTTCTCCAACTTTTACGCCCATGTCAACAAATTTATCCTTATCTGGGGGTTTATAGTTAAATTCCTTGTATTTTTTATTTAAATATTCTCTTCCATCTCTGGTTAAAAAATATTTAATAGTCCCTTTTAATTCAAAGGGAGGTTTAACCTTGCTTAGAAAATCGAGGTCGTTTTCAAACTGTGTAAAAATCTTTGTCACAGTAGACATTTCAAAAACGTAATTTACTGGCTTTGAGCCGCCCAGCATACGTTTCAAAAAATCTTTCCTTTCTTTAAAAAAGGGTTTTGCTTGTTTTTTTGCTTTTGGCAAAAACTCATGACCACAATCACAAACTTTGATCCGCGCTCCTAGTAGACTATTACAGGATGGACATAACTTTTTACCTCTTGGCATACAGTCAGTATAACTGCATGTGGAATTAAGTCAATAGCTCCATGTCATGTTTAACCATTTTATTCACTAGCTGAATAAAACTTGTTTTTGGTTCCCAGCCAAGCTCTTTTCTTGCTCTAGCTGAGTCGCCCCAAAGTAAGTCAACTTCTGCTGGACGGTAAAACTTAGGATCAACTTCCATCAATAAATCATCTGCGTGGTAGTATTTTAATTCTTTTCCATATCCTTCCCATCTGCAAATGCTTCTATGAAAACCAGCGAAGTTAAAAGCTTCTTCAACAAACTCTTTTATAGTGTGTGTTTCATCTGAAGACAAAACATAATCATCAGGTTTTTTCCTTCTGATATAGGTTAGGTTCTCTTCTTGATTGAGCATTTTCCAAACACCATCTACAAAATCTTCTGCGTCACTCCAATCTCTTTTAGAATCTACATTGCCTAATCTTAAAGGTTCAAAGTTTTCTTTTCGGGCAAACTCATCAGCAATACGAGCTACGTTTTGGGTAATCTTCCTAGTAACAAATTCTACACCTCTTCTAGTTCCTTCGTGATTAAATAACCATCCTTGGACAGCATATAAGTTGTAAGAATCTCTGTATACCTTGACTAAGTGTCTTGCGGCACATTTAGAAGCTCCGTATGGGCTTCTAGGACGCAGCGGATGTTCTTCTGATTGAGGTTCTGTAATAACGTCCCCAAACTCCTCAGAGCTACCTGCATTGTAATATCTGCAATCTGGAACGTGTTTTCTTATAGCTTCTAGCTGATGAAGAACCGCCATACAATTAGTTTGCATGTGGTTAACTGGCATTTGCCAACTTGTGCCTACAAATGAATTAGCGGCAAAATTTATAAAGTAATCAGGCTTGTGCTCAAAGATGACTCTATCAATGTTTTCTGCATCAGTAACATCTAAATCAATTAAAAAGAATCTTGGGTTATCTAAGAGGTGTTCTATATTTTCATGATTTTTAACACTAAGTCTCCTTACACCGCCTATGATTGTATGCTCAGTGTTATTGATTAAGTAGTCCACCATGTGACTACCATCTTGACCTGTTACTCCAGTAATAATAATTTTTTTCATTTTGACGTATTATACATGTCACTCAAACATTCTTCAAGTTTATGTAAACCTATGTTTTTTATTTCTTTACTAAAAATAGTTACTTGATTTTCATTCTTAGGAACCCAGTTTAAATGTGTCGCGGCATCTGGGTAAAAAGATAAATCATAGAGACCAATTGTTGGGTGTGAAAACGCAGAAGATGCCCAAATCATTCCCGTATCACAAGACACTAAAATTTTGCTCTGCAAAACTTTAATTACTGATTCACTATAATTGCCTTCAAAATGCTCAACACCCTCTATTGAATCCTCTTCTCCTCCTTTTATTTGTATAAGTTTTAAATTATTTTCTTCACAAAAACCTTTAACAATTTCAATTTGCTCTAAAGTTACAGCTTTTGTATTATATTCTCCTTCTTTATTTTTCCTTCTGCCTGTGCATATTGTTATAGTTTCTTCTTGTTCTACTTCTGGTTTCGGTAGTTTGAAGTTTTCTTGTTCTTTTGTTGGTCTTGGAAGAGAGTGCATAACACAGGATTCCGCTGTTTGGTGCCAATAATTATACCAATCTGCTACGGTGTGTTTCTCCATTGGTTGAAAAAATTGAAAAGAATTTTCTCCCGCTTTTTTTTCTAACTCTAATAATTTTCCAAGATTAGCAGAGTCTACTGTTAAGGGCCAATCTTCATAGCCTTCCCATATTATAAATTTATCTATATATGGACTTAATCTTAAAATAGGTATAACGTCAGTATATTTTTTATTTACTGAATAAATCATAGTAGAACTAGGCCAAATCGACTTAATTACACTACAAGCCGTCAACCCTATGAATAAATCTCCATATTGACCTTGATTAAATCCTACTACAAAAGGTTTCATTTTGACTTATATATGTTAACAATATTTTTTGCTATAGAAAACTTAGAAAACTTATGCTGAACCCAAGGAGTCCACTCATCAACAATAACACTTTGGTAATGGGTGAAGTGATTAATGAGAGAGTTGTAGGTAGATGTTACTGATTCTACTGTTGGCTCTGCTACGCAAAAATCTGGACAAAGAGAAGAATTTGGATTGTCACTACAAACAAGAGGTATTGCTCCTGCTGCCATAGCTTCTAAAGCAGGTAAACCAAGACCTTCAAACTTAGAAGGTAAAGCTACTACTTTGCTAGAATTATATAATTGATTTAGTGTTAAATCATTTACTAAACCTAAATAATTGCCATTAGCGGCTTGGCCAGATGGTCCCACTACATATTTTTCTATATTGTCCAATAAGTTAAATCTTTTATTAGGATCATTCCATCGACCGACATATAAACAGTTTATTTGTTTTTTTACTTGGGGATCATAGAAAATATCTTTTATTGGGTTCCATATAATGTGTGCATCAACTCCAATGTCTTTTAATTGTTGTTGCACTGGTTTACTTATACATGTGACTACATTTGCGTGAGATAATTGATCCTTTAGTTTATCAATAGGAAAATCATCTATGTGAGGCGGGATATCTAAGACATTAAAAATTTTAAAGCCTTTTTTTGGCAATTGGGTATTGCCCTCCCACAAAGCAGAATCGTTGTGTTCAGAATCAATTGAATCATACTCGAAATTGTTTGCAAAAATAATATCGTAATCATCTCCTGTCACAACCTCATGACCAATGCCTTTTAGCCCGTCTTTAATACGAGGAATTTGGCACCAGTATTCTTTGGCTCCATATACTTTTATTCTGAGCATAATACTTTAGGTAATGGTATATTGTTTTTCTTATGAAACTCTTCGTCAAATTCTAAATGATGGTGTTCATGGTTCCATTTATATCCACAATGACCAAAATGTCTATGTTGATATTCTACTTTTCTTTTGCCTATTCTATCATTTAACCAAGTATAATGAGGTATATAGGCTACATCTTCGGGAATAATTTCTAATTCTTCGATATTATCGAATCTCATCAATTTGCCTTCGTGACCATAACAAATATCGTTATCCCAATAAAATGCCTCCAAAAAATATTGATTATCGATATTAGTTTTAAAGATTCTTGGTGGTTGAAAAGGTTCCTCTAAATAATGTTTTAAATCAAAAACGTGATTCTTGAGAGATATTTTAAATAAATTTTTATTACTAGATTCAACATATTTTTCTATGTTATTGATATCTTCGTCTGTATAAAACTCGTCTGAATCAACAAGCCAAATATAGTCTAAATCATATTTTTTTAAATAAAACAAAGAAAAATTTCTAGCCTCTGCCTCTGTTATATATTGTGGGCTATCAACAAGATGTTTTAACTTTTTTTGTTCAACAAGCTCTCTTAACAAATCTGTGGTATGATCATGGAATTGGTCAATACCCTTATACTCTTTAAAAGGCACGGACACAGCAGAAACGATGTAATTTTTTCTGTTTAAGAAGGGTTCTATGGATTTTAATACATAGTCTTCTGTATTATATCCACAATAAATTATTCCATATTTTTTCATAACTTAGGCCAAATTGGTTGAGGCATATTATGCCTTTTTTTGCGCGAATCTCCATTTTTAATTTCTTCCATCTCGTAAGAAGAATCGTATTTACCGCTTTGCCTATGATTCCATATCTTACCCCAAAATTTATTTACTTCGTTTCTTTTCTTCAAATCCAAGTATCCTAAATGAATAATTTTTGGATTTTCTTTATAAAAATCAACCTTGCCAACACATGGTAACAAATTACCTTTTTCGTCTATTAATTCACAAGTATCACTTTTTTCTGGATCAAGACTTCCATCTTCTTTTCTGGCCCAATTGACAGATCCTCTATAAGATCCTTGTCTCGTATGCAGATACCATTTATGTCCAATACTTATATAATGATCTAAATCCTCATATAGATCAATTGTTGGTAACATAACGCTGCAAGGAAAATCATTGTCTAAAATAGCCTTACAACAAATTTCTAAATGTTCTTTTTTTCCTGATATTCTTTCGTCTAAGTCGCACTGGAGAACTATATCTTTTCTGCAATTTTGAAGTGCAGCATTTTTTAATTTACCCTCCCAATAAACATCTGCTTCTACCTCTACATGTCTAGAAACTACTCCTATTTTTTTAGGATCGTAGAATTTGCTTTTTATAATTCTATTCCTAACTTTTTCGTGTTCCCACCTAAAGGTGGCTATAATTATTTCATCAACATAGTATAACCAATTAGAGAAGACCTCATCAAAATCTACGTCTATTTTATCTATATTGAAGACAGTTGTATATAAAGAAATCATTTAAATATAGGCTTGAATAGTGAAAAATCATGTTTGTCTACAATTCCTTCTTTTTCTTCTAAGATGTTAAATCTATACCAATCATTTAGAAATTTATCAAAGTCTATGTATTCTTTTATCCGATCAGTAAGATATGTGCGAAAGCATTCTTTTACAGAATCAATGTTAAAAGGATCAAAGCCTTCAGTGTAAATTTCTTGAATTAATTTTGATCTATTTTCATACCTTTTTTGAACCAGTTCAGGATCATCTTCAAATCCTAACAAAAGATGGTTTGTGTTTGGCAGGAAGTAATATTTGAAATTATGCTCAATGAAATAATAGGGGTCTTGCCTTATTTCAGATCTCACATTTTTTTGATATTCTTTATTCCAAAAATTTTGCTTAGATAATTCAATTGTTCTGGATGAACCTGCTATTCCTTCATGTGGGTTATTTACAAAACGAGTTTGTTCTTTTAGTTTAAACAAAAATCTTTTATTGTATAAATATACCCCATCAACTTCAGATTTATCTAAATGCTTGCAGAAATCGGATAACTTATTTGTAAAAACAGGAGATAATCTTTCCAAAGTATCTATAACTAAAAACCAGTCTCCTACTTTCATTGGGCCTTGAAATAGACAATGGTTTCTGCTGAAATCAAATCTGTTACACCATTTTGTTTTAATGATTTCTCCTTTTGCTTTTACTGAATCTAAATAATCATATCCAGAATCCAGAGGATAGTGAAACACCCAGACAAGTCCATTAAAATCATTTTTTATTGGTTCAATCAACTCTTTTAGATCTTTCTCATGACCTTTTGAAGTCATGCCTGTAAGCCAAATTCTCATCCTATTGTTTTTGAATAAACTTTTTTACTGTCGAAAAAGGAAAAGGGTGTTTGTGAGTTCGTTAGTTTTTTTAAGAAGTGACCTGAAACTATTTCACAATGAACTTTACCAAGCTTATCTAAGTGGTTTTGAGCTTCTTTCCAAGCTATAAATATTTCATTTGTTCTACTTATATTGGGTTGGAATGTAAAAGTGGGACCATATTCAGTGTAGTTTATAGCTTGAGTAAATATATCCTCATTTTCTAATAAAATATTACCCTCTGGCTCTTTAAATTTTACACCTCTATTAAAACGGACACAAATCTGATCTGGGTTATTATCTAGGAATTCTATTGATTTTTTAAATGCGTCCTCTAATTTAATTTTATTTACTTGAATAAGTTCATCATCTTCTACCCAAAAAGAATATTTTTGTTTTCTTATTTCTAGGTCAGAATAGCTTTTATATATGTCTTTGAAATATCCAGCAGAGTGAACTTGATGATTTTCTGCATGATACACTATATTTTCTTTTGTTTCTATAACTCTAATATTAAGAGAAGAGCATAGTGACTTTATTTCTTCGGCAATGTCTTCCTCTCCATCTCTTGATTTCAGATGTAGTAATCTATTCGCAAATACAGACGGGTCTATTTTTTCATAAAGATTATTAATACAATCTTTATAAGTGTGTCTACCAGCATGACCCATAGTGGTGCAAAAAACAATTAAATTAAGAGGAAGTGGCTTCATTTATTTTTTTTCTAAGATTTGATGAAGAAAAAGAGTGATCTCTAGTGTTGTAAATTACAGTATATTTTTTGCCGCTTAAATTTTTACCTGTAAATTCTTTGCCTTTCCAATCAGACCCTATAAATCTATAATCAATTGGAATTGATGTTAGTATTTCCAAAAGATCTTCTTCTGTTTCATAAGGTATAACTTTATCTACAAATTTTGTAGCGTTTAATTGTATAAATCTCTCCACTAAAGATTGTATTGGAGAATTTTTATATTTCCTATCTACTTGGGGATTAACCTGTAATCCTACTACTAGCTCATCGCATTGAGACGCACACTCCTCAAGCATGATCACATGACCAGCGTGGAGTAAATCAAATGCACCGCAAGTAAATCCTATTTTTTTAGACATAAAAACCTCTGGGCCTTAGTATCAGACCCAGAGGTCTACTATGACCTCAAGGAAATAAATCCTCGACCTGTCCTATTGTAGAATTAGTTGTCGTATTTGTCAACTAATCCTCAATAATCTCTTCACTGATGCGCCCAAGTATATAGGCAAGTGTATCATCGGTGTCAAAATCGGGGGGTGGATTCTCGATCTCCTCTTCAGTTGTGGTGCTTAGGTCAGTCATAGTATGACTTTCTACACCAAATTTTTTCAAAAGGGAATTAACCCTCACAAGAAGAACAACTTAATATAGACCTAGCTAATTCTTGACTAGGATTAGCGCTTCTTTGATAGTAAAAACTCTTAACTCCTTGTTCCCAGCCGAAAATAAGAAGTTCACTTACTTGTTTAGGTGGGCATTTTGGAGAAATCATCACATTTAAGCTCTGCCCCTGATCAATGTATTTTTGTCTTTGTGCAGCCTGTATCACTATCTCCTTTTGGGAAATCTCTCCAAAAGTTTTAAATACGTCTTTTTCATGATCTGAAAGAAAGTCTAAGTGTTGAACTGAGCCTCCTTTTACTAAAATTGACTTCCAAGTGGTCGTATTATTTTTACCTTTCTCTTCAAGAAGTTCTTCTAAGTGAGGGTTTTTGTATGTAAATTTACCCTTGGCTAAGTCTTTGGTAAAATAATTACTATTTAATGGCTCAATAGATGGAGAAACTTGGCCAAGAATAAATGAGCTAGATGTGGTGGGTGCGATAGCCATTGTGGTCATATTGCGTCTACCATAACCACGAAGATGTTCTGGTTCTCCAAACTCCTCTGCTAGTTTTGAGGTAGCTCTGTCGCAACGCTCTCTTATAATGTTGTGGATTTCTGCATTTAAAAATTGTGCTTCCAAACCCTCAAATGCAATACTCTTAGATTGCAGTAATGAATGCCAGCCTAAAACACCGAGACCTAATGCTCTTTGTCTTTTGGCAAAGTTATGACAAGACTTCATGAAGGGAATATTTTCTGTTTTGTAGATATATTCCTCCATAACTGCATCAAGAAACCAAACAAGTGTTTCTACAGCATCGGTCTCTTTAATCTCGTCCCATCTAAGCAAGTTTAGAGAAGACAAACAACACACAAAGGATTCATCTTCTGATGAGTGGAGTGCGATCTCACTGCAAAGATTAGAAGCGTGAATCTTAAGCTTTTTATCTTTATATGCTTGAGGTGCATTGTTGTTAGCGTTGTCCGTAAAGAAAATGTAGGGATAACCTGTTTCAAATCTTTTCTTTATGACATTGGCCCAAACTTTTCTTTTGTCTTTATCTCCCTCAACCATTGACTGCATCCACTTGTCGTCAATGCAAACAGCAAAGGACATTTCTTGAATGGGGTTCCCTTCACTTCTTATTCTTAAGAATTCATCTATGTCAGGATGGTCAATTGGAAGGTAAGCTGCAAAAGATCCTCTTCTTACATGACCTTGAGATACAATCGCGGCAACTTTATCATACAATTCCATAAAGTATACTGCTCCAGCAGAAACTCCACCAACACTAATAGGCACACCTCTTCCCCTTAAATCACCAAAGTAGCCAGATGTTCCTGAGCCGTGCTTGGTTTGCATTCCAACTTCTGCTTGTTTGCGAAGAATGGAATCCATTTTATCATCAATGTATACGCCATTACAAGATATAGGAAGACCTCTGTCTTTGCCAAAATTGGACCACACTGGACTCGCGAGAGAGTAGAACCCCCTCTTCATATAATCTTCAAACTTGTCTGCGAATCCGCTTTGTCTGAGATATTTCTCAGCAGCCTCCGCAATAGCCCTTATTCTTTTTTTAGGACTCTCTCCTTTTTGTAAGTAGCCCCTTTCAAGGAACTGTTTTGAATCTTCGTTTAACCAATAATAATCTTTCATTAGAATAAATCCTCTGCATCAAATGTTTGCGAATTTTTCGCGTATTCAACAGGTCGAGTGTGGAAAAAATCTGTAGCGTTATTGCCAAGCAGTTCTTCCTCAAACCAAATTGTATTCACTAAAAGAGTCTTGTCAACATCAAAAGCTTCAGGAAACCCAATTTGTTCTAATGATTCGTTAATTCTGTTTTTTATAAATTCTTTTAAAATCGGCGCTGTTAGCCCCTTTTCTTGATATCCGTTTATCATCCAGTCAACAATCTGCGATTCTGCTTTAAAGGCGGCTTCAGATTCTTGAATTATTCTGTTCTCTAGTTCCTCATCAAATAGTTCTGGATGCTCTTCTCTAATCGTATTGATTATTTTTATTCCTGCCAAAGCATGAATATTTTCCTCATTCCTAGTATACTTGACCTGCTGGCCAGTATCCTTGAGGACGTTTTTGTATCTATTAAACCAGTTGATAATGTAGAACTGAGAAAACAACGACACATTCTCTACAAATAAAGTAAAAAGAATAATTGAATAAACATATTGCTTCTTAGAATCCTTGTAGAACCTATGGTTATATTTTCTTAGGTAATTAACACGACCCTCAATAAAATCTAATTTTAAATTCTCCTCGAAAATGTCTTCTAACCCTAAAACCTTAAGCAGTCTTTCATAAGCATTGTTGTGAATAACCTCTACATTAGCCATGACATAACCGAGGTCCGTTAAGCTGGGGTGGGGTAAGTTATCTCCTAGTTTGCTCCAGAACTTTTTTACCGCTACTTCAATTTGTCCAATAGCAGAAAGAGTTCTTATTATTATCTCTTTTTCTGTATCGTTTAAATTCACGTTAAAGTCCTGCACATCACTAGTAAAACTAAATTCTTTGTCTGTCCAAAACCCATTATGCATGGCTTCTATAAATTCTTGCGCCCAAGGGTAGTGGTCTGGTTTTCTGGAAATCTGCTCGTCAAAAATCATCTCGTAAAGTTACACATGTTAGAAGGGTCAAAGAACCCCGTCAATGGTTTTTCTTAAAAAAATGCCAAGGGCATTAAATTAATATGAACGTATGGGTAACGTAAGGAATATTATTTTAATTCGTATCCTATACGCTCGTCTCCCATACGATGGATTTACTTAAGAATAAAGGCGTTTTTTTAGGTGTCAAGAAAAAAATGAATTGATTTTTCGGATTTACGCGCTATATTAGAGGTATAGTTTGATTGAAGATCTTACAGATTCAGCCTTGACCGATCTAATTAAGGCTGAGAACGACGAGGGAGCCTTGGAAGAATTAATATCAAGGCACTCTGGAATTTATGTGGACATGCTAAAAAAATTTGGCATGAATTGCTTGACCCATAATCAAGTTTCTGACATTATGAACGATAAGGATTATGTGATTTACAAGGCGGCACTAGAATATGACGAGACTAAAGCCAAATTTTCCACTCATTTAGCGAACAAAACAAAATATATGTGTCTTACTCAAAAGACTAAAAACAAAAATAATAAAATATCTTCAAATTTTGATGATGTCCAATTTTCTCAAAAAGACAATTCTTACACACCTGACGAAGAGTGCAAAATTAATGATTCTTTTTCTAGAATCTTAAATTTAATAAATAAACACAAAGATAAAAGACTTAAAACAATTTTTCATGAAAGATATTTTTGTGGTCGAAGAGGCAAACTTAAACCTTGGAAAGAAGTCGCAAGAAAATTAAATTTATCAGCACAGGGGTGCATTAATATTCACAATAAAGCTGTCAAAGAAATCAGTTTAAAAATAGATAATGAAAAAATTAAATTTTGATGGGCCTATTAACTCACTTAGCTTAGGAAATGTATCTGTAAATTTTTTAAGAGAATTAAGAAAAAAAGATCTTGATATTGGGCTTTTCCCCGTTGGAGATAAAGGAGAGTTCGACGCTTACGATAAAATAGATGAAGATTTTAAAAAATGGGTCACCCTGAGCGCTAACTCCAGACTAAAAAAACTAAAATCTGATATACCAACTCTTAAAGTTTGGCACATTAACGGATCAGAAAAGATGTTGCCAAATCAATATCTTTACACTTTCTATGAGTTAGATTCTCCCACGGAGGAAGAAGTAAATATAGTTAAATTACAAAAGCATGTTTTCTTTTCTTCATCTGAGGCTATGGAAATATTCAAAGAAAAAGGATGTAACAATGTTAGTTACATTCCACTAGGCTTTGATTTAGATTTTCATGAAACAAACAAAGAATATCTAAAAGATATAATTCATTTCGGACTGATTGGCAAGTTTGAGAGAAGAAAAAATACACAAGCTTTAATCCAGTTGTGGCTTAAAAAATATGGCAACAATCCTAAATATCAATTAAGCTGCTTAATTACAAATCCATTTTTTAATCAAGAACAGATGGATTCTGCGATTCAATCCTGTTTAGGAGGGCAAAATTATTCAAACATAAATTTATTACCCCACTTAAAGACAAATTCTGAAGTTAATGATTTAATTAATTCAATTGATATAGATTTATCAGGATTATCAAATGGAGAAGGATGGAATCTCCCTTCGTTTAACGCTACAGCTTTAGGAAAATGGTCAATTGTTAGCAACTGTTCTGCTCATAAAGATTGGGCTACCGAAGACAATTGCATTTTAGTAAACCCTATGGGGAAACAACCTTGTTATGATAATTTCTTTTTTAAGGAAGGGATGCCTTTTAATCAAGGAAAATATTATAAGTTAAAAGGGGAAGATATCCTAAAAGCCTTTGATGAAGCGGTCAAAAAAGTGGGACAGAAAAACACAGAAGGGACAAAACTGCGAGACAAATTTACCTATTCTAAAACAATAGATTCAATTTTAGACTGTATTTACAGTGATTATTGAAATGGCACGTTTAATGTTATATAATAATATATTATGAATTATAAATTAAATACTCACTTATTGGATAACTTCTTTGATGCATTTGGAACAAGTAAACACGCTGATGTTAAAGACTGCGGCGATGTATATAGCGCTGAATTTGAGCTTGCTGGCTTTGCCAAAGATGACATTGATATTACAGCAACAAATGATAATTTAATTATCAAAGCAAAAAATGAAAAGCGTCAAAAGGATTTTAAATTAAATTTATATGGCGCTGTATCAGTAGAGGATATTACCTGTGATACTGAAAATGGTTTACTAACGGTTACAATGCCAAAAAAATGTGTCAGCGAACAACGTAAAATTAGCATTAATTAATGCCTATTTATATTTATAAGCATCCCACTGAGGAGGTGTATGAGGAAGTTATTCAAGGAATGAATGATGCTCATACATTCTCTAAAGATGGGGTAGAATGGCAAAGGGTTTTCCTTCCTCCAAATGCTGCTATTTCATCAAGCTCAGACCCATTTAATAGCAACTCTTTTTTGGAAAAGACATCAAACATGAAAGGCACATTTGGTGATATGATGGATTATTCAGCAGAACTTAGTGAAAAGAGGGCTGAAAAATCTGGAGGGATTGACCCAATTAAAAAGAAGCATTTTCAGAGGTATGAAAAAGATGTAGGGAAGAAACATGTGAACGACAAGGGACACTCTTATGAGAATAAATCAATAAAAGTGGACTATGATTAATTATATAGTTACTGTCCCTATTCCAACCTGACCCCAAAGGTTGTATCCAGTTTGTATCAAAAGAGTTGCCCCAGATATTGCCATTGCTCCAGTAGCATAGTTGGCTGGCACTCCAACAGCAGAAGTATTCCCTCCCCATTCTGGAAGTCGAAATCCTGTCTCAAAATGTGTAATACCTCTCATAAAGTTTTCTCCAGAGAATAAAGTATCTGATTCGAAAACCACTGAACTTTGTCCACGGAAAGTATTAATTCCTCCAAAGTTATTATTACCAGACAACAAAGTATTTCCTATTACATCCAAATTTCCCGAGACAATACCAGACTGAGCTAAACTTGTATGATTGCCCATGTATGTTTGGCCCCCTATAAAGAAATGACCACTATTAAATTGCACTGCCAGACTATGATTTCTTGCAACAGTTAAAGATGTAGCAGATAGCGAATCTTTCATTATAACGGAACCAGTTGATTCAGTTGCAATAGTAACACCGCGACCCGCTAAGACTACATTATCTTGACTTCCAGTATTAAATGTAGTGCTAGAACCATGAACCAAAAAATTTCTACTTCCGCTAATGTCTCCATTTACAGAGTATAATGCAATATTGTCTCCATTATTTGAATCTGCGCCAATTTCTGTATTAGTCCCAGCTATCAGCAGATTTCCGTCATCGATAGAAAAACTATTATCACCAGTGTTCGGCAAACCAAATATTTGTTTTCCGTTTGTCGTAAACTGTCCAGTAAAAGCAAAATTTCCTGTTAAATTTTTAGATACATTGATCTGAACCCCAGTATCAGTCTGAGTGATATTTAAATCTCCAGAATCACTAAAAAAAGTGGGCATCTGGATTTGTTCAGGTTGAATTTTGTTAAAAGCCATGCTACAATAGATTATCTTTTATAAATTACACGAATTCAATGAAATTTACTCTTTATAAGCCAAACTCAAAAAATACAGGCGCTGCATTCAGCTTTGACCTAGCGAAAGACAAAAAAGGAAACGCTGTTATGTATGTATCTATGATACAGCAACATAGCTGGAATGATAAGACTAAAAGCGGCTCTTTTAAGGAAAATGCAAAAAATCCTGAAAAATCTGGCACAATTAAGTTATCTGCCAACGAAGCTGGTGAAATTCTCTCATCATTTAAAACCAGAATCCCTTTTTTGGCTTTCCATAGGAGAAACGATGACACAACAATTATCAAATTTACACCTTGGGATAAAAAAAGAAAAATTATAGGAAAGGATGGCGATGAATGGCACGAAACCCCAGCCTTTGGAGTTAGCGTTACCAGAAATTCCGCTATGACATTCAAACTGCCTTTAGAGGCTGGAGAAACAGAAGTTTTGTCTGAACTTCTCAAAAAATATATTTTAGAATCTTTTATTGTAGCTGACGCATATAAGACTCAACCTCAAAAAGAAACCTCCCAAGAAAGCTCTTCAGATATAGAAGATTCAGATGTCCCATTCTAAAAAACTAAAAGTATTAGTTCACTCTAATCACAGTAGGCTTGTTACTGGTTTTGGTAAAAATACCAAAAACATAATGATGGGTTTACACAATGATCCAGATATAGAATTAATTGAAGTTGCGAATGGAAGTAAGTATGGAGCAGATGCACTAACCCCTTGGGAGTCCTGTGGATCTTATCCTACTAATCCTAGCGTTTTGCAACAAATTCAAGGAGATGGAGCAAAAGAAAGAATGGCTCAATATGGATTTTATTGTATTGATGATATCGTAGAAAAATATAAACCCGATGTTTATTTAGGTGTTGAAGATATTTGGGCATTTACACAATATGAGCAAAAGCCTTGGTGGAATAAAATTAACAAAGTATTATGGACCACTTTAGATAGTCTTCCGATTTTAGATCAAGCCTTACACATGGAACCTCTTTGTGACAAGATGCTCGTTTGGGCTTCTTTCGCTGAAAAAGAAATGAAAAGACTTGGCTACAAAAATGTAGAGACTCTACACGGAGCAGTAGATTATACTAGTTTTTATCCATTAAAAAATAGAAATGAAATAAGAAAAAAATTTGGTATAGATGACTGCTTTGTAATTGGGTTCGTATTTAAGAATCAATTAAGAAAATCCGTGCCTAACCTTTTACAAGGATTTAAAACTTTTAAAGAAGAAAACCCAAACGTAAAAGCAAAACTTTTACTACACACAGATTGGGGAGAAGTGGGATCAGGATGGGATATACCTAGATATATAAAAGAAATGGGTATTGATCCTGAAGATATCCTATCAACATACGTTTGTCATGCTTGTGATTTCTATTATGTAGCTCCATATCAAGGAGAAGATAAGAATTGTCCAAGCTGCAATAAAGAAAAAACATTTAAAACAAAAAGCAGTATCAAAGGAATTGGAGAGAAGGAACTTAATGAACTTTATAATTGTATGGATGTTTATTGTCATCCATTCACTAGCGGAGGACAAGAGTTGCCAATCCAAGAGGCTAAAGCTGCTGGCTTAATCACATTGGTAACAGAATATTCTTGTGGGACAGATTCTTGCTACGAAGATCAAGGAGGTATACCTCTCAAATGGAACGAATACAGAGAACCTCAAACTCAATTTATAAAAGCATCTACTTGTCCAAAAGACATAGCCAATAAACTTTCATATGTTTACAAAATGGATGATGTTGATAAATGGCAATTATCCGTAAAAGCAATGAAATATGTAAGGGAAACCTTTTCCACAGAAAGAATATGTAAAAAACTAAAAGAGATTCTTTTGAATCTTAAGAAGCCCGAAATAAAAAAGGAGGAAGAAAAACAAAATCAAAAAGCTCTTGATTTACAAGATGTTTTAGATGACGAGGGAGTGGAAAACAGAATTGCAGTTATATTGCCTGAGTCTGCTGGAGATGTATTAATATTAAATTCTTTAATGGAAAATTTAAAAAGCTTATATCCAGAGAAGAATATTTATGTATTTACAAAACCTCAATTTTATCAAATGATAGAGGACAACCCAAGCATACATAAAATGTTACCGTATTCTCCTCAATTAGAAAATTTGCTATTTCTTGAGGGTAGAGGAAATCACCAAGGATATTTTGATATGGCCTTTCTGCCAAACATTGGAACACAGAGACACTTAAACTATCTCCACAATGGTAAAGATAAAACCCAATTTGAATTAAGATGAGTCACTTAGCAGAAGAATATGCAAAATCTTGTGGTGTTAAAATAGGCAAACCTGTTTTAAAACCTCACTATTTTCCAATACTGCATGATAAATATATTACAATTCATAATGATAAAAAAGTTCAATCTAAAGAATATGATATGTGGATTGATGTTATATCTTTGTTAAGACCACATCTAACAGATACAAAAATAATTCAAGTTGGAGCAATTGGAGAACAAACTATTGAAGGAGTAGACCAGCATATCCCAACAGGAACACTTAAACAATCTGCTTATATTATTAAAAATGCATTAGCTCATGTAGGAATTGATAGCGTCCCCGTTCATATAGCTTCTGCCCTAGATAGACCTGTAGTTGGTATTTATTCTCATACTTATGCATCCACATGCGAACCTCTTTGGAACGAAAAAAGTAAAGTTGTAACAATTGAATCAGATAGAGGGGGCAATAAACCCTCTTTCTCTTTAGAAGAAATCCCAAAAACAATAAATTTAATTAAGCCAGAAGAAATAGCTCAAGCTGTGCTTGATGTAATGGGTATTAATAAAACAATAAAACATAAAACTCTTTTTATTGGCAATCAATATACTTCAAACTTTGTAGAAATAATTCCAACCGTCCCAACATCAGTTCAAGCAAACCACATAGACGTAAGAATGGATTATGCTCATAACGAGCAGATATTATCTGAGATTATAAGCAGAAACGAAGTTGAGGTCACTTTATCCAAACCCATTGACTTAAGATTTTTAAAATCTGGAAAGATTAAAAAAATTGTATATAAAGCAAATAGCTTTGAAAAAGATTTTTTAACTGAAATTAAAAAATCAAGCATCCCTCACATAATAATATGCACATCTGGAAAGAACCTAGCTCAAGAAAGATTAAAAAATTTCGACTTTTTAATAAATTATTTAGACCTACAAGGCTTAATAAAAAATAATAAAAAAAGAATAAAAAACACAGATTTTAATAAAGTTAAAATCAAAAGTAACAAAAAGGTTGTATGTGGGAATAAGGTTTATGATAGTTTTTTTGATTTGAATGGAAGAAAAAATTTAGATCATTTTTATATTGACTTAGAATTCTTTAGAGTTTATACTGAAGAAGATGAGTGAGAAAAAGATCTACGGACCAGATATCTACAAGCGTAACGAGCATGGGTTGCTTGAAAATGTAGACTACGAATTTAACGAGGATGGCTCTGTCAACTGGAGAGCTATGATCAAGGAAGAATTCCTCTATCCTAACAAGGATTGGTTTGCTTCTAGGAAGAAAGATGTCCCTACTTCTGTTGAGGGTCTCTCCGATAAACAGCTTCTCATTATGCTTGGAGGCATCAAAGAGCTAGCTAAAATGAGAGGCTATCACACCATTGATTTCAAAGTAGATAATATCTCAGATGGTTACGTTACTGCAAAATGCCAGATAGACTGGATAGAAAATTATGAGTGTTCATTTGGAGGTATTAACTCCCGCTACACAGATGTAGCTAATGCCACTCTTGCAAATACAGACAATTTCTGCGCTAAATTCCTAGAAACAATAGCCTGTAACCGCGCTTTTGTCCGTTGTGTGCGTAATTATCTCAATATCCACATTGTAGGGGCAGACGAGATAGATAAGTCAAAAGGAGCTAATAATTCCAATACCGTGGAGTATGATGCCTCTAGCGACTCCGCTATGCTCCCATTAACGCCAGCAGGAACGCTCCAGAAGGCTTTGGACGAAGATAATGGGGTAAAGTCCTTCGATGACTTTAAATCGCTTCTGAGGACGTTCTGGAAGGAAGAAATATACAAAAATGAGGAAGCGGCAAATTGGAAGTCTTATGACGATATCCCAGCCAAAGAGTGCAGAAAGCTTATTGCAATCTGCAAAAAATCATAAGTCAAAGAAATTTCTTTGAGTAGCACTAAACGTAGACGGAATCATTCCTTTTCTGCTATTAGTATTGCCAAAATTATCCATAGAAAATTGCTGATCTGGTGGAATCAGTCGCAGTGTAGATTCATTGATTGTTGTTTTTATACCAGCAGAATCTACAGATATATTTAACGAACTTATAATTGGAGTAAAATCAGGTATGTGCAATCCATAAAGAGTTCTGCTTGAAGATTCTGGCTTTGGATTACCTCTATTAAAACCATCTTTTATTGATTTTAATTTTTCCATTTCTAAAGTGCTCCCAGACACAGATGACAAAGTTAATTTATTTGTATTTTTATAAACAGGACCATCAACCTTGTAGGACTTGAGTTCTACTTTATCAAAAAGGTCTGCGAGCTTTTGCTGATCATCATTGCTTGTTGAAATAGCATTATCTTCTTCCTCTTCACCATCCTCAGATTTTTTATTTACTCTAGTTTTACTTCGTAAATATTTAAGTTTGATTATTTTTTTACCATTAATAGATGTAAAATATCTGTTATAAGATTTTTTTGCCAAATCATATACATGTTCGACAATAGCCTTACCAGCAAACTGTGGTCCCCCTATAAAAAACTGTCTTCTAGAATTTTGTGGTTCAAAAAACTCTAAGAAGCTTTGTATGGGATCGTAGTCAATAGCCTCGTCATCTCCACCTTCTTCACCTTCATTCTTTTTTTCTAAAGCAGGTATATTTCTTATACCAATAAAGAATCTAGCATTTTCAGGCTCTCTTGTAATTTTTGCTTCTCCATTTGTAGCTTCAGCTAATTGCTGGATGGTAACATTTGTTTCAGCATTATCTTTCCCAGCAAAATGTTGAGTCAGTAATTGTAACCAATCATTTAAACTAGATAAATCATCTATATCTTTTACTTTATCACTTCCTTTAAATGGACCTAAAACAGTCATATTACCAGTATTTTGGAAAGTCATTCTATCTGTTTTATATTCACTATATGAATTTGTAATATATACTCCCCCAGCTACCTGAAAATATGCATTTAAATATTCATACAAAGGACTACCAGAAGGTCTGGGCATAATTTTAGCTGTGCCAGTTTGTTTCCCTTGGTCATCGATAGGTTTATATTTCAAAAGTTTGTATCTAAATCTATCAACCTCTCTGTCTAAATTTTTAAGTTCAGTTGGGTTATCTTCATTTATCTTAGCAGATAGAGCTTTGCTGTATATTGCTGGTTTTCCATGACGCAAAGACCAGAACCAATAATCAGCACAAAATGGAGTATATTCATAAAGTTTTCCAAAATCTAAAACTTTACCTAATCTTTGTTTATTTGGAATTCGCCCACCCCCTTTCATTGGGATATTTCCATGCATTAATATATATGTAAATTTATCAAAAACATCAGTGCTTTCATTTTGATTAAAAATACCAAAAAACACACCCATCTCTTTATAATCTAATAAATTTTTAAATACTTTATTTTTGTGGAATGGTATTCTCTTGAAAAATATTGGTCTTGGTCTATCATCATTCTCATTTGATCTATCTGAATTGTCTTGAGGTTTTTCTGTAGTTCCCACATAAGTATTTACAATCAGATTAGCTCTATTGCTTTTTGTAAAACTAGCAGAGGTTATTACCTTGCTTGAACTGTTAGTATAATCCTTAACCTTGTAAGTTGCAGCTTGTTCTGAATTTATAAATCTAATAGAGTAAGATTTTGGATCTATATACCAATAATAACCCAAGTAAGATGCCACAGAGCTAATAACACTGCTTAGTGTGCCGCTATTTTCAAATAAAATTCCATCAAAATCCTTTCCTGATGGTAGCCCAGTAATTTGAACCCCTGCTAAATTTACAATTTGTTTAAACTCATTTAAGGTGTAACCTCCTCTAAAATTGTATTGGGCTAAGTCAGGATTATTTCTATAAAACGGACTAACAAAATCCAAGTTTAAGCTTAAATCTTCTTTAAGTTCTCTATTATTATAATATAAAGATAGTTTTGTCCCATCGAACTTTGCCGCTGTTTCAAAATTATATATTCTACCAGCCTTTATAATAGAGCCTTCTTTTTGGGGAGGCACAGAAGGGAATGGTTCCAACCCAATATTTCTAGGAGAATTTATAACCTCCGCAAAAGGTCCAAATGGACCTTCATAATCTAAAGAGTTATCTGGGGGGCAATTTATTCCTCTTACCAATACAATAAAAGAATCTAAAATTAAACTTGTCCTATCAATATATCTTCTACTTATTGTTTTTTTTGTGGGATCTGCCGTAGTGGTAAGTTCTGTGCATACAAAATTGTCCATTAAATTTTGTAATTTTTCATTAGAAAAAGAATTAACCTGTCCTAGCTCTCCAATGACAATCCCCAAGCCTTCAGAAGAATCTATATTCTTAGCGTCTACAATAGAACTAACTGACGCAGAGTGTCCTCCACCTGCGTTGGTAAAATTCATATCTAACTTGGTTATTGATTCCCTCATAAATTAAATTCTTCTTTTGAAGTTGCTCCTCCAAAACCAGATTCAGGTAATACAGCGGAAAACCCTGATTTAATAATACTTACACCTGTATAAAGCTCTAGAAAGTTTGATTGCAACTCTTCGACTCCATTTATGTAATAATTTGTTCTTTTCTCTACGAATTTTGGACCTTTTATATCCGCGTGTTGGCTAATTAAAGAATCAGTGTTGGGACTCTTTTTAAATGCTAAATATTTAAATTTGTTTTCACTTGCTGTTGTAACGATACCCCCTACACTACTAGCAGTCCCAAAATTTGGTTCTAAGTTTTCTCCCGCTAATAAGCCTACACCCGAACCTGAATAAACTTTTATACCATTTAAAAAATAATGGAAATCATCAAAACCTTTTGCTGAAGAATATCTACCATTAATGCCTGTTCTCAAAGACGGACCTAAATCTCCCGTCCCTGCAAATATGCCCCCAGTTATAATATTATAAACAATATTTGATGTAGCTTTTGCTGGAGTGCTGCCATCAAAGTTTAAAACAGATGTTTCTTGAAGTGGTGCTGTTTCAGATTTTGTAAAAAAATCACCCGTAAATATTTGGAATATTTTTTCATTTATTGCTTGTGACTCTACGGGAATTTCTTGTTGTAGGGTTTGTCCATTTAAAGATAATCTTATAGTATCTTGTCCTGTTGTTAAATCTGTATCAAAATAAAAATTTTCTATTGTATTAACAGCAAAAACATTTCTTTTTGAAGAGAGATCACCACCCATATCAGAGGACATACATCCTGATACAGTTACATTTCCTGTTGTTACCACGCTTTCGTAAATCATAATCTCTCTCCTAAATAGTAAATATAATCTTTCATAAATAAATCTGAATTAATATTCATATTTATTCCAGATCTTGTAAAAGATTTGCCGTCTATAATGTTTTCGTAAAGAGGTTCTTGTATAACTCCACTAACTTCTTCAAGGATGCCTGTTTGAATTCTTGATCCAAAAAGCTGAACAAGAACTTTCTGTGATCCAGAAATAGTTTGTTCTTCTGCAAATTCAGCAACCGCTGCTGTGACATTTTGAAGACCGAGTGTATCAAAAGCCCCTTCTCCAGTGGGTAAATATTGATACCCTGAAGGTGGATAAAGAAAACCCACTTCCTGTTTATAAAATGTTTTTACTCCACTTTCTGTAAAGGAATGATATTCAAGATATCTATCACCTTCTCCTGTAAAAGTAGCCGAATCTAAAGAAAATCCTCCTGATAACATATATCTTCCCGTTGAAAGATTTATGTCTCCTGTATTCTGATAATCGTATCCTGTTATCCCCGTCTTATAAACAGTTGTTTGATTGTAACCAGTGATCCTTCTATTCTCAATATTTGTTGAAGTTCCATCAAAATAATTACCAACTAAGCCACTAGAAATCGAAAACATTGATCCGTCAGAAACATATCCAGAAAACAAAGCAAACGAATTAAGACTAACTCTTGAAGTAGTATCTTCTCCAGAACTTCCTCTAAAATACTGATCTGAGCCACCTAAGAAAAATTCACTACTATTTGCTATAAAATCTGTATCTATGAAAAAATCCTCCGACTCAACAGAACTATTTAATAGATCAACTTTATTTATTGATAAAAAATTATTACCCAAAGAAAATCCTACAATATTTCTTTTTGATAGATCTACAGAATTTGCGGTATAGATAAAGTCTCCTCCTCCATCAAATCCTTGATAAAATAATTTTCCTCTGTCGTTTATACCAAAATTATATCCTTTAGCCCCAGTTATAACTTCACCATTTATAGTTTGAGAGGTCTTATTTAGAGATCCAAATAAAATACAGTCACTAACTGTATCATTAAATTCAAAATCAAAAATAGTTGAAATACTTGAATATAATAAATCAGAAGTTTCTACTTTTAAATTAGAAAGATTTAACCTTGCTTTATCTCCGTTTAAAAATTCGCCTGTCGCAAAAACCTTTGATGATGCTGCACTTGCTCCCACACCAACTACAATACCACTATAAATGCCAGTATCTTTTGAGGGGTCGCAATTTTCTATTACAGCATAATGAGATGCCCCTTCTGTTTTAGAGCCTATATGTCTACCACTCATTCCAGAAAAATCATAAAAAGTCAAAAGCCTATTCTGACCTCCTAAAGTTTCTTCTATAGCGTATTGTAATGCGTTGCGGCTCATATCAATAATATCTACTCATGTTAAAAGATAATGTGTTTTCGTTTACACTACTACTTTCTGAGAATGTAAACACACCCGTCAAATGACCACTAATAACATCTTTTAATTGTGGTAAACTTCCTGTTTCAGCTTCACAAGTAGCTCCAACAAGCATTTCTCCAGCAGTCCTGTCAATTAGCTTTTGTATTGCAAAACCACCTAAACTTGGAACAATACCACTTAGTTGTATTGGTTTTTTATCTGTTATCGTTACTTGCAAACCAGATAGGGTTCCAGAAGATATATCTATCCTATTATCAAAACTAACACCGTATGAAATTTGGCTTTGCTGTGGATCTTTATTTATAGTTTTACTTGTTGGAATTGTATTTAAATAGTCTCCACTAATATGATACCCTGTTGCATCCCCAGTAAAATCCTGCAAGGCTTCAACTGCTAAATTAAAAAATCCAGAGTTTGTCTGAATGCCGCTAAAAACAGAATCTACTTCCAAAAATCTTGTTCCTGTTGCTGGGTCTCCAGTGGGGATAATATTAAATGGATCATTATATGTTAAACTACCATTCACAGAAACCGTAACCTTTGAGTCATCCTTTGAAGCTGATACACTTGCAGATCTTGTGTGTAAAACATTACCTATTTGATCTAAATTTTCAGGATCATCAAAACCAAAGGAAAAATCTATTTTGTTAGACCCCGTATCAATTTTATAGTTTACAGAAGATGGCTTTCTTTGGCTAAATGAATAAGCTCCACTCTCATAATCAGATAAAGAAGAAACAACCGCATTGACTGCTATGTCAGATGCCATCTCTGGCGTAATAACTCCTGTATCCAATAAACCATCTCCGTCTTTTGAGGCCAACATCGATCCCTGAACCGATACATCTACACTCGCTGCCAAACCTCCATTTTTATCAAAAGATATCGATGTTCTTGCAGTTGTTATCCCCGAGTTTGTTAAAGGGTTTTCAGAAGTATTATATTTGTAAGTTTCTGTGACAGAATAAGAATCAGCTTTTTTATCTATACTTTCATTTTTACTAATTAAAAAACCTGTAACACCAGTTTGAAATAAACTTAAGTTAGTAAAGCCTGTAATCCTAGAATCTACAAAATTCTTAGCGTTAACTAAAGCCGCTGTAGCATTTACTTTCACGCCGACAGCAGACACATTGTGTGTAGCTTGTGTTATCTTGCCTTCTTGTTCATCGAAGCTCCAATTATCGACTGGATTAGTTATCCCAAAAAATTCAGAAAAAGATCTATCTGTATAAGATGTAAAAGATACAGAATACGGCAATAGCGTAGTTAAGTCCGAATCTTCAAACTGTATTGAATCAGCTTTGGAAAAAGTAAATCCCGTAGTAGAACTTCCGTGAGTAATTGATAAGGTCTCAAAATCTGGCATTAAACCACTTATCATTTGCATTTTTTGTAAATGCAAACCACTTAAATTAGAGCCAGTTAAATTACCTATTAAATTTATTGTTTCGAGAAAGTGATCAACCTTACCTTGAACATATATGGGTTCAACTCCCTGCCCAACTAAAGGGGTAGGACTTGGAAAAGTATAAGATCCAAATGTAATTTGTTCACTCACTAGCTATAAATAAATAGTTTATATTTCTTGTGGCTTGACCTTGACCTAAATTCAAAGTAATAGTGTCAGAAGTTATATGAGTTATATTTTCATTAACTAATGCCGTAAATTCGTCTGTTTTACCCTCTAAAGTCTCTTGTGCTTTATATATTCCTGCACTCTGACTCACCGTGGCTTGTGCAGAAACAGAGGCGCTCCCAACTGTTTTTAAATCTTTTGTTACAACTTGTTCTTTTAAATTTTGCAAATCTAAGAATTTCTCAATTCTATTAATTTGATGAGTCTTATTCAATGTTTTTTTTAATTTTAAAACACCATCGTCATTATCTTTATAGGAATCATCAGTTGTAAATTTTATTGTTTCCGCAATTGATCCTTCTGATTTTTGAAAATTTGTAGATCTAGATTTCTCGTATATAGGCACATCAGGGTGAAAAAGCCTCTGTATTCTAAGTTCATTTAAAGATTGCTCTCTAACCCAAGTCGCTTTTGAGTTAATAAACTTTTCTTTATTGTTTTTGCCTAAACAATTATAGGTTATAGACAAATCAAATTCTTTAAATTTCCCAGCTTTATTTTCCGCTCCTGTGTATGAAACAATTTCATCTTGAGAGGAGGGGTCTGTGGTAAATTTTATTGTCAAAGTGGCAGTATCTCCATCTTTGGAGATTCCCTTAGATATGGATGAAGGAGATCCAAATTCACTAGCTTCACTAGCTTTTAGTTCATCTACTATTTCTCCTATCGCAGAAGTTAAAACATTTTCAGAATCCTGTCTTAAAGCAGACAATTCTATATTAAATGTTTTATTAGTAAAACCTTCTTTTGTTATCTCTATGTCTTGAGTTTCTTTTCTACCTACTTTTTTTGAATCGTCTATAAAAGATGAAGAAACACTCTCTATGAGTTCTACGGATAAACCAATTAAATCATAGCTCTCGCTTATTAACCCTTTAAAATTATCACTTATTCTAGCATCTTCTGAGATACCATCTTCTTGATATCCAAAATCAGGTCTGTTAGCAAAATAATAATTAGTTAAAAATACTTTTGCATCATTTAAAAACTGGTCCCCAGCTTCTTGTTTATAGCTTAATCCTATTTTTCTTGAAGATGTATAGTCTGCACCATTTCTACTAAAATCATAAGATTCGTTAAAATCTTCTACTAATTGAGGATTGGGAATATATTTAGCAAAAGATGTATTAGAATAACTATCTAACCTTCTTGACTCTTGTATGGTTATTATTACTACCTCTGAACCAACTAAAGCACCCGCTTCAAAATCAAAAGATTGTATTCTGCCATTGATATAATCATCTGCACCAATACGAGCTACAAGATTCTGTCTGCCATAAGCGTGAAATATTGCATCCCTACCTTTTACTAAAACAGTGTCTCTATCTTCTATATGTATGTCAGAAATATCGATTTGATAAGTTCCGACAACCTCGTAGCCAAATAATTCTTCTTGGGCTATATAACTATAGGATATATTAACCGAGGAAGATAATACATTGTTTACGATTAAAGATGCCATTATTATTTTCCTTTCGCTCTATCTAATTCTGCCTGTGCATCTCTTATTAGACCTTGCGCTGTTTTTATAGCCTCTTCTGCGTCTAAAATTGTTTGATTGTTTGTGCTGATCAGACCCGCTATAGTCTCTGTTTTCTGAACATCCATTCTAATTGGCTTAATAGACTCCTCTGCGTTTGTGGCCAATTGTTGCATTGCATTTTTCGCATCAATAACAGATTGAGCGAATTCGCCAGCCTCTTCATCGTTAAGAAGATTTTCAATATTCTTTTTCGTAGTTGCTAATTTTTGTTCAATTGCTTTAGCTTCTTCTCTTAGTTTTGTGTCCAGATCAGTAGTGTCTATTCCTTTATCTCTCAAATAGTCAGGCATCATAGCTCCAGTAAGCTTCTTACCTGCTGCTGTTTCTGCTCCTCCAAGACCAACTTTCACCACATCGGTTAACACTCCCCTTAGTTCTTTCGCGGTGATACTAGGATCAAATTGTCGTATTAAATCCTCAACCTTAACGCCAAGCCCCTGATCATCAAACTCAGAAATCATTTGACCTAAAGCCTCTTTATCCATCTTTTCTCCTTTATTTATTTCACTTACAATGTCTCCAACTTGTTGTCCCATAAAGTCCATGTCTAAAGCTTCTCCTCCAAATATATTTTTAATTGTATCTGCTGCTGATGAAATAGACTTGGCTAAAGTTTCTTCAATCTTTTTGGCATTTTCTGCCTTCATCTCCTCAATCTCAGTCATCTTAACTTGGAAGCCAGCCATCGCTGTTTTAACGGCTGTTTCAAAAGCTATTCCAGAGGACTTCACTTTGGCTCTCTCCTCTCCCACGGCAGCTAAGTAAGCATCTCCCTGCGCCCTAGCCTCATCCGTAAGCTCACCAGCCTGTCCACCCTCAATCATACCCGCAATCTCTCTTACAACATCAGGGATTAAATTTTTATTGTCTACACTACCAAAAAAGTTGCCTTCCTTTGTTGCTAAATTACTTTGAGCAAGACCAAACTTAGCCCTTGTAGAATCTACTCCTGCTATAGTTAAGTCTTGTTGAGCAGAAAGCTTCGACGCTCCTTTCATTGGCCCTGTAATAGCATCTGCTAATATGTTTCTTATTGAAGCCTCTCTTAAATTTTCTTCAGCTACCTCTACGGCTTTTTGGCTTATAGCAGCCAGTTCTCTTTGTGCAGCAACAATTTGTTTTTGTGCCTCAAGACTAGCCCTTGCAAACTCTAACTCTGCTTTTTCAATACCTTCTTTGTCTTTAAGTAATTGACCTTCAGAAAGCTGCGCTCCTTTAAGAAGGATATTCTTAACTTTTCGTTGAGCCATCGACAAATCCCTTTGTGCTTGGTTGAGTTCAATGGTTGATTCTCCATCTTCCAACTTACTTTCTTCTAAAGCTACAGCACTTGCAAATCTTGCCATCTCTTGCCTTGCGTTTGTGAGTTCTGTCACAAACTCTGGTGTCGCATTGCCAGTTTTTACTAATCTCTCATTAAACTTGTTGGTTGCTTTTTTAAAGTCTTCTCCAAAACCCATTTCTGCAAGCTCGCTTGGTAGAAAACTATCTATTCTCTGATTGAGTAGGTCTATTGGATTTGATCCATCTCCTGCCCCTCCTGCCGCAGCACCGCCTATCGCTTGACCAGCTTTCCCTACCCCAAAAGCTCCTAATATACCCGCTCCAAGTCCTATCGCACCGCCAGCAAGATTTCCAATTCCTGGAGCGAAACTTCCCAACGCCATTCCAGTAAGCGCGCTTGCACCTATACCTCCCAAGGTTGCTCCTATACCACCTCCCAATGCTCTTCCTTTTTGATATCTTTTATCTTGCCTACTTATATCTTGTCTTTTTTCTATATTAGATATCTCGCTTGCTGTAAGGGCTATCCCTGCTACTGTTCCAGCAATACCAAATTTTGTCCCCGTTCCCATGCCTCCTTTGTTTTGGTTTAACATAGCTGCCTTAAGCTTTGGATCTTTAGAAGCGGCAGCAAATGATCCACCTACTGTCCTAACACCTCCTATCTTACTCGGAGCGATAGAGGGTGTCCTTCTACCAAAAAATCCTCCACCAGAGCCTCTTCCAGAAACATCTCCTGCCCCTTGTCCTCTGAATGCTAGAAGCATAGCTACAGTAGAACCAACACCAGCTAAACGCATAAGCATTTCTGAAGAGCTTTGTAGGACAGTCCTTTGCTCTTTTAAGCTTTGTGTTAACTCATCTCTTGCCATCAACTCGTCTGAAACAGCTAAGACTCCTTTCTCAGCAATAGCCTCTTGAGTATTCATTAATTCTTTAGAACTTTCGTTCATAGAATCAAGTAGAGCATGTTGTTGCTCCATCTTTGCTGTAACTGTTCCAGCAGCCGAAGTTAAACCCATGAACGCTATGCCAAGAGTCGTCATTCTATTTTCAGCCTTAAATAATCCTTTAGTAAATCTAAGGAGCGCTGGACCCGCTTTGGCCACATTATAATTCGGAACAAATCCACCAGCAAACATTCCAACGCCATTCCGCTCTCGCTTTATAGCATCTTGTAAACCATTTGGTTCATCTCTTAAGTTTGTTACTGCAACAGGTTCACCTTGATCGTCTTTGTGAACTCTCATCAAAGACATAGGAACTCCACCTCTTCTAGTGAAGTTTGGTATAAATCCTCTAGCTCTTCTTTTCTCGTTTTTAACCTTTGTCTTCCCTTTACCTATTTCTATTCGACCAGCTACGTTATCAATAATTTGTTTAACATATTTAGTCTTGTTTCCAATACTGTCTGAAGATTTAAAATCTCCAAACTCAAAATTCATGTCTTGTAGACCAAAGATTAATTCTAGATCTTTTCTAGCTTTATCAAATTGAATATCTAGCTGTCCTTTATCTTGAGCAACTCCTCCTGTAATAGCTTGAATAACACCCTCAAAAATCGCTCCTTTAATAGCTCCAAAAGCCCCAGCGCCACCTTTCTCTAATATTTTTGTTACTTCTCCACCTTTGTAACTTTTTGGTTTTGTTTTTACCCCAGTTTTAGAAACCAAAAGATTTAAGCTCTCATTTACTGCGGCAGCTAGATTATCCTCAATGGTTTCTTTTATATCTAGCAAGTGACCAAATTTTTTATTCCCCTTTAAGTTGGGGCTAATTCCAGCCATACCTCCTTCGAAGAAATCGATTTGCTTTCTTCCATACGGCGTTGCAAATTTATGATCTGCCTTATTAGATGCAAATCCCATCTCTTCTGGGATAATCATAACAGCCTTGTTAGGCTTATTATTAGCATAATATGTTTTCTTACCTGCCGCCGAGTCTCTTTTTGCAATCAGTGCTGCTCCTAATCTGCTGTTAGGATTAGCAATTGCATTTCTAACTTTATCTGTTTTTGGATTACCATCTGCATCAAAAAACTGAGACCGAGGTCTATTATTAACAGTATCGATATCTAAATAATTAGGAACAAACCCTCTAGGATATCTTGGTATTACAGCAGAATCTCTTCCTCCTGCAAAATTTCTTATCTCATCCTCTTGATTATTCATGATGAACCTTTGTCCACCAATTGTTCCTTTACCCATATGAGCCTTAACACTTTGGCTAGCCCCAAGCATCATTGCCTCTGCTTCTTCTGCCCTAAAACCAGCATTAAATCTTCTCCCCCCTCTGCCGCCAAAACCTCCAGTATCGCTAAACCCTCTAACCCCTCTTGCGGCAGCAGCATTAGCTAAAGACCTCATTAATTGAGCCTGTTGCGATAGCAAAGCATTTTCTCTTTTGATAGCTTGTATAACAGCCTGTTCTCTTTGAGCTTGCGTTAGCGTAGTATTTGCCATTTGCTTTCTCAGCATGTCATCTTTCTGAAGAAGCTGAACTATACCACCCTCAATTTGTTTTACTCTTTCTGTTTGAGTCCCCATTTGGAAAAGAGTTTTTAAACCCTCTCCAGCAAATCTAGCAACAAGTTTAGTAATCTTTACAAAAGCCGTTGTAAATATAACAATAGCAGGACCACTTAAAAATGTTCCAATAGCCTTAAAAAATCCTTTTATAAAAGTGTTTCCTTTTTCTGGGTCTAATGCATTGTCTAAAAATTCTGTAAATTTGGTAGCTATACCAACTAAACTTTCAAGAACAGGACCAAAAGTCAAACTACCAACTTTCTCTGCCAAACTTGTCAAGCCAACAACTAATGCATTTATATTAGAAGCAAGACTTTCTCCTAACGCTTTATTTTTTTCAAAAGCCTCATTAGTGGCTGTCGCTGCGGTTGTAGCAGCATCTCTAAATATCCCAGTTTCACTACTCAAATCTTTAAGAGCAGCACTAACCACGTTAATCTGGAAGACACCACCTGCGAGTTCTTTTATTTTAGAAACGACAGTGGGATCGGATATGCCTTCTATAGCATTTGATAAAGCATTTAGTTTTTGAACCCCTGTTTGAGTTGCATCAATTTGAACTCCTAATTCTTTTAATTCTTCTATAGTTGTTCCCCTAGCTAATCTAGTAAAAATAGATTTAAATGCGTTACCAATAACCGCTCCACCCCTAGCTGTCTTTTGCTCAACAGCAGTGACTAAAGCCAAAAGTTCATCAAAACTAACTCCAGCATCCTCTGCTGTGGAACCAGCACGGCTAAATGCTTCTGCTAAGTCTTGAGCAGACACAGCGAAAGCCGTATCAACAGCAACCATTTTATTTACAATTTCTGTATGCTTTAAACCAGCAGACTCAAAACCATTAATAGCGGCGGTTAATGCCTTAACTGACTTTTCTGCATCTAAACCAGATATCCTAGTTAACACCAACGCAGATTTCAATCTTGAGGCAGTTTCTTCAGCATTCAAACCTTGACGAGCTAACTCTGCTGCTCCATCTGCAACAGTCGCAAATGATTGTCCCGTTTCTTTAGCAACTTGAAATATAGAATTTCTAAACCTGTTAAAGCTTGTTTCTGTGGCTTGAAATATAGAATTAACTTCAATAAGTCTTTTTTCAACTTCAATAGTCGTAGAAATTAATTTTTTAAAGGATTGAGTAACTCCATTTAAAACAGCAGTTGTCGCTCCGAACGCAAAAACACGCGCAGTTGAGGCATCCAGAGATTTTTGGAATTCTGAAGCCTGTCCTGTAATTCTACCTAAAGCTTGCTTAACCTGCTTTGTAGAAGCATTTAAGCTAGCAGTATTTAGCGAAACATTTAGTGAAGCATTAAAACTTTGTGCCATATAGTGTAAATTACACCTATCAGCTTAAAAAGTCCTCTGCTTTCAACTTACCTCCTCGCATGGCCATTTTGGTTTTTAAATCATCTACACCATGAGATGTTTTCCCATCATTATGCGGTTTTTCTTCATATTCGAATACTTTAATAGGGTCTCCAGCTATTTCATGCGGAATGTTAACATTTTTTATTTTATTTAATAAAGCAGAAGAGTAGATAATTAAATTTTTTTGGAAACAGGTTAATTTATCATAAGTAACCCCAAAAATAGATAATGGGTTATTTGATTGAGCCGCGAAAAAATCAAAAAAACCAGCATGGTAGGATGCATTTAAACAAGTATCTCTACTATTAAGGTGATTAAACTTTGAAAACAAAATAGCAGTTATTGCAGTTTTTTCTATTTTATCTATAGGTTTTGAAAAGTTTTTATCTTTGAAAACAGATCCATCCACCATTTTTTTTATCTTTTTTACTTGGGCCAAATGTTCTGCGCTATAAGATATTATTTTTGCCTTTTGATCTTCTATTTCCTCTAGGTCTTTTCTTTGTGATTCGATTTGACTATTAAAAATTTTTCTTTGAGTAGGGTCTTCTATTTTAGCCAACGAAGCTTCCGATTTTTTTAGCATCCATATACTAGATTTTATTTTTTCTTCTTTTTCAACACTCCAAGAACCTAAGTTTATAGCAGACTTAACCAATTGATCTTTGGTTTTTATTCCATTTTTAATTGATGAGCTTATATCTGTTTGCTCATCAAATTCTAATTTAAGAACTTCAAGTATAGTAAAGTGCTTGAAGTAGTAATTATGATTTGAGTATTCTATAATAGAATACCCTTGAAGCATCTCTAATAAATCAGAAGAATAAGACTCATGATTCTTCATCTTCTTTGAAGACTTCTTTTAAAGCTTCATCAATTGTTTTTTGGTCGTGACCATAATCATTATACCAAATACTTAAAACTCTAATTAAAGTTTGGTAAGACTCTTGAAATAGCCTTTGAATTTTTAAAAACTGAACGTCTTTTATATCTTCGTCTTTTTCTTGAAGTGACAAAAGATAATTTCTTTTTTCATTGTAATTCTCTCCTTGAAACAAAGGAAATAATTCTTTTTTATCTTCATCTTTTAACTCTTCTTCAAAAAAAGTAAAATTAAGAACAAACCATTCAATTAATTTTTGTTCGGCTTTTGAATCAGCAGTTTGGCTAAACTGACTTCTTAAACTAGCTTCATAAGTCCTGATTTGAGTTTGAGTTGTCGCGAAAGTAACTTTAGCTTGATCAAGCTGTTTTTTCTGTTCTTCATCAAGATCTTCAGCTTCTCCAAAAAACTCAATAACCCTAGCTGCGTCTGAGTGTTCTACAGCTAACTCCCCAAGAATATCTTCTGTTTTTTTAGAAGTCATCCCCCCAAGATCTCCCATCTTTTTTGCCAACATAGCCTTTGTCAGAAAACCAGCATTGATAAATTCATTAAATTTTTGACCATAGAAAAATTCCGCATCCTCTACATCAGCAACACTTGGTTTTGAAACAACTACTCTAGTTTTAACAGAACTCTTAACTTTTTTTGTTGTCTCGACAGGCCCACTTTTGGTCTTTCTTACATGAGGAATTTCTTTTTCCACCTCTCTTTTAACATCAAATGAATATAACTCTTTCATCTCTATTATTATAGAGAATAAAATGATATTATCAACTTTTTACGCCGCTGATAGAAATAGATGCTGTAGAGTCCCCATGCTTTTCAAATGTTATGAGACCAACTTTCCCATCATCGACTACTTCTGTGCCAGTCACATCCAAACCATTAGCAATCAGAACATCTTCACTATAGTAGCTAAATGTATTATCGTGATAATTGTAATGGATATCAAAATCAATAGGGATGCCACTTTTATATCCCCCCCAAAAATTACCACTTTGATCAAATAAGTAACCTTCGTGTCCCGAAAATTTAACCAACTCTCCCTGTGAACTAGCTCCAGTCTCTAATAAACGAAATTCAAAGCCGCTAACTGGTGAGTCAACAACTAAACTAACATTATAAATTGAATTTTTATAAGGGCTAAACTCTCCACTGATGATCATTGTAAAATAGGAAAATAGTAAGAAAAGGTTACATTTGTATTATCGTCTAGAGAAGTTGACTCGTCAATTGTTTCTAAACAACAGCCGCTGACTGAAAAATCCATAACAGATGTATTGTTTTCTCCTTTTAAATTAATTTTAATTACCCCGCTTTGGCAAACCAAGCTAGATAAATTAAGACCAGTGATTCTTGTTTTAAGAACAGTGAAACTTAAATCACCCGCCGCTGGTATCTCAGGATATCTAAATCTTGGAGTTCTGGTTCCTAATCTTGTTTTCGGAACTCTAGGAGTATTAACACTCAATGAAAAATCTTGTATATTTAAACTCTCAGTATCAATACCTTCATCTCCCGCTGTAATTGTTGTTATCTCAATATCCTCTGGCCTAAAAAAACCTCCAAAGCTATCATTTGTTTGATCTGAACTACTTAAAGCACCAGCAGATGTAAATGTGGACGCATTGCCTTCATATGTGGTAGACCCTTCTACTAGATCGCCCACTGAACCATTTAAAGAATAATTCACAATTGATGCTTCTTTTATTGTAGTTACACCAGCAAGATCTTTGATTTGAAAATCAAATTTTCCTGTAGTTAGAAACCCAGAATGCATTTGCTGAAAACTATAAAAAGGATCTATGCCAGTAGCTCCAGTTGTAAGCATCATATCCATATTTAGAGAGCTTGTCTGATTAGAATTCAAAATTCTTTCAGAGATATTTAAATCTCCTAGCTTTCTTATTTCAGATATTTCTTTATTTGTCGAAACCCCCAGTGAATTAATTGCAGGTAATCGCAAATTGTTTGCGAAAACTTGGACATCACTAGAATTAATTCTCTCTATCGACATATATGTAGTTTACACAAAAAAGCCCCGCATCTCTGCGAGGCTTTTTGTAATATCTTTAATAACAAGTATATTATAGACCTATATTGTAAGGTTTCTTATCATTACCCTTTAAGTAATAATAACCTCTATCAAATCCACCTGCTCCATAAGTATCTGGCAATGCTCCAGCAGCACCAGAGTAGAACAAGCCTTGATCTGTTTGATTAGAACCTCCAATTTGAGTAGAGAAAACAAGATCAATTGTCTCGTTATCATCAAGACCTTGAGAGAACCCTTGAGAGTCCAATACAGCCTTTTGCATAACAAAGTTGTGCTTTGTAGTGCCGTCTTCTCCCTTAACGTCCAATGTGATATTTGTTGTTTCTTCTCCAGCAGAGCCTGTCAAAATCTTGTCAATTTGACCAGCACTGAAGTTTTTAAGCAATGCACTAACAGACATTGTTACGTTAATTGGGAAGTCCAAAGGCTTGGCTACTGCTTTAGCAGAACCAAGAGCCTCAATAGGAGTCCTTGAAAGAGGAACCTCAATAGAAGCACTCTGAACATGCATATCCCCAAGATCTGTCCCTCCAAATGTAAACGATTCATTTGAGAAACTAAGAGTAACATCTTCTGGCCTAAGAACAAGAACGTCCATGTTTCCAGTGCTAGGCACACCAAGCATAAGTTGGCCAGTGTCTGCTCTCATTCCATTTCTTGCCAAGGCTGGATTATAAAGACCAGAGTTTGCGGTATCAAATGAAATGTTTTCGGCTGTTCCATCAATATCAACTCTTGGAATTTCTCCCACAGCGAAGTTAACAGTATAGCTTTCAAAGTTACAGTTTCCTAATGAAACCACATCTTGTGCTGCTAATTCCGAAGTTGTAAAACGTCCAGTTGGATTATCAATAAAAGACCCTTGAGGCGCGGTAGTTCCTGCTGTTGTAAAAGCATCCTCACCTTCTGCTGTAGTTAAAACATAAAGGTTTTTCTCTCTTTTAGCAGGGTCTTCGGAAAGAATGCCTTTAATAAATTGATCCTGTAAATCGCCAGCATCATCTTTTCCTGCTGGGTTAAATCCTAAATTACTCTCATTTTCCCCATTTCCAAGAAAGTATCCAACTGAAAATGATGGGTTTAAATCTCCGAGATTAATAGTTCCGATACGCGCTAATTGTCCAAACTCTCTAACGTCCTGTCTTCCTCCTGCGAGGTCAACATCAAAAGAAAATGTGTCAATGCGGTGAAGCTGCGGAGGCAAAATGCCTGACAGCGCTGAAATTTTGCGAGAAGCTGAATCAGCAGCCCCAAATGTAGGCAAAATACCTGTTGGAGACACATAAACAGCCTTACTCTGCGAGATTACTCTAGTTCTAGAAGCCATATTAATATATTAAAGTGAAATGTTTACACTTTCTTACACGGATTTACAATCTAGGGAAACGATAAGTGCATAATTCAAAGTCTATATAGCCAATTGAGATGTTTTTATTTAAATTTTCTCTAATTCTCTCTGAGACTATTTTTGAGACTGAAACTTCCTGAATATGAGATTTTGTAGGGCTAGACTGAGCGTCAACCAAACTGTCGTAACTATATGGAAAATCTTTTAATGAAAAGGAAAACCCATAAGGAAAATCTTCATATGGGATATGAGTGATATCTTTTCTTACGGTGTCTCTAAACAAAGAAAGAACAGAATCTAATGTGTAGTTATCAAACGATAAAACCATGACCCTCATTCTTGTTCTTGTATCTTCCTCTCCTCCAAAAGAAAACTCTGTATTATCTGAGGAGGCTACAGAAATAAAACAAGCAGGTAGGAAATAAGTTGTTTCATCAAATTCCCCCGTTTTACTGTATTGATAAGGTAACTCAGTAGCACTATCTTTAAAATCAGAGTGTATTATTATTTGGGCATCTGTGTCATTTGTGATGTAAGTATTTACTTCTTTTACAGTAGAATTGGCTGTTAATGCAGTAGAGCCTATTTCAGCGCCAGATGCTTGTGGAAATATCAATCTTCCATTTTCGTAATCTGTGAAAACTCCCCCATTTTCATCATAATTTCCTGTGATAAAACTACTACCCAAAAAGAAGCCAGAGTTAGGATTGTCTACATTATGCTCACCAACTAGAGATCTATATTTTCCTTGAAAGGCTACATGACTTGGAGGCACATCTGGAAAAGAGCCAGAAGTAAAAGCATTATCTAAATTAATCTTATATGCTTTTGCAGAACTACCAAGCAGTTGGTTTTCAAACCATAGGTAGAAACTGGATAAAATATTCTGATCAAACTGCGCCTTCATTTATCTAATCTTAATAATTTATTTTTAAAATCTTTTATTAACTTACCAACATATGGCATTCTTTTAAAACTTACACCAGAAGACCTGTTTTTGGCTTGTATACCTGTTCCAGAAGTAGAAGAGTCGAATCCAGTAGAACTAAATAAATACTGACCCAAGTTCGTTAAACCTCCCTCTTCAATACTTCTAGCCCAGCTTTTGCCAGCCATCCACGGTATTGGTGTTAACCCATAAATCTCTTCAATACTTGGTATAAAAAACGTGACTTGATACTTGCCAGCAGCATTCTTTCTTCTGACTTTGAATTTAATTTTTTCATTAAATATTCTAGAAATAACATCAGTTGGTCTATCTCCAGAGGAAAAACCTATAAATGAAAAAAGGTTTCCATAGCCCCCCAAAGTCCCACTAGTGTTTGAAGCCCTTGGCCCTGCGTCAAGCTCTACTGTAATTGGATGGATTTGAAATTCTCTAACAAGCTCTCTTTGTTTTTCTTCTATTTTAGGAGCTATTAAAGATCTAATAGCCATCGCCATCCTTTTACTATTTGGCGAGTCTACAGTTAATTCTCTAAGCAATTCCTTTGCGTTAACGGTCACTACGGGCCGCGAGACAGACATAAAATCTCTTCCAGCCATTAGTTTTCACGCTTTAAAAATACAGAATAAAATTGAGTATCAAATGGACCGATAACCTTAGCATCACCATCAACAACAAACAATTCTCCATCAACCTCTATTTTAGAACAAATTTTTATTTTTTCATATGCATCTGATTTTATTTTGATGCGTATTTGTCCTTCTGAACCCACAAGATTCATTTGTCCATTGCCGTCTAATATATCTTCTTTTTGCTCATTTTTATAATAAATCCGAGCGGAGTAAGTATATTTTGTCAGAGTTTCTTCTGAAGATATTTTAGCTACATCTTTCCTTCTTCCATATAAAGGATTGTAGTTAAGTTCCACAGGAACAGTAGAAGTTTCTTTTACATAAATGTAAATATCTCTAGCAAAAGTATCATGAACATCACTTAATGCTGAATTAATTGCTGTCTTCTCTGCGTCTGTGAGTAGTGATGCCATAGTATCATGTCAATGTCCCAGACAGGGTAAAAGTTCCATCTGTCCCTGCAACTTGAATTGGGGATGATTTTTGATAGTTATACTGATATACAAGATCATTTAATCTATTTGAAGTTTCTTCAGATAAATCCCTGTATGTCTTAGCGACAGAGTTTTTGTTTTGTCTTTGGATAGTGGTGTCTCCCTCTTTAATTGTAACCCAGTCTACAGAATCAGAATAAGTAAAAGACCTTAAAGATTCTCTAGCTGATTTGTTATAATACCAAAGCTCATATAGTGTTGAAAAAATACTCTTTTCAACCTCTGCAAGACCAGTGCCTTCCATTCTAATATTTCCAGTGGCATCTACCTTAAATTCTTCATGAATAATACCATTTAGCTCACCAATATTGGTTTCCAACCAACCAGAAACAAAACTCATATTATATGAGCCAGTATCATTAGGGAAATCGTAGGTTACGATTCCACTAGCCAAAACTTCAAGGTCATTCATTATTTAAAAGCCGTCTTTAAATAACTTTACAGTAGAATCATAGTCTGGGGAACTTGGATCTAAAATTGGCCTTGCAGAACCCTGAACAGTCACATTATGTTTTTGCACATAAAAATCGAAAGACTTCATTAAAGACTTTCTAAGCAAATTCATATTACGCTCTCTTGGTATCCCTACCCTAGCGGCTAAATCAGTTAGTTCTGAAGCCGAGGATGCGTCTACACGCTGTTTGAATAAATCTCTATGCAAAGTCCCATATGGGTTCATTTGAGGCATTCCTAAGAGTTCCTCAAGCTCTTTGACTTTTTCAATTTGTTCCTCTTTGCTGCTTCTATCTTTTCCATCAGTCACATCAAGCTCTTCAAGATGCTTCTTCTCTACTCCCTTTGATATATTCATTTTCTTAACAGGCTTCTTTTTACTCATAATATATGATAGTAACTATTTGATAAAAATCAATAAAAAAGAGCCGCCCCTTGCGGAGCGACTCTCTTTATAATTGTTGTGGTCTTGCTTATACGCAAAGTCCGATAAGAGCAGTATTGTCAATGCAGATACGACCCTCTTCAACTTTTCCGTAGTAACCGATCTTGTTCTGACGAACAGAGAACTGGTCATCAACAAGAACTTGAAGCTCAGACGGAGAACCTTCACCGACAACAACAGGACGAATAAGGGAATCCTTACTTCTGTCGATACCGATAATGATCTCATCATCATCCGTGTCCCAAGTTCCAGAACCACCACCACCGATAACTGTAGCGCCTTCAGATGCTACGATAGCACCAAAGAGCTTGTTAAACAGTTGTCCGTTACCCATCTGGTTGATTTCCATGATATTGATACCATAGAAAGAAGGAAGACCAGCGGCGCTGAAAAGCTCTTGACGAAGGGCTTCTGGAGCCATTTGTCCGTCAGCGGGAGTTCCACCAACAGGAGCAGCAGCGGTGCTTACAGGATTGTAAGCCATTGCGCGGAGTTCCTCAACCATTTCTGGAGAAACCAGAAGGTCGGTGATACCAGACTTAACGCCACCAACAGGAGTTCCTCCACTGAAGGAACTGTTGATACGCTTACTCTTGGTGATCAAGTTATTGAAGTCAGCAAGAACGAAACGATCTGCTGCTGCGGAACCAATAATGCTGTTACCAGCGACTCCACTTGTTCCAGTTGCTTTAACCAAAGCGGTTGCAAGCACGTTGAAAGCAGTTTTCGTTTGCTTCATTAAAACTTCTTGAGCCATCCTAGTGAAAGTCTTGCTAACAACATCAAGACGCGCCTTACGGACATACTTGCGATCAAACGCAAGCGCACTGTCTAAAGTGTAAGTCGTGAACTTAAGTTCGTTGTGAGCAGGGAAGACTTGACTGTAAGGAAGCCCACCAGCAACCTGCTGAGAATACACCTCGATGTAGTCCTCACCAGTGATATCGTGAAAAAGATCTAAAGGCAAAGATGGATTATCGTCTTCACCATAAGAAAGGCTGGTATACAGATTTCCAATGGTTGGAGCGTTATTAATAACCTCCGAAACGACAGGTCCAAGCAAGTCTGCGACTGCTGCCTGTGCCTCATAAGCTTCTTCACGATTATTAGATCCCATTGCTCTGATAAGAGCTAACTGATCTTCAGTTCTTTTGATTGTGATTTTCATGATCGTAAAATATTAGCAGCTAAGTTTAAGAATTGCATATGCACCAGCAAATACGTCAGTGGTGCTACCTTGAGATTCCCTATTTCCAGTAGCGATGAAGCGCCCGATAGCGTGTGGATGATGCTGATGATGATTAGCAGCAGTGCTGGTAATACCAGTAACAGTTCCATTCACAGAAGGCATAGCATACTGGTTGACCGAAGGAGCAACACCATTTGCCAAACCTCTAGTGTTAATAGTGAAAAGTCCTTTCGTAGCGATTGGAACAGCTTCACCAGAAACAACACACTGAAGTTCTTCTTTCTTTTCTGGATAGTATAGGAGATTCTCTCCGTTTTCATCCTTGTTGCGAACATCTCGCAAAAGGATTCCCAAAGCCTTTTCGTTGCCTCCAGTGGCGCTCATTTTAGTTACCTTATAAGGAACCTCTGGATAGAGCGAAAGACCTTTGCCTATAGTATTGAGGAACGAGTCAGAATCGCCTCGCTCAACATACTTAACAGGATCGTTCTGAAGATCTCCATTGGAGACTTTCACAACAGAACCCGCTTCGCCCGTTTCGGTGTCGAGAGAATAGAAGTTGATAACATCATTCTCGTCATATTGACGAAACGGCAGTAAACGTGTAATTTCGTTAGCCATAATTGATTAGTTTTTTTGTTTTTTAGTTAGAAACTTCTACTGAGAAGTTCTTCTTCAGTCTCTCGACAAAAGAAATTTTTTCACTAGCTTCTGCGTTATTGTTGGGGATAGAAGCCTCTGCCTCGTCTCCCTCTACCTCAAGCTCTTCGGTAGCCTCTTCTTCAGCGGCTTCCTCTTCCTCTTCTGGATCATCGTCTTCATCGCGGCTAGCTACAGCTTCGTCAATACGAGCTTTAATTTCAGCCTCTTGAGCTTCGATGTTTTTCTTGAGTTTGTGTGCAAAAATAACTTCAAGCTTGTCCTTGTAATTATTAAAATCTTCTTCAGAGGAACCTAATTCCTTGACTTCAGCGGTGACCAGAGCAAGCTCTTTGTCATTAAGCTCATAGTCGCTGTCAATGAAATTCATGCGATCATTAAAAAGATCAACAGCAGCCTTTGCTTCTACATCGTTTTTAAGCGCATCAAGTTCTTCTTTCGTCTGCTTAAAAGAATCTTTAAGTTCCTCAAGCTCTGCTTCAGCTTTTGCTGTAGCTTCCTTCTCAACTTCCATCTTGGTTGTCCAAGACTCGTTGTGTTCTACGAGAGTATCACGGATAGTCTCGCTAACAGTTTTAGCCTCTGAACCTTCCTTCACTGCTGAAGCAACGCTCTTAGACAACTGAGTGATTAGTTGGTCGAATTGTTCTTTATCCATATTAAAAATGTTTTTTAATTTGTCAGACTTTACATTAATATTAGCATTTCGGGAAATTTTTTCTATTTTTTTATCATTAGCATCGTCTTTATCTGTGTAAACCCCCTTCACGGCAGCGGCAGGGTTCCTAGTTAACGCCGCTCCTAAAGGATAAGTTTGACCAACAATAAGTCTGTTAACAGGCTTACCTTGTGGATCTTCTCCCTTGCCACCTAAACCCTTAACATATTGTTTTAGTTCTTCTTTTTCGGCACCTGTTGCTATAGTAGAATCTTCTAAAAACTTAGACCCTACTGCTACTTCAAATTCTTTAAATGCTAATTCCCAGCTAGTAGAAATACTTTGATAGGACTCATCATCTTTTTCTGAAGCATCTTCAATAGCTTCTGCTAATTGCGGATAAACAGATTTGTAAACTAAACCAGCCGCATTGATGTAAAACGGTTCTTTTTTGTCAGCGTAAGATTCAATATCGTTATTTTTAAAGTCAAACTCTCGTTCAGAGAAGGACGCATTAATCATGTGACCGACAATTTTATCTTTTTTGTGTTCAATATTAATTGGTTTATTAATAAATCGTTTTACAGCAGCTACCGCAGTTTTTGCGTCAATGCCATCGCCATTTTTGTTGAACTCATTAACTTTTGCTAAATTAAAAACAACTGGCAAAACGTCGATATTTTGATCTGGGTCAAAACCTTCTGGGAGCAGAGATTCTGCCGCTTCTTTAATAGCTCCTTGTGAAAGACCAAATGATTCAAACTCCTCGTCTCTTATCTCTCTTACCTTGCCTTCAAATAAACAAATATTAAAATCATCCAATGACATATCTTTTCTTACACAGAAATTTGAGTTGAATGATATAAAATTGCAGAAGACAAGTCATCTAGTTGATGTTGAGACCCTAGCTCAAGAACTTTGGCACTTACATTTAGAGAACTTAATTTATCTAAATCCTCTACTATTTCAGCTAAAGTTGGCTCCCATTCATCTGCATCTTTTGCTATAACAATAGATTCGCATACTTGAGTAACCATTTCTTTTTTTTGTTTAGACATTCTTTTTAAGCCAAATTTAGAAGCAAACTCTTTAAAAGCTAATAACTCAAATTCATTTAATCTTTTAGTTGCCTCAACAATGTTTTTCTTTGAATAACTTGAATTTGATACGCCTACTGGCCTACCACCAGAAGGAGATACAGGCTTCTCTTCTTGTTTTTCTGGCTCAGATGAAGTTTCCCCATCATCATATAAATTAATTGTGTTAACTAATGGCATGTAATGACCTTTTTCTCTATCATCGACAAATTTTCTTTGAGCAGCTTCCATGTCTTTACTTTCTGGAAATATGCCAGTATGAACAACTTGCATCCCTTGTTCGGGAGTGAGAACACCAAGCTCCATAAGCCTTGTAGCTAACTTGGATAAATTGTTGTCATCCATAGTATCAGTTTTCACAAATTTTGCTTCTGGAAAACTACGCAAACCAGCAGCTTTACAAATTCTCCTAATTTCAGGATTGATAAAGTCATGTAAGAAAGCCCTTCTTGATTCCTCTAGCCTCTGGAAGAAAACTTTCATTTTCATCTGTGCATCAGAATATTTAGAATCCCCAATAAGCACATTCTGTAAACCATCTTCAATATCTTTATTTATAACCTCATATTTTTCTGGTCCAACAACCTTTCGGATATCAGGAATTATAAAATCAGCTTTCGTTGTATAATCAGACACAAGAACACGACCAACACTTTGATTTTTAAATATTTGTTGCATAGCCGCTAGGTTTCTGTGATTTACTCCACCTTTATCTGGCTCATTTCCCATTGTTACGAGAAGCACAACATTTTCAATTGACCTACTAATTGCTTGATCAATATTTTTAAGTTCTATTTTTCTATTTAAGTCATCTAATACACAATAACCAACTGGCACAGCGAGAGGCTCATAATCTTGTTTTTTAGAAAAAACTACATGTAGCAATTTAGGATCTAATTTAATTTGAATCCTGCTCATGGCATATTGGTTTTTTCCATTAGTCAAAGCTTCTTGCACATCTGCTGGCAAGGATTTGAACATTTCAACCTCATGCTCTGTCTCAGGTTTTTGAAGTCTGGTTATCTCAAAAGGAGTTAAAACCTTGAAATACTCATAACCACTAAAAGAAACAGATCCCTTTGTAGCTATATCAGTTGGATTAATAAGCAAATATCTAATTGGTATTTCTTTACGAACGCTTGCTCCGTATGCCTCTAGCATCTTTTGAGAATTTTTAAGTGGAATCTTACCATCCACCCTATAAAAAAATACATTACCTGATCTGTAATACTCTCTAAAATACTGTTCTTTTAAATTGTGCATCCTGATTCTTTTAAACCAAGCGTCAATAAACTTTTTAGATTTTTCATTACCACCCTCAAGGTAAATGTCCGAATCAGCAAACTCTGATAAAAGATCAACTGTCCCCCTAAAGGAAGAAATATTAAAATAAGCCTTTTGGCAAAGCTCTACCGCTTCTCTTGCGTCAGCGGCACCTTTTTCATAATTAAATGGTAAAATACCATTTTTTATATTATCAAATTTATTATCAAGACCAGAAGTTGCAACAATGTTACTCCTAGCTTTTGTTCTCGCTGTAGGAGAACTAAGCCTTGATGCCTCACTAGAACTAAAAATTGGTTCTCCAATTAACTCAGGGCTAAATGCTTCCTGTTGAGGGTTTACTAAGTTTTCTATAGGAGATTCATTCTTTTTGAATTTCTCCCAGTATTCAGATCGTTTGGTATATTTACGAGGCATATCAAAGTTTACACTAAAGTTATAAAAGTTACTTTGAAACTTTTCAAATTGCAAAAGGAATAAATGTCCCTTGTGGTTTTCGCTCAACAGAGGCGCTTTCTGCATCAAAGAATACCTTGGCGAACCAATTACCTAAAACCAAAGAAGAATATGAGTCTTTTCTAGCTCTATTCGGGCCTTTTTGCCTTCGAAGATTTTGTGGTAAATTAAATGACTGCGAACCTTGAGGATTAGCCACTACTTCAATGTTGGCGCATTCTGACTTTGTAAGTTCAACCACATACTTTTGGTGATCTATGAGATCAATCATCATTGCCCCTTTAGAGGCTTTTGGAGCTTTTATATCCCATTTTAGTTTATCTATCGGTAAATTCTTTTTTCTTTGTTCGTCAAAATGAGAATCGACCGCCCTAGAAGCAAACAAAATTCTTTTGTGGTCTATTGCCGCCTGTAACATCTCATTGGCGTTTCTAATCCAGTTTGATGTTGGTTTTCTTAAGATGCAATAATTTCTTTCTTTTCTGTTATATTGATTTTTAAAAGACAGAATATCTGAGTGCCAATTTTCTGGTTTCTCTAGATCAACCTCAATGACTCCTATTTTTATATTTTCTGTTTTAAACAAAGCACTCTCGTTACAAGAATTGATAAACTGAACTCCTCCGTTGTAGTCACCACATATACCAACAATATTAAAATGTTTTATTAAGTATAGGAAATACTCCATGTGCTGCTTAAGGGAAACTCCCGCTATAGCATAACCATGAACTAAGCAGACTTTTTGTGTGTCTCTGTCTATCTTAAAAACATGCATCGCAAAATGGTCGGCACTTGTATTGCCAGCCCAGTTTGGGTCAAAGGAAAGCAAATACTCATCACTAGGATTCCCGACTACCTCGACAGCAGGAAACTCTCCATCGGGTATTGTGCAAGCAGCCATCTTTGATAACCTAAAATACCCATCACTTTCATCTATAAATTGTGCGCCAAATTCCCTCTTAAACTGCATTTCACTCATAGTAGCCTTTGCTTGTTTAAGCAGATTCTGATCGTATAACCTTGACGGAGCACAGTCATAACTTAACTGCATGATTAATCTATAAGCATCATCTTTAAAATCGTCTTCCTCGTCCCCTTCTTTTATGAATTGTCCATTGATTAGATCTTCATATTTTTTATAGAGTTTATACATATACTCAAATTTAAATGATGGAGATGAAAGGATTATCAACTTGTTGTTGGGCCAGATGTATCTATCCTTTTCTGTCATCTCGCCTTTGTCGATGAGGCGGGATTCTAGGTTGTATAACTCCTCCCTCTCGATGGGATTCTCTACCACACCCAGAAATGGTATAATAACTTCGTTAAATATCTTTTCAGGTATAGTTAAAAACTCATCCAATACAATCCTGTTAAATCGAAATCCACGGAGCCTTTCACCATTAGCTAACGGAAGGGCTATCGCCCTAGCCTTACCTAAATTTAATGTCCATTGGTCAGTGCCTTTAGTTATTTTAAATCCACATTCTTTAATTAGGCTAGCTTCGGGTTTGCTAACAATATCCTCCATCTTTTGGAATATCTGTTTAGATTGTCTGAAGCTTCCCGCTATTACCCCTATATTGGCGTTAGGATTGAGTAGGCACTCAAGTAATACATAAATGGCAGTAGAGAACGTCTTTGACATACCCCGCGAGAAAACGAACATAGAGTAGTCAGAAACCATCATCCCCTTGATAGCCATTGCTTGAAAAGGAAATAACTTAACACCTAAAAATAACTCAGAAGTAAATGCTATATTGTTCCGTAAGAACTTATACAGCAAATACTTCGCTTCTTCTTCTTTGAGACCGCCTTCTAGTCCTTTTAGGAACTCGTTGAGTTCCTGAGAGGAATGCTCAAGCCGATATCCTTGTTTTCCCTTTGTCCAAGACATTTACTCGTTCATCTATAAAATATTGTAAGTCTGTATTCCACAATCCGTCTCCATAGTGCAGAATCAGTGGAATAATTTTTTTAGCTCCTGCTCTATTGTGTGCAAAAATGATCTGTAGGTTTTTCGGGTAATCTATAAGCAGATTGCGAACATTGTGCCATAGATACCCTAAGTTAGATTTGAATTTAGATTTTTTATTGTGTTCTTCTAGTTTGCTAATAGTTGTCTCTGCTACTACAAACATATATGAATTAAACTGAACACACCTATCCATCTCTCTCCTGAATCTATCTATATCTTTCCCGAAGGTCTGCCTAAAGTCATCCTGAGCTTTTCTATCTACAAATGTGGATGTATAGTAATCACCTCTAGCTGTATAATCCCCGAAATCTAATTTGTTAATTATAGAGTCTTTAAATTTCAACGGAGCTTTTTCTCTTGTATCAGTAAATAAAGGAATACTACTTCTATCAACCTTCCAGAAATCTCTAGGTAGTCCTCCACAAAAATGATTATCTAGTCCTAGCTCATCCAAGAAACTTTTATAAGACCCCCATAGTTTTTTATAATAATAAATGCCAGCCATCTCTGACAAATCATAAAAGAGGTTAGGTGGGGAGTTTTTTACGCCTTTTAAATCAAATTTTTGTTTCGCTTTCTCTTTAAGATAATTCTTGACCTCATCCTCTGGAGCCGAGTCCATCCATAACTTAAAATTATTATAACTGATAAAATTATCCCTAAAGTATTGATCGTAAGATTTGAAAGGGATTTTTTCACCCGAATACAAATCTTTTCTTTCGTAATGTTTGACGTAGTAATCACCAATAGTGAGAGCGTGAGCTTTCAGGTGCGCGTGAAAGCTCCTCTTGTTGTCAAACTTTTTGTTACACTCTAAGCATGTAAATTCACTCATAACATTTCTTTTTTAGAGATGCCCAAAATACGAGCTTTATAGTCGTCCATTGACTCAAGCCTGTCTGCCTCCTCTTCGATGAGCTTATTCTGCATTTCTGCCATCATAATCATACGGTCACGCTCTTCTTTCTCTTGAAATGCCTCAACAAGTGCAGCGATACTTCCATTCTGCTCTCCTCTTGCCTTTAAACGCGCCTGACGGCTTCCATTAAGGTCTTTCGTTAAAGATTCGATTCTTTTCTCACATTGATTCAACTCTTCGCTGGTGGCCTTTATAAGCTCAGTAAGACGTAATGTTATATCTCGTTCATTATCAGTGTCATTGAGCATATTGTTCAGCCTGTCGATTCTTTGCTGGATATGTTTCTGTCTGACATAGTTTGTGCAAACAGTAATATACAAATTTAGCTCATCGTTTGTTAAATCAGGTTTATCCCAAACGGTTCTCACAAATTCACTCTCAAATAAATCTCTATCTGCTATTGTTGAGTATTGATTGATAAAATGCACAAATCTCGGACTCTTCAGGTAGAAGAGTAACTTCTCGCACATTTTCTTTTGTTTTGTTTGGATGGATATTTCGTCAAAATTCTGCCCAGCCCAATCATTCACTTTCTTGATGGCTCTAGACAATGATTTTGGTGGAGACCACTTATCACTGGTGATCATTTCATTGTCATCAACAATTTCTGGCCTATGCTGGCGCAAGAAATCCATAACTGTCCTATGCTGTTGACTTAATGGCTGTATCTCTCTATCCTTAAAGGTTAAACGAGTTACCTCAAGAGCGTTCATACCTCGCTCGACATTGTTACTCATTAAGAATTCTTTTTGTTCTGATGTTAAATCAACTTCATCAACTCTTGGAACTAAAGTAGTCGTAAATTCTAAATTATTATTAATTAAAAATGCTCTAACAGCCCTACCTTCTTTCGAACGACCATCTAGTGATGTATCGTTAAACACAGTTTGAGTAATATGTTTTAAATCTGGAGTTTTATTGAACTCTTCCTCGATTTGAGCCTTCTGCTCATCTGTTAACTCTAATTGGCTCATAAAATGTCGTTGTCTTTTATAATCTTAAGCGCAATCAAATAAAATTTCTTCTTTAAATTTGCTATTTGCTTGTATCTAGGGTTTTTTCTCCTAACTGAGTCTGCTTTGAACCCAAATTTCTCAGCAACATCATTTTCATCAATGTTTTGTATGTAAAGCATGTGATATATTTTCTTATGCTTTTCATTTAACTGTTTCATTACTAATCCATGTAATTTATCTGCTGAACCATCGTAATCGACAAAATCACGAATTGTTGCTGTTCCAGTGGCCACACCTTCTTCTAAAGCTAATGGTAACTTAATATTATAAGCTCTTTCTTTCTTTTTCTTCCATTTAGCAAAATCAGGACACGTTTCGTCCTGTTCTTGAGATTTTGTAAATTCACAAGAAGTAGCCCCCATATTATGAGGACAACGCAAACACGGCTTGGCAAAACTTGAATAATTATTACGAATCAGATTTTTTATCTGATTAGATATAATCATCGAAGCCCAAGGCTTGAATGGACGAGATTGATCCCAAAGATGCCACTTCTTATATATATGTAAGCGTATTATTTGACAGACATCATCATAATCCATCCACGCCAAGGCACTTAATTGCCATTTTGGTCTATATTTCTTAAGAAGTTCTTCTAAATCATCACGTTGACTATCAAAATCATTATTCATCAACATCTCTCATCCGAGATGAGGAACAGTCTTTAATGGTTTGATCTAAAAGCTCTTTTCCACTTGGGTCTTGTGAAGCAGGTCTAGAAAATTTATCTCTTTCTGCGCTTGCTTCAGCAGAAGTAACAGAACCCCAAATTTGTTCAACTGTAGTCTTTTGATTAGAGGATTCTACAACAATATCCTTTTTTAATTTATTTAAATCAACATCCAACTCAGACTCTTCTTCTATCTCTTGTTTCTTTGAAGCGGTTGAAACGCCACCAATAGGTTCCCCACAACTGGAGCAAAACTTAGGTTTTGCAACCTCATACAAAATCTTATGTCCACATGATACACAAAAAAGTTTATTCATGGCTAATTTTATTAATTTAAATCACTTTTTTCAATTTTATCTACTAAATAGCTTATTATCTTGTCCCTCATGACATCATCTTTGGTAAAATGTAAGTGGTGTATGCCGTAACTCTTACTTTCCTCGTCATCAAAGACTTTACAAAACTTTTGAAAACCTGTGGCATTAATATCGCTCTGCATAGTATCTCCACATATATATAAAGTAGAATTGGCGCTAATTCGGGTTATGACTGTTGTAAGTTCTTTTACTGTCATATTCTGTGCCTCATCCACGATGACAACTTTATTTCTCCATGTAGCTCCACGGATAAAGTTAATCGGGGCCGCATCTACCGCATCCCGTTGTTGTAATTGGTGTTTTTCATGTGCATTTAAAAGCTCATCCAGCTTATCTTCTAAAGGACCAATATAAGGATTAAATTTATCATCCATACTTCCTTTCAGAAAACCCATCCCCTTATCCGCACTCTCAGCCAAACTCCTTAAATAGAGTATTTTAAGCAGATTGTCCTTATTGTGTTTATATAGTGCTGTATACACTGACAAAAATGTCTTTGCCGTCCCTGCTGGCCCACTAATAAATACTACCCGCGTTTCGGGGTTTCTCATTATCTTATGGAATTGACTTTGTTTCTCTGTAAGTTCTATATGCCCCAACAAAAAAGAGTTTTTATATTTAAATGACATTTATGTTCTTTTTTACACGAATAACTGAATGGATGGCTTGATGTTTATAGAATTCACCACCCCCCCGCGCTACGGCTGTCAAGTAAAAAGTCAAGAATTCTGAAAAAACCCTCCCCCTAAAAAAAAGTGATAAAAAAACAAAAAAAAGCTTGCTTTTTCTGTGAAAGTGTGGTATAGTTACTACATGCAAAACAAAACTAAATCAAACATCATCAAAAATAAAGACTGCGTTCTCTACGCGAAAGCTCACATTTTCCCAGTCGGTCATGAGAACTATGGCAAGCGTCTTTTCTTAGATCGCGGTTCGCTTGCATACCTAGAAGCTAAGGCGGCAATGGGTCGCCTTAAGTCGTCTGCAATCGGGTTCGTGTCATCTAAATACTGGACCGATGCAATGGGCGAGGAACTGCCACAAAAAGAAATCAATAGCATAATGATCGACGGCAGAGAATCGTAAAAAAAAACAAAATAAAACTTGCATTTAGCTTCAATCTGTGGTATACTTACCGAGTAATAAATAAACAATAAACAATAAATAAAAAATCTATGTTAGCAAATCTTATATCCGATGCCGTCCGTCTCGCTCCTCGTTTCGCAAATGAGGATGGCGAACTTTTGTTCGATCACCTCACAACTAAGTTTCCTGATGCCGCAACTGATGCGGTGGACTTGGTTGTCCGTCGTGTGTGTGCCAACGCTACAGCGGGATTGTCTCGCGACTGTTGGGCATCGCTTGCCACTTCACTGCTTAACGAGATCGAAGACTGGGGCGATCTGTCCAAGCCTTCGCCCTTCGGCATCGACTTCGGTGTCGATGCACTCGACAAGCTCACGATAATGAAGTGAGAAAAAAAACGAAAATAAAACTTGCAATCATCTCAATCTGTGGTATAGTTACATCATGAAAACGAAAGAAACCAAAAAGTCCGACTTCGACAAGTTCCTCACTGAACAAAGTGCCGCGCAGGTAATGCGGGATGATCTTTGCTTCCTTGTTGGTTGGATCAAGTCCGACTGTCCACAAGGCGCGAAAGCAATCGAGCGCATCCTTGAAGCACACAAACAGAACAGAGAGCAAAACTGGCTCTAAAATAAATCAAAATAATCCTTGCGT